TAAGCGCAGGAGTGCCGTCAGAAGATGCGAGGTTTGTGCTCCCCAACGCGACACCAACCAACCTGATAATGACGGCTAACTTGAACAGTCTCATAAACATTTGCCACGTCAGACTTTGTGTTCTCTCACAGTGGGAGATAAGGCGGTTGATGGCTGCGGTGAGACGAGAGACAGTGAAAGCCATTCCCTGGATGAAAGACCACCTGACTATTCGGTGTATAGCGGAAGGGGTATGCAGAGAAAGTAGGAATCGGGACCAGCATTGCCATATACGCCCCCACATCTCCCGCGTGGACATCGTACCCAAAGTGAGGGCATCCGAATGAAGCTTGGCCCCATACTGGGATACGCCTACACGCCTCCTACCGAGGAAATTCCCTATGTCTGCGCCTGCTGCGGTGTGGCGGTCCCTCCCTTCAGGCAGCGTCGCAATATCCCCGATGAACTCTGCACACGTTGCTACGACTCCTACGAGACACAGAAGCAGGAACCTTGGTTGCTCTTCCTGTTCCGACAGGAGAAAGCCAGAAGAATGAGGATGTGGAGGCGGCGCAACGGCAGGACCGACTCAATCCCCATGATCAGTTATGAGGAGTGCAGGCAACAGGAGTTTCAGGCTATCTAAGCCTTCGCCTATACGCCGCTATACCCCGAGAGACCCCGGCAACAAACCGGGGTCTTTTCTTTTGTCTGCCGTATCGTTGTAGTTTCAAGCAAAGCCGACACCCAAAGGAGCCATCCAATCATCACCGACTCCTCGCCGGATATTGGATACATCACCATCAATGCCAACCTTGATAATATTCCTTATGCTTGTTCTTATTGCGGAGTGCCCCTTCGCCTCAATAAGCAGCGCAGCTTCCCTGATGAGCTATGTATGCGCTGCTATCGTCTGTTCAAAGACGAGAAAGAGAAGCCGTGGATGTGTGACCTGATCCGCAAGGAGAAGTCACGCAGGATGCGGATATACCGACTGAAAACCGCAGGCATCACCCCCGACGTCATCAGCTACGAAGAGTACATGAGGCCCTTCATAGAGGATCACACGGAGGATGACGCCTATACCCAAGACGAAACCAATGACACCGACGACACCGACGAGTCTGACACCGATATCTCCTAGCCTTCCGAAAAGCGACGGCTCCAAAGTGGAGATGCACCCTGGTCTCGAAGAGATTGTGGAGTGGATCAATAACGGCGTGACGAGGGTTGATGGCGTCTACATCAAAACCGCAGTCAATCTTGTCAAGGCGCTGAATGCGAAGTACCCGGACCCCGCCAACCAACTGACCACCATCCACCTGAGCCGCTACAAGAAGAGGGTCAAGCAGCACACCGAAGGCTACATCATCCGAGATGGGGAGGTTTGTCGCAGCGACAGCACACCCGTCGAGATGATTGACCCCATGAAAATCCTCAAGAGCTTTGTGCAGGTTGCCTACGAAACCCTGATGCGCCACCCCGAGAAGATACAAAGCAAGGATTTCGTGGTGGCGATGAGGCTCCTGAAGGATGTGCAGGGGCTCCAAGACGAGAATACCGTCGCAGACGAATGGAAAGAGTACCAGAAGAAGCGACGCCAGAAGTCGAAGCCCAAGGTCATCGACATCACGCCTCGTGATGCCCTACAGGATATCTACACGCCTACCCTCGAAGACGGGGAAGAGGCGTGAGCATCAAGGCGCAGGCTGCCGCGAAGAAGCCAGCCAATCAGATCAACCGCCGCATCATCTCGGAGTGCCTTGAGAGGGGCTACGACAATATCGGGAATTTCGCTGAGGATTTCCTCGATGTTGAGCCTCATCAAGGACAGAGAGACTGGTGGGATAGGAAGACCAACGACGGCATTATCAAGTCAGACGCGGGAGAAGCTGCCCTCTCCTGCGCCAATAGGTGGGGAAAAAGCTTCGCAGCCGGAGTGAAGCTCCTCCACCACGCATTCTACCAGATCAGGCCAGACCAATATAACTTCGACACGTTGGGTAGGCCCAGGCCCTACAAAGCCGTCAACGTGGCGATGTCCCTTGACCAGGCGATGCTAGCGTGGAATGATGCACACCGCCTCGCCACGATGGCACCACGCTTCCGGCAGTTTGTCGTGAAGGTTATCGGTGCCCCCTTCCCTTGCATCACCATCTCCAATGCGCCATCTGGTCACGACAGGATACTCTCCGATATCTGGGCAAGGTCCACGGCACACAGGGCCAAATTCCTCCTCGGCAAGACCTTCAACTTCCTGAATTACGACGAGGCAGCCTTCGATTTAGATGGCGAGTCCATCATGGATGCCGTCTTGAGGATGCGTATGGCGGATCAAGCAGGGAAAATCGACTTGATCTCCTCACCAAACGGCAAAAACTGGTTCTGGCGCTTCTATCAGATGGGCCAGACGACGGATAGTTACTACTTCTCGCGTCGCGGCGAAGTCTTCGAGAACCCCAACGTCTCGCAAGACTATATCCGTCGTATGATGAAGTCGATGTCCCCGACGTGGGTGGAGCAGAACATCTACGGCAGATTCGCGGAGATGGCGACGGTTTTCCCCGCAGAAGCCGTGATGCGTTGTACCGTCAACCAGAACTATGGCCATCTCCTGCCGATACCGATGAATTACACCGTCGAGTACTCTACAGTAGGTGATGGCGTCAACGTTGAGCAGCTTGTCGAAGTCAAGAAATCGAGTAAGAGGTTCCGTTACGTTGTCGGCGTTGACTTGGCGAGGAAACATGACTCCACCGTAGCCATCGTCTTGCAGATGGGTCCACCCCACAAACTCGTCGCGTATCGAGAGTTGACCAACACATCCTGGACCAATATCTACGATATGGTCAAGAACCTCGCCATGTCGTATGGCAATTGCCCCGTGATGGTTGACTCCACCGGCATGGGCGATGCCCCGTTAGAGGCCCTCCAGAAGGAGCCCTACAACCTCGACGCCGAAGGCTACAACTTCGCCGGAGGCTCCGCGAAAGAGAACCTCCTCATCGAGTTGCAGATGGCCATTCAGGACACGTCTGTGCTGTTTCCGCATATCCCTAAACTCGTGGACCAGCTTGTGTACTACGAGTGGGAGGACAAGAAGCTCCAGACTGACTACGTGATGTCCCTCGCGTTGGCAAACCACGCCATCAATGAGATTCTGCTCAAGGAATCCCCCGAGACTCTGGAATCCCCCGATGGCATGGTGTTCACGGTGAGGCGCAGCGCCTCCGGCTTGTATGTCGCCGGGAGCGACAAACTCAACATCGACTTCTCTCCCTACGGAGATGACGAAGAAGACGAGATCACGCGGCTTGCCGCTGCCCTCGTATAACCAGAAAACCAGACAACATGAATATCTTTGAGGCACTTTCCCGCAGAGTGTTTCGCCAGCAGATGGCTGTCGTGAAGGCAGAACAGGATACGGAGACGAAGGGTGCCGTCAGCGCAAGCGACACCTTCCCCCACACGACATTGCGTAGCTGGGAGGAAGCCTTCGGCTTGCCCCTGGATAGGCGCAGCCGTTACGACGACTTCGACCAGATGGACACGGGTGACGTCGCTATCATCCTCGATACCGTGGTGGACCAGGCGCTGAATTTCGAGGAGAACCCCACCAACCAAGACGACATCCTCCTGAGGGCAGACTGCTTCAAGATTGACTTCAAGTCTGCACCCGCGAAGGCCAAAGAAGTCGTCAGGACAATGCTGGAAGAGACGGATTTGCGCCAGGAGTTGAGGCCCATCACGAGGGACCTCCTGAAGTATGGTGACGAATTCGTGGAGCTACTCTGGGATTCGGAAGACAGGCTCAGTGGCATCCAGCCCCACATCGTCAGGGATATGTTTGTCGGCAAGGACAACAAAGGCAACTTTGAGCTAGGCACCGACGACAAGGGCAATCCTCTCGCCTATCAGCAAAGGGCATCAGGAGGTAAGGTCATAGCGGGATGGCAGCCTTTCGAGATGGTCCACTTCAAGCTCTACCCGAGTAAGAAACACGTCTACTCGATACGCAGCCTTCTTGACACAATTAGGTTTGACTGGAAGAAGCTCAACTGGCTTGAGCAGGGTATGGTGGTGGCGAGGGCTTCAAGGGCCTATCCACGCCTTGTGTGGCTCCGAGACATGACAGGGAAGAGCCTCAAAGACGCAACCCAGAAGATGGCTGACTTTATCAAAGGTATTACTAGGAAGAAGACGGCATCGGGTGCGGAGCAGCAGGCACCGATGCAGCCTGATGAAGACTATTTCCTCTCCACAGGCTACGTCACCGGCACAGACGGCAAGAATTACCCCAAACTCGACAGCTTGCAGATGCTGGACCCGACACTCAATGGCATCGGCACCATCACCGATGTTGTCTACCTGCGCCGCAAGCTCTTCAATAGGGTCCCCGCTGCCACCGTGGGCATCGTGGATGCAAGCCAGGGTGATATGACGCCTCAGGACATCGCCTTGGCGAAATTCACGCAGCATGTGCAGCGGCAGATAGAAGTGGGCCTCCGTCAGATCATCGACAGGTCTCTCCTGGCGCAGGGCTACATGAACATCGCCTACGACATCATCTTCCCCAGGCCCTTCGTCCACACAGACTGGCGCTACGCTGACGGCGCATTCCGAAACTCGATGAAGGACCAGAACTATAACGCCATGGGTGCCATATCGAAGCAGACCATCAGGATGCGTGAGTTTGGGATGTCGAAAGAGGAAAGCGACGCCGAAGCGAAGCAGGTACTGGCTGAGTTGAAGGAGTTTGGCACCCTCTTCCCGACGAATAGTGGGCAAGGCGAGGGTGAAGGTCTCGGCAAACTCGGAGCCACGCCGGAAGCACCTGAACCACCCGACACACCGGCAGACGCCACCACCAAATCGAAGCAGAAGACTGGTGGGCAGAAAGGCGGCGCAAAGGCCAAGGAACAGCACCAACACGACTTAGTGACACTCGCAGCCTACCCGCCGCCAGGCGTCACACCAACCCAGGCAGAAGAAAGCAACTAATACGTGGCCACCCTCAATTTCGCGGAGCTACCCCAGTACTATTCCTGTCCCGTCTGCGGCGAGGTGAGGAGCCTCACCAGGAAGGCACCGCAGCTTGTCCTGATAGCGGCGCAGGTACTCGGGGTGTGCCCAGAGTGCTACGACAAACTTGAGAATGATGAGCCCTTGGAGGCACCGTCTTTCCAGGGCTTTGGACTCAAGAAATCGCCGGATCATATGTGTGATCCCCACGGCGTCAATGCCGTGTCGGATATGAGCATCGAGTATGAAGATGGAGAATAACACGAAAGAATTGCCCAAGAAGGCGAGGGGCATGATGCACATTCAGGACTGGCACAGGACTGAATACGGTGCCCTCTTCGCCATCTTCCAGAAGCAAGACGGAGCCCAATTCATGGTGCCTGTGCAGCACCTCTTGGACCTGATCAAGACGCTGTATGGCACCCGCCACACGGAGCTTGTGGAGAAGTCCTACTACAAGACGCCACGGCAGCCCAGGGAGACGTATACGTTAGACAAATGACACTTCTTGATATACCACTGCTAGACCAACTATCTCCTATTGACGACAATGATCCCCAAAATAGGGCCAACTCGTGTGGCCCCGAGTCTGTGCTCATGATCCTGCGTTATTATGGGCTTGACGATTCCGTGGAGGACATCATCACCACTGAAACAGGCGATGCATATTATCAGGGCTATACCTATGTGAGCCAGCTTGCCGACTTCTTGAGTCGGAAGGGGCTGCCTTGTTATATAGCGCAGCCTCAAGACGTCGCCGCCTCGGTGAAGCAGGCGAATAATGACTCTTTTCCGATAATTTATTTGAGGTACTGGAATCTTGACACCCTGACGGGTGGGCATTTCACGGTTATCAGAGGAGACGCCGACACACCATTTGCGATTATCAATAACCCGTGGCAGGGTGTTGAGAACAAGTGGACCTGGGATCAGGTCAACCAGTATGCCCTCGGTAACTACATTATTGTGATCACCAAGAAGAAGGAAACTGTGGACTCCGTTTTACAGGCTGGCATCGCCTATTTCGAGACCTTTGGGGCCAAATGGAATCCTACGGCACTGGGATTGGCGTGGATGCGTATGTATCGCAACTGGGTCCAGAATGGCCAGGATGATGTACTCAATCCCACGCCCCCACTCTATTCGGAGTGGGCCAACGGCACCGATGCGTATTTGCCGCTGGATAACGGGATAGTCCTCCACTGGCACACAGGGAAGACGAGTCAAATTGAGGCCAAGGAGAGGCGTCAGGTCTTCACGGCGGCTGGCTGGCCTCTGGCCTGAAGTCTCTTGGTGGGCTTGCGTCTTCCGGCGGGTCACCGGGGAAGTCGAAAGAGATGGTTCCCTTCTTGTCCTTATCGAGTTTCTGATGAATGGGGCAGCCCACAATCCGACAGAGGTGGAGGGTCTGCCCATCAGTATCGAGGCACTGCACCGCTGGGCAGACGGAGATGCAGTAAGAACTCAGGGGGGATTCTTCTTCGTCGGCATACAACGCTGAGAGGTATCCTTTAGAATATTTGTTCTAGGTGCCGGAGCTGACACCCCCACATATAACTACGGGAGATGCCTCGTCGCGTTACGCATGGACATGGTATACTAAATATGTGGTGGTTGTGTAGGCAGAATTTATAGTGGCGATTCATATCATATCTTGATGGATTGGCTGACTATCTAGTATGCCATAAGCCCTAAGGTTTCGTAACCCTTTGGTGGCGTGTGGGTAAAATCTCAACCCAAATTTCATAACTTGGAGGGTGCCTGTCGTTGCAGAAGTATGCGGAGTTTACGCTAGCGAAGGGTATCAGGACTGTCAAGGGAGAATTGCGACTGACCTCAACCCAAGACTCCGGTGCCGGTGGGCCTGTCGTTTACAACCTCGACAAGTTTGGTGAAGGCTCCCGCCTCGAAAACTGGCGCAAGCTCATGGTGCCAGGGAGGGAAATCCGAATCTATGAGGAGGCCAGAGACGATGGCCCCCACCCCGTCATAGCCCTCCTCAGGCTCCGAGACGACGACACGCTAGAGTGGGATAATCAGCCGTCGATAGGCTATAAGGAGTGGGTGCCGTTTTGGGATGAGCACCGCTACCTCATCGAATTGGAAGCCTGGAACAAGAAGCAAGAAGAGGCCATCGCCCCCGATGAGAAAATAGAGTATTCCGACAATATGATGAGTTTCTGACCCTATTCACCACAAGCCCTTTCTGGAGCAATCCAGAAAGGGCTTTTTTGATTCATGTCGCGGTGTATGGGTTGGAGGTACACCATGGACATTGATCCGACACCACAGCCTGGCAACACGGAGACTGACGCTGACATCCAGCCACTGCTCCACAACCACTACCCAGGCAGCGTCCCAGGGCTCTCGAATCGGGGTGCTCCCGACACCACACGCAAATCCTACACACCAAACACGAAAGTAACGACGCCCCAACCTTCACGAAAGAAGTAAATGGCCCACGAAGCTCCCTTGCTTTATTGCAAGTACTGCCTGGAAGGTGTAGAGGTCAGGTTTCTACACAAACGTAACGTGTATATCTGCCCGGTGTGTGACACACACTACGCAAACAATAGCGAGATGATCTCCCAACTCACGCAGGCAGGGAAAAAGCAACGACGTCGCCAGCGTGAGTGGGCAGTCAATGCGGATTCGGCACACTGATGCTGCAACAGGGAAAAGTAACGCCTATCCAGGTCACCATCACCCTGAATAGGATGTTTGGCGGCTTCTGGGCATTCTGCCCCATCACACTCCAACTCCTCCTCGATGGTGAGGTGAAGGAAGAATACGTCGTGAAGACGGATGCACAAGGGAAGGTCACCTTCCCGTTTATCCCCCACCGAGACAATGAGAGCCTCAACATCTCCGTGAGGGGGCAGGTATTGCAGAACATCAGCCTCCCCGTGGGCTCCGATTCCGTCTCCATCCCGCTGACCATGGCCTAAGTAGCACTGTACTTACTGAGGACTCTTCCTCGCTTTTTCGGATACAACAATGGCTGCAACTACTACGATAGTCAGATATACGGGTGCTGCTGCATCCCAGGTAGGCACTCCCCTGTCTACCTCGGTGGGTGGCGGCATCACCAACGTCACGAATGTCACCAACCCCACCATCACCACAGCTTCCAACCATGGGTTGGTTGCGGGCCAATATGTCACCATCTCAGGTGTTGTCGGCGCTACGGGTGTCAATGGCACCTTCGCCGTCACGACGGCCACGGGGACCACGTTTACCCTGACGATGGCGGCTCCCGGTGCCTACACGTCGGGTGGTGTGGTGGCGGTTCCTTTCCGTCTCACTCTCGATGATTCCAACACAGGCACCACGGCTATTCAAATCCCGACGTCTACGGGTACCGCCTACTCCCGAGAGATTGTCGTCGGTTTGGGCATCGTCACTGCCGCGTCTCCCCAATCCAACATCTCGAATCGACAGCTTTCCATCGCGTCTGGCATGCCGAGTGGCATGTACCTCTTCCAGAAGACTGCCAACGACTCGTCGTATGTGCAAGGTGCTGCGGCTCCCGCCAATGGCGGCACTGCTGGCGCTGTTCCCACTGGCTATAACGCCGCGATGACGACGACCCCCGCCAACTACGACACCACGAGTGTCGCTGGCGCAGCGACGCAGAACACTGCTCCCGCCACGGCAAATGGAGCTTTCCAGCGTCTCTTGTTTGGTGTGGACCAGACGGTGACGACGACGGGGACCATTGCGCTTCCGAATCTGGTTCTTACGTATCAGGAACAATAGGGTTACTAATAGGTAACACAACAGCCTCAACAATCCCATACAAGGGCCAAGAAAGGGCAATACAATGCCGAAAGTCATTCCTGCTGAACATATTGACCACTGGATGTGGCAGGCCATCTATAACGACGGCAGCACCCTGGAAGAAATCGAAGACGACGGCACCCTCCACGGGTACGCCGAGATTGACCAGAATAAGCTTGGTGGCCTGATCCTTTATCCCCTCATCCCTGGGCTCCCACAGTTTGCAGTGCAACTCGGGAATGGAAGACGCCTCATCTTCTATCGACTCCGTCAGAGGATTGGTGCCCTTGGCTACGTTGCGTCTGACGACATTGACATTGTTCACCAGCACCAAGGACCCTCCTTCCAGGTTATCGGCTTCCAGAGGACTGTCAACGATACCAACTTCAAGAGCTTGACCTACATCAACGAAGAAGGTGTCTCCTACGTCACGGATGAAGACACCCTCATCTAAAGGACCTACACACCAATGGCCATCAGTCTTTATACGGATCAGTTTGTCCTTTCTCAAAACGCCACCTATCAGCAGCGTGTCCTGATGGCTGCGATGCAGTATGCGGGGGGCACTGTGCAGAATGAGGCCCACGACGGCACCGTGAGCAACTGGCAACGTCGCAGTCGCCTCGCCATGGCAGTCCTCAACAATCCCGTGGTCACCAATAACTCCGTCTTGGGACTGGCCTTCGCGTGTACCTTCGATGCAAACGTCAAGGCGGGGACCACGGTAACCAATAGCAGTGTGACGGCGCAGACATTCACCGATGCACAGCTACTCACGGCAATCACCAATTTTTGGAATGCCATCGCCGGAGTCGTTGACTAACCATGGCTGCCATTATTGGTCCTACCTATGGTACTGAAGTAACCGTCACTCTCAGCGCAGACGGCATTGCGTCGGGTGCCGCCAGGAAGTCTACCAAAGTCACGCTTTCCGGCATCGGTGGGCTCACCGGGACCATTGACAATGCGTGGATACGTGTCCAACTCAACACCGCAACAGGTACCCTCGGTTCCCCCGCATATGCCAGGCTCTGGGTGGCGATACCCAGCGTCGGGGGCACCAACTACACCGATGGTGTGACGGATGGCGACGCAGCCTACACGATGCTCACCAACCCCACCATGGCGGTGCTCTACCTCCCCATCGACACCGCCAACGTCACTAAATACTTCAGTGGCAAGCACCTCGTGGCGCTTCTCGGGGACATACCGGATAGTGTTGTTTTCGTGTTGGAGAACCAAAGCGGCTTGGCCTTCGCGGGTACCGCAGGGCAGAGTACCCAATGCAAAGTGACGCTGCTCCCCATGCAATACCAGAGCCAGTAATATGCCGAGACCCTACACGCTTTCCCTTCAGTATGGCAAGCAACTCCAGGATGCCGTGACCATCAACCAGGGGCACCCACACAGCCAAGACCTTCGGTGGTTTGTTGCGCCGACGACGGGGGCCATGGAAGACCTGGTTTCCGGCATTCCCCCTGTGTTGGGGGATTACAAGACCAACTATCCGTCATTAGAAGGCCCTGGGCTCCGCTGCCCCATCGGAGGAGCAAAGAACACGCAATCCGCATATTGGCCCATGTCGGGTCACTTGAAAGGGACGTGGAAGCAACTCACGGTAATGGTGCGTTGCGTTATCGACTCGTTGCCGACCATAAGTTACAACTCCATACTCACTATTCCCTATAACTCCACAAACTCTTCCCCGTATGGCGTCAACTTCCAGATGAATAGCACCAATAATCAGGCACACTGGAATAGCAGCGACGCTGGCACCACCGATATGTATGCAAGTGGGGCAACCAATCCCTACGTATTGGGTGACGGCAATATTCACGAATACGTAATGGCCTTCGACGGTGCCTACTGCAATTTCTATCGAGACGGCTTTCAGGTGGATTCTCCACAATCACTCTGGTTTGGGTCGGCGCAGCCGATACTTATTGTCAATCAACCTATCTGTGTGCTCTCCTACCCGTATCCCACGCAAAATCTGACGGGATTCAAGGGCACCATCCTCTCCGCTGGTATTTGGACACGAAGGTTGTCCAGCGCCGAATTGCTGTCTCGATTCGAGAGGCCCTACCAGCATCTTCACAGCGTCTAACACCACATCTACGGGATGTGAAACTTTCGTAGGCAACTCTCGTGGCTGTTTGGCGATATATACCCGCAGCATCTGCGGCTACCTCTACAGCGCCAGCAGCCGCCACGGTACTCCTCTCGAAGGCTGCCACAGACCCTGCGGGAGCACACACCCTCCTCAAGAAACAAGGCACCGATAACGCCGCAGCCCATGTCCTCCTCGCCAAAAGCGGCTCCGACATCGCCCCCGCGTCTGCCCTACTCAAGGGCAGCTTCACCGATACCGCACCTGCCCACACGCTTCTGACGAAGACGGGGACCAGCCTCGCGTCTGCATTGGCGCAGCTTCAGAAGCAAAGCACCGACACCGCCTCTACTCAGGTGCTCCTCGCAAAGTCGGGGACCGGGATAGCCCCTGCCCACACCCTCCTCAAGGGCACTTTCTCTGCGTCGTCTCCTTCCCAGGCAATCCTCAAGAGGACAGGGACCAGCAGCGCAGCTTCGTGTGTGGTCCTCGCAAAGTCTGGGACTGTCGTTGCGCCTTCCCACACCCTCTTGGCAAAGGCAGGGAGTGACTCTGCCGGTGCCCACACCATCCTCTCGAAGGTCAATGCGGATTCCGCACAGGCACACGCAGTCCTCATCGCGTCGCATAGCGTGTCGGCCCCTTCCCATGTCTTGCTGGCTGGCACCAGGACTGGCGTAGCTCCCGCCTCCGTCTTACTCGTCAAGGCGATAGCGTCTCCGGCTCCCGCGTCTACTCTCCTGAAGGGCACATTCTCTGACCAGGCAGCCTCCCACACACTCCTGAAGAAGGCTGGGAGCCTTGCTGCCTCGTCACACGCCTTACTCGGCATCACAAGGTCCACATCGGCACCGGCATCGGTGCTCCTCTCGGGGAGCTATCAGGCATCTGCGGCTGGCCATGTCCTGCTCAAGAACACGGGAATCCCGCAGCAAGGCCCTGCGACGGCACTCTTGAAGGGAACATTCCCCGCCACATCGACGTCAACGGCAATCCTGACGCTGAAGACGTCGAAAGCGGCTCCCGCCTCGGTGCTTCTAGGACAAAGCCACGCAGCGTCGGCACCCGGCTCCGTGGTGCTCCTCAGCGCCTCCGCTGATCAGGCCAGCGCCACCACTCTCCTACGCAGACAAGGTGGTGTGTCGGCTGGTTCCGTGGTGCTCCTGTCGAAAGTCGCAGCGACTCAGGCTCCGGCATCGGCACTCCTCGCCTCCACGAGGCCACTTGCCGCTAGTAGTGCTGTAGTGTTGCAGGCCCAGGCGCAAGGCGTGGCACCGGCACACCTTCTCCTGAAACGTATTGGAAGCCTAGTCTCACCCGCAAGCACCCTCTTGTCACGACAAGGGCAAGCATCTGCGGGGGCTTGCGTCTTCCTGAACCGACTAGCGCCGAGTGCTGGCGGCATTGTCCTCCTCAAGAAGACATCCACTGCTTCCGCCGGGGCCACGGTACTCCTCAGTTTCAGTGTCCTCCCGGCACACGTCTCCGTCAATGATGCTGCGCTAGCGACGGCTGCACTCAACGACATGACCATTACTTCGGTGTCACTTTCCGACACACCACTCTCGACAGTCCTGGAGAGTGACACAAATCCCTAGGTAACCGATGAACAATAGCTATACGAAGGGCACCGAGGTGAGGCTCAGTGCCGTCTTCGACGTGAACAATGCGCCTCAAGACCCTTCGACGGTGATCTTCAAGGTCATGGACCCGCTGGGAAATATCACCACATCTTCGGGTGCTGCCGTTATCAAAGATTCCACCGGCAACTATCACGTCGATATCCTCGTTGCGACGTGTGGCGTGTGGTGGTATCGCGTCGAAGGCACAGGCGTCGCCACGGCGGCGCAAGAGGCCCAATTCGATGTCAGGCCAAGCGTTTTTCCCTAATCGCAACTCTGCGCCTGTGACGGTGTAGAGGCAGGAGATTCCTCGTGATTGATGCCAAAGTCAACGTCCCTTTCTTCATAGTCCAGGAGATTCTGGATGGGAGTGGCAATCCCGCCACGGGGAAAACCCCGAAAGTAACCATCTACCAGGAAGTCATCGCGGGTAGTACCATCAGTCTCACGAAGATTGTCAACCTCGCCAGTATGACGGAGCTTGATGCCGCGACGCCTGCCGGTATTTACGCATATTCCTGGACGCCCAGCGTGGTTGGTCAGTACTCCGTCAAGGTGGACGAGACGACGATACCGGCCCACTTCTTCTATGAGGTGTTGGTAGGCAACAACAACGACGTGGAGCTTTCGACGCGGCTCATGAACCTCGCCAACGAGGGGCAGCCGGTGACGCTAGGCCCAGGCGCAGGACAGATCATCTTCACCGACACCCTGATGGAGGGCTCAACTCCCGTCACCAACGCGACGCTGCGTTTCTATAATGCCACCACCATCATCGACAGCGGCAACAGTAATAAGACGACGCAGATAGATTTCTCTTCGCAGATTGCGGAGGCACTGACGTCGAGCACCGGCAGCTTCCAGGTTGCCCTCAACCCTGGCTACTACTTCTTCACGACGATTGACCAGAATGGTGCCCAACCCGTGTGGTACCTCAGTCTCGTGACGGCTACCACATTTACGTTGCAGCAGACACCGATAAATCCCTCCTAAAGAATAAATCCTCAGTGAAAGGTTTTCCCAGTCTTGGCTAATCTCAGTCTCAACGACAAGCAGGTTGCGGTTTTCGATTATCTCTTCGAGAAGTGGCAGGAGCTTGCGAAGCCAGCGAATGCCGCCTACGGTGAGCTTCAGACCTATATGGCGGGTGTCGCCAAGGATTTGGGCATCTCCATCGAGGACCACACCTTCGACGCCGATACGAAGACGTTTGTGCCGGTACCCAAGGCGACGGAGGAGAAGGCCCCCCTCCAGATGGTCCCCAGCGACAACGAAACAGCACCCACCGAAGGGTAATCTCTAGAGGTTCACGATGCGTGGAGGCGGCGGTGCTCTCCTCAGTATCCCACTCACTCTTGCGGGTGACAGGACTTGGCTGGGCACACAGACGTTTCAGAAGCGCCTTGTCATCACGGGTGCCCCCTCCGCGTCTACTGCGACGCTGGAGCTACACACTGCCACGGGGCAGACTGGCAACCTCCTAGAAATCTACAACTCCTCGAATACGAGGGTTGCCTATTTCGACCAGGCGGGGAATTTCTCCTCCACGGGTGCCCTCAGCTTCTCTAGCAGCCAGGTGGTGCAGGGGAGCAGCGGCATCGGCTTCAGCGTGAAGCGCAACGTCTCCAATGCCTCCGACATCCAGCAGTGGCAGGATGAAAGCGGCAATCCCCTCCTGAGCATCAATCACGCGGGGCAGCTTACCGGCAGCGGCGGGATCACCTTCACGGGTGCCTTCAGCCTCACCATCACGGGTGCCCAGACCTTCGCAGTCTACGGAGACGGAAGCTCCCTCCTGTCCATGACGGCAGCGGGTGTGGTGACGGCACAAGCCAACGTCGGCACCACGATGCGACTATCCAATGCCCAACTCTCCGCAAACCGCATCAGCAATACGGCGAATGTGGAGGGCATCAAGCTAGGGAATGGCGTCTCGCAAGCCGCAGGATGGCTCAGGGCAGCGAATAGCGACGACGTGGTGTTTGGCTTCGATGATGGCACCAACTGGCACCCGCAAGTCACCTACAAGTCTGCTGGCGGCGTCAACGTCATCAACACCTTCTCCGTCGTCAATGGCAGCTTCGGCTTCCAGATACGCAGCGACAATAGCAACGTTGATCCTGGCATGCCGTGGCTCAGGAGTGATGGCGGCAGCGTCTTCCTCAACCCGAAGACAGGCAACTATGTGGCCCTCGCCTACGACACGGGGAATGCTATTTATCTGGGTGGTGCAAACGGCATCATCATCAACAACCAAAATAGCTCCACCGACCCAGGAAGGCCATGGATACGCAGCGACGGAACCAATCTTATTATCAATCCATCCGGCACAGGCTCCATCTATTTGGGATTCGATAAAAGCTCCGTCGTTAGGCTCAACAATCATATTATATTCAACCAGACGGCGGCTCCCCCCAGCGGCACAGGCTACAGTGCCGGCACCAAACTCATCTTCTACGACACGGGAACAGATGCAAACTCTTATACCATCGGGGTGGATGGCTCCACACTGTGGTATAGCACTGGTGACGCCACGGGTGGGATGCACAAATGGTACTTCGGTGCCACGATGGGTGCCTATTTGACGAGGAGTGAGCTACTCCTCGACACACAGAACCTCAATGGCGGTGGCCTGACCATTTCCTTCGGGGCATCAGGCTCCGGCGAGGGCATCGGCTCCAACAGGACTGGCGGCAACCAGAATGGCCTCGACTTTTTCACGGCTGGTATCTCCCGATTTTCCATCTCCAACGGCGGCAACGTCAAGGCCAATGGTCAATATGTGCTGAGGACACCCGTCGGGAACAACTATGCCATCCAGTCTGGCGTGTCATCTGGTATCGCCGCAGATGCGACAAGCATCAGTGTCGGTTTCCCCACGGCATTTTCCGGCACACCCAACGTTGCCGTGTCCCCCAACGGCGGAATCACCGGCAACATCAGCTTCTATGCACAGTCGCCTTCCACGTCGTCATTCACGTTGTATAGGTCCACCACCTATGGAAGCGGCGCTGGCACTAGCATAGCTTGCACTTGGTTTGCGATGGGAACACTCTAAAATGGACACTCCCCATATCATCGTCACGGCGTGTGGCGTCGAGAACCGCAGCGATGGCCCACACCTCCGGCTCATCCTTGACCTCCCCAGGAAAGACGAGATACCCGTCACGAAAGACGAGGAAGGTAACGTCGTGGAGATCAAGCACTTCGAGGCTGACAACCACCTCCTCACTTTCGTTGACGAGGTGAGGATGCAACGCTATGACGTGAATACGCCACAAGACCTCTTCGAGAAGGTCATGCTTGAGCATGTCCACCAGCACTACCAGCTAGGTGACCCATCCGAGGGTTTCCGCGATGGTCTCGTCGTTTCCTACGCAGATGGTGTGCAGGAAACTATACAGAGAGTGCTCACAGAATATTTCGTGAAGCAGTAAGCCGCCAACACTGGCATTCATGAGCCTTGCCCATGTCCTCCCTCACGATATCAGGCAGCCAGGGAACCGTCACAGGCGGGTACCTCAGCAATGCCGGTGCTTCTTTCCTCATCGATAATACGGGGGAGATGACGGCAGCGCCAGCGAGTGGCCATAAGTTGACCATCACGGGGAATGGGCTGGTCACGTCGGGTCTCGCCGTCGCCTTCGCATCGAAGACGGCAGCCTACACCATCACAGCCTCCGATGCCGTGGTTGTGTGTGACGGCACCTCCGCAGCCTTCACCGTCACGCTACCAGCGGCGAATGGAGTGTCGGCGGGGAAGCAATACGTCGTCAAGAAGATTGATTCTTCCAGCCACGCCATCACGGTGGCAGCCGCTGGCACCGACACGATAGATGGCCTCGCCACTCAGGTAATCAGCAGCCAATGGAATTCCATGACGCTGATAGGCGACGGCTCATCCCACTGGTATCTCATCTAATCCGCCGTCTGGCGTTATTTTCCTAGAGGTTCATTATGAGCTACTTTGCGGCAGTTGAGCCGTTTGGCAGCAGGACAGCACTAGGCTCAGAATACAAGAATCAGGCCATCACGGATGTCGGCACCACGTCAGTGACGTCGATAACACCGGCAACCGTGGCTGGCTGCACACTCAGCGGCGGCAGCTACTATAACGTCAGCGTCATCGCAAATAACCATCTTGGCCCCATGTCCCCGTGGAATTCAGGCCACCAAACTCCCGGTGGCACCAATAATGCGTTTGTCCTGGTCATACCACAGCCGAGTGGCGCAGACGGCGGGTGGTTCTACGATATCTTTGCCGACGAAGGCAGCGACACCAACCAGGACCCCCCGAATACGCGGTGGATCGGCAGGATCACGGAGGCGCAAAGGGCTGCTGGCTTCGTGATCAATGGTAACCCACCGGCTGCCGGTGGTGCTCCCGTCACGGGTGCCACGGGTGGCACCGCGGGTACCGTCACCGTGGGTGCTTCCGGCTACACGAGTGGCCCCACGATGGGGAGCCTTCCCTGGTCTTCCCTCACTGGCATCGACATCACCATCCCCACCTCCGTCAATACGCAGAATAAAAGCGAAGTCAGGATTTTCGTGGAGCTTACGCCGAGGACCCCCCAGTATGGCGACCCCAGGACCCCCCTCCAGTGCATCCTTGTCCCGTTTGAGCAGAATACGCTGGACACGCAGCGATGGCTGGCGGGGAGCCCCTATATCGTGTCGGCACTCACCGGCATAGGGCAGCCTTTGTATCAGGTCTTCTCCTACCCTTGCCACGGGGCCACGGCATTCAAACTCGCGGTGCAGCAGCTAACCTCGGGATGGAACCTGGACATCTATCTGGAGCTAGTCTGATGGCGGCGTTGAAGCAAGGGAGGGTGGGGAGCACAGCGAAGTCGGGGAGGGTGACGATGACGTCCCCCACATTCGATGATGGCCTCAATGATGCCAGCGCCAATAGCTCCGGCACCCTCTTCGGTGTGCTCCAGCCTACATCAGCGAAGGCACCCACCGACGTGTCTGCTGGCATCACGGTAGCAGGCATGGAAACTGGTTGGAATGTCTGGGAGACGGCAGATGGCGTATTCTCCGCGAGTTTCGAGGCGCAAAGGGTAGCAGAACTTCAGACGTATCTCAGCAATGGCATGAAGGTCTTTCTTACCCCGGACCTCCACTACCCCCCTTCTTGGCTCCTCGCCTTGGCGAATACGCAAGACGTCAATCAGCTTGGACACGCCAGTGGCACCGCGTCGTTTGCTTTCTCACAGACGGTGAGGACCAAGGCTGCCGCGTATCTTACGCGAATCGGCAACGTCTTAGGTTGGAAAAACATCTGGGGCATCCGTATCGGCGGCGGGGGACAAGTCGAGTCGGGTTTCCCGTATATGAATGTGGTGAGTGGCGACGGCTCCAATCAATATTGGGGCTACAATGCCAATGCCCAAGGCAATGCGACGGATAGGCCATCGTCGGTGCCAGTGTGCCCATTCAAGGGCACCGGCTACGCGAATAATGGCACCACGGGAGGGGCATCCGGCTCCACGTTTTGGTGGTCCCCAGGGGAGACGCAATACCAAGGCGCAGCCTTCACGGCGGGTGTCGGCTCCAACACGGAGACGTGGTTCAATTGGTACATTGCCGCATTGGCAGACGTGATCAACTGGCAGATGTCCACGCTGAGGGGACTCGGCTACACTGGCTATTTCATGGTGGACTTCGCTGGTCTCGGCATCAGGCCATCGGAGTATGGACCCAACCTCACGAATAGGCTCAATGGCACTTCTGATACCAATAGCGTGATGGGAAGGGCTTGTGTCTTCCACAAGCTCTCTGACCTCCTCAACAACGACTCGAAGATCATCCTCCATTGCAGCAGCGTGTGGGACACTAGCGGCTCCTCCTTGCCAGACTCCCAGCGCATACCGAATAGCTCCGATATCCTGCGTTATGGCCCCAACGCAGGGAACACCTACTTGACTAGCTCCGACATCAACTCGTGGGCCAGCCAGCGATGGATAGCCTTCCTGGCTGACAGGAAAGGGTGGCTGAAAGGCGGGGAGAATCCTTCACACACCGATTCCGCCAATAATAGCTTGGGGCAAACAAACTACAATAGGCTCATGCTCCAGGGCTGCATGGAATCCGCCTTGTCGGGGAGCTACGTCGAGTTTTGCTGGGCCTTCGAGGCTGACCTCTACAAATACTACAGTCTCACCGATGCAAACGGGACAGGCGTCACCCTCTCCGACTACGCAGACGCGATACGTCACCAAGGGTGATGCGTCGCCTCCCCTCCCAGTGCCGTTGTAAGAGACGTAAGGAATAATACTGGCGCTATGCTAGTGTTCTCTTCATAAGGATACCATGGACCCGAATGACCAGCAGGTAGTCACCGACTTGACCTCCGTGAGGGACAAGATCAAGGGCATCGTGGACACCCACACCGCCAACGCCGCCACGGCTGCGACGAATCGAGACAATCTCGCCAAGCAGTCCCAGGATCAGGATGGCATCTCGAAGGCTGAGACGTCTTCTGCGGCTGAGCACCAGTCGGTGCTTGACGAGATCAATGGCATCCTCGCCAAGCTCAACCCACCGGCTCCGACTCCGGCACCCGCGACTACTCCGGCAGTCCCGCCTACCGCGTAATCTCGCCACGTTGGCACCAGAGAAGACTCTGGTGCCATCTCTCTTTATGGTGCGATGGCCCTCCAGAAGGTTGTCTTCCCAGCATCTCCCTGGTCACAACAATACCTCGATGTGACACGATTCGGCGCAAAATGCGACTTGAAACAGGTGCAGGATGCCGTCGCAACGTCTGGCTCTGCCATCGTCACGTCTGCCACCGCAAACTTCACGTCTGCCGATGTCGGCAAGAAGGCGTGGATCATCAACTTCCAGAATTATTCCGTGGTGGTGAAAAACGTCACCATCGCCTCTGTGCAATCAGCCACGCAGATCACCCTCTCCGGTAACGCGACGGCAAGCTCCCCCGCGTCTCCCAACATCTCCACGCTTTTCTGGGGCACCGACGACACGGCGGCGATACAGGCTGCACTGACGGCTGCCCACACGGCGGCGAAGACGACGGCGCAAGAAGACGGTGCCGTGGTGTTCATCCCCGCTTCCACGATTATCAGCAGCACACTGACGCAGTACCACCACACCACCATCAAGGGTGCCGGTAAACACGTCATCTTGTGTGCAGCGCCAGACATCGGCGCAGCCATGATCCAGGGGGACAGCCACGCCAGGCAGCTTGGCCTTGAGAACATCACCATACAGGGAAACCGAGTCTGCCAGGGCACGACGCCTACTGCCTGCCATGGAGTGGTGTGGAACACAGTGTTCTCCGGCGTTGACTTGGTGAATACCGACGAATCCGCCGAAGCCAGGCAGTCCATCCATAATATTTATGTGAGGGACACGGCGGGTGATGGTCTCCAGCTTACCTCGGAGTCCACCAACGTCTTCAGCGATATTTTCGTGTATTCCGCTGTTGGTAGGGGCATTGTCTGCACCATCGACAACTACTTCGTCAACTGCGACGTCACACAGTGCCAACTGGAGTGCTGGGCGATACTCGGCGGCAATAACCACTTCGTCAACTGCAAGGGGAACCTGGCGGGGAACCTCACCGGCTCCGTCTCCGCGTCGGGGTGGGGCTGGCACATCAATCCTGGCAATATCCAGCCGAATTTCCTTTCTTCTTGCGATGCACAAGACTGCGCCATGGAGGGCTATTACCTCGACGGTGCCAGCAATCAGGTCATGTCGGGGTGCAACGCTGATAGCTGCAATAATGGCACCTCCACGACCCACGCCGCCATAAAGATCAATAACGGCAACTTCAACTCCATCACGGGTTTCGTCGCCTTGGATAGGTTTGTAGGCGGTACTCCTCCCTACGGGGGCAGCCATCTGGACCAAATCGTGGAGTTTGCTGGCTCATCCGGCGGTAACTACATCCAGGCCCAGGGGTATTTCGCGGATAGCCTGCATTTCATCAATAATGGCAACGGCGGCTGGGCGGGTGGCAACACCATCATCATCAACAACCAACTTGGGACGGAGACTCCTGCGTATGCGGCTTCCGTGGCCGTCAATCCCTATAGTGGCGGCTTCGTGAGCATCACGCTGACGGGGGCCATTACGCTTGCCAATCCGGTGACGGGCCACGCAGGCTGCCAGTTGACGTATATTCTCACACAAGACGCCACCGGAGGCAGGGTCACGAGTTTTGGCACCAACTTCCACCAGAACTGGTCCCCCACCACCACGGCGAATAAGAAGAACTCCATCACGTTTCTCAACGTAGACGGTACTAACTGGGTGCAAATCGCTTCTGCGGTTGGTATGTCGTAAGGTAGATCAGTGGCAAATCTTTGGTATCCAGGCACAGGCGGCGGGGGCAGTGGCGGCACTGCAACGGCTGTCAACTTCCCGTCTGCTCCCGGCGATTTGCAGATCAATGGCACCAGCGTGGAGAGGTACTACGCCGACAGGCGCATTGCGCTGGTTACTATCACCTCCACCGCCAACTATGGGCAGGCCAACCACGGCACCGGAGCCTTCGACGGCTCTTCCGCTGGTCATTTCGTCGGCTCCTCATCCGGTACCGTCATCGCCGCCAATGCTGCGTCTGGTTTCGCAGGGAACCTCCTCGATGTGCAGGTTGCGGGGAGTAGCAAGCTCTCCATCTCGTCGGGTGGCAACGTCGTCGCGGCAGGCTCCCTCAGCGCAGGGGCCATCACGACAAGCTCCGTCGTCAATGCCCAGACTCTGCCACCTTCCACGGCGAATAATGGCCTCCTCAACTTAGGGAGTGGCGGCTTCGCGGGTGGCGGGACCAACTTCATCGGTAGCGCATCCGGCACCCACATTGCCCTCAATGCCCCCGCCGCCTACGCAGGCAACCTCGTGGATTTGCAGGTTGCGGGTGTCTCGAAATTCAAAGTCGATGGAAGCGGCACCCTCACGGTGGCTGGCTTCTCCGTTGCGACGCTGGCGACGAATAACATCAACTTCAATGCCTCCCCCGCAAATCTCCAGATCAGCGGCACCACGGTTGCCACACTCTACACGGATAGGACCGTCTTCCCCCACACCGTCACAGCCACTGCCAACTATGGCCTCCTCAGTCTCGGCGGCGGGCCATTCGACGGCACTTCGGCGGGACACTATGTGGGCTCCGCGAATGGGAGCCTCCTGGCTGGCAACGCTGTCTCGGCATTCAGCGGTGACCTGATCAATATACAGATCAATGGCACCTCGAAATTCAAGGTAGACAGCGGCGGCAACATCGTCGGCAATAGCCTCGCCGTCAATAGCTTCTCCCTCTCGAATATCAACCTTTCCACCAACCCCTCCACGATACAGGTCACCGGCACCACGCTGCTCACCTTGTACACGGATAGGATCATCCAGGGCACCGCTGTCACGGCGACGGCGAATTATGGCACCGTCAATACAGGGTCTGCACCATTCGATGGTACTACCACGGGTCACTTCGCTGGCAGCGCAAATGGCACCCTCCAGGCGCTGAATGCGCCCACCGGCTTCACTGGCAACCTCCTCGATGCACAGGTCAATGGCGTGTCGAAGGCAAGCCTCGATGCCTCCGGCAACCTCATCGTGGCTGGCACCATCACGGGTACCTTCTCGCAGGCTGGCGTCAACCTCACGTCGAATCCTGGCAACCTGCAAGTCACCGGCACCACGGTGCAGACCCTCTACACCGACAGGACCATCCATCCTGCTGTCATCACGGCTTCCGCCAATTATGGGCAACTGAACCTCGGCAATGGCACCTTCGATGGTGTGACGGCAGGTCACTTCGTCGGGAATGCACAGGGTACTGCCCTCGCCATCAACCCCGCCACCGGCTATACGGGTGACTTGCTCAATGCGGAAGTCGCGGGTGTCTCCAAATTCAAGGTAGACGCTTCGGGGAACCTCACCGTCGCTGGCACCATCACCGGCTCCTTCAGCGTGACGGGTGTCAACTTCTCGGCGTCCCCCGGCAATCTCCAGGTCACTGGCACTACCGTCCAGACGCTGTACACGGATAGGACCATCTTCGGCACCGCCGTGGCTGCTTCCGCAAACTATGGCACCGTGAGTGTCGGCAGTGGCGCTTGGGATGGCGCAGCCGCAGGCCACTTCGTGGGGTCCAGCAGCGGCACCCTCGTCGGCTTCAATGCACCCAGCGGTTTCGGCGGCAATCTCGCGGATGCACAGGTTGCTGGCGTCTCCAAATTCAAGGTGGATGCAAGCGGTAATGTGACGGCTGCCGGGACCATCACGGGGACCTTCTCCTTCACGGGGATCAACTTCTCCTCTAACCCCGGCAACTTGCAAGTCACGGGTACCACGGTGATGACCCTGTACACGGATAGGGTCCTCCACCCCACGGCACCCACGGCGTCTGCGAATTACGGCAGGCTCAGCCTCGGCAATGGCGCTTTCGATGGCACTACCACGGGTTTCTTCGTCGGCTCCGCGAGTGGGACTTACCTCGCCATCAATACGGCGACGGGATACGTGGGGAACCTCGTGGATTTGCAGGTGCAAGGCGTCTCCAAATTCAAGGTCTCCGCGACGGGTGGCGTGACGGTCCCCACACTCTTGGGCACTAGCATCGTCAATGCCGCGAATAATGGCCCCCTCCTCGACGTCAGCGGCACCACCACGACGCTGAGCCAGCGGAACAATGTCGCGTCTCCCCTCTTCGTCGTGAAGGGGATGGCGTCGCAAACCGCAGATTTGCAGCAATGGCAGGATAGCACCTCCGCAATCTGGGCAAGGATATCCTCCACCGTCTATGGCACCACCATCGGCTTATTGAGCCTCGGGAATGCCCCCTACGACGGGTCTTCCGCCGGTCATTTTGTCGGTTCCGCCAATGGCACCGTGTTGGCCATCAATACGGCATCGGGGTACACTGGCAACCTGATAGATGCACAACTCGCAGGTTCCTCGAAATTCAAGGTAGACGCCTCCGGCAATCTGACGGTGGCGGGGACTATCAGCGGGACACTCTCGCTGTCTTCCATCAATCTCAGCACCTCTCCGGGGAACATCCAGGTCACCGGCACCACACTCCAGACACTCTACACGGACAGGATCATCTTCCCCACCGCAGTGACGGCGACGGCAAACTATGGCCTCCTGAACCTCGGAAGCGGCGCTTTCGACGGCTCCACGGGTGGGCACTTCGTGGGCTCATCCAGCGGCACTGTGCTTGCCATCAATGCTCCCACCGCATTCGCTGGCAACCTCCTCGACTTGCAAGTACTGGGTGTCGGCAAGGCCAAAGTCACGGCAGCCGGTGAGTTTGCGGGTGCAGGCATCGCCGTCTCCCTCGCGTCGAAGACGTCTTCCTACACGGTCACCACGGGTGACGCCATCCTCCTCGGGGATGCGACATCTGGTTCCGTCACCTTCACACTCCCCGCCGCCAGCGCCGTGGTGAAGGGGAGGGTCTACGAATTCAAGAGAATAGACACCGCGAGTGGCAATAGCGTCGTTGTCGCAGCGGCAGGCTCCGACACCATCGATGGCTTGGCGACGTTGGTGCTGGCTTCCCAGTATCAAGCCGTGGCTATCTACAGCGACGGCACCTCGAAATGGTATATCAGGGCTTCCTATGCGTAACGGGTGTTGTTGTATCGAAAGATATGTCGCTTACCTCGGAGTCACCGATGGCAGATAATGGCTACGTTATTGGCGTCCCGATTGTTGAGAAATTCTCTCTCATCAATCCCACCACGGGGAACAGGGTCACAAGCTCTGCCGTCTTCCAGCCGCTGGCGAGGGACCCCAACGGTGCCGACATCTCCAGCCAGATCACGGTGACTGCCGATGGCACTTCCGCAGGCATCTACACCTACACCTTCACGCCTACCATACCCGGCGTCTACATCGTCAGCATCTACGAAACCACCACCAAAGCCTACGTGGATAGCGTGTACCGCGTCGGGGGCAGCGTCTTCGACAGGATCATGAACCTCGCCAACAAAGGCCAAGACATCAGCATCGGCGCTGGGAGTGGTGGCCTCTCCTACTCGAATACCGTCACCCTCGCGGGTGTGCCGCAGGCTGGCGTGGTTGTCTACGCCTACAAGGCGCAGGATGCCCTGGCACCGGACCAAAGCGCCATCGTTGACCTGCAAACCGTGATAGCGAAGACCACGACGGCGGGTGACGGCAGCTTCACGTTGCAACTCACCACCGGCTACTTCGCCTTGCACTACAACGTCGGTGGCCTCTTCTACCAGTCCTACGTGAGATGGTCCACCCTCAACTCGCAGTGGGTCACCTCCACCGATCCCATCCCTCCTTCGTAAGGCTTTCCTAGGAAACCCCATGGACCTCGTAGTTGAAACCAACTATCAGCGGCTTCGCGTCATCGAAACCGCCACGCAGCAATCCGGCAGGCTCACCATCGCCGGTGTGGCGTCGCAAGTCGATGTGTTGAATAAAAACGGCAGGGTCTACCCCAAGGCCACGATGGAAAGAGAGATTTCCAGGATGGTAGAGGGTGGATTGAGCCGAAGTGACAGAATAGGTGCAGTCAATCACCCACATCGTGAACCTCGCGTTGAGGACTTGGCACTCAAGTTTACCAGCCTGAGTATTGATGGTAGTGATGTATTGTTTGAAGCTGAGGTTCTCGGGACTTCGCGGGGCAAAGACCTCGAAGCCCTGATTAGGGCTGGCGTCGAAGTCGGCATCTCTTCTCGCGGCTATGCAACGATGGAGAGGGGCCAATGGAAGGGTGAAAACGCAAGTATCATCCAGCCAGACTTTGAACTCGTAACCTTCGATGCTGTTGTTGAGCCTTCCGTCGCTGACGCGAGAATACGCAGCCTCGAAGCCCTCAACCGCGTCATAGACAGAATAGAACACAAGATCATGAAGATATCCGAAGATAAGCTTGATGAGCTTATTGATCAGGTTGTCGCGGAGTCGTCTGGCACCAGCGAAGACGGCACCCCGAAGGACCCTGAGAAGGACACGCCGCAGCCTACGGCGGTGAAGACCCCGCAGGGCAAGCCTGATGACCCGCAGAATCTTCCTCCCGACGAGGCCAATGCCCAGCGAGAGTATCCCGCTGGCGGCAAGGAGCCACCGGCTCCCGAGACGGCACCCATCAATAGTAATGCCGATGGTGCCCCGCCGAAGACTTCCGCCACGCCTGAGAGCATTGACGACTCGGATGACGAGTCCATCGTCAACGAAGCCGTCTGGTCCACCGCCTACAAGGATGCCCTTCCCGACAGCGCCTTCCTCTACGTGAAGGGTGACGTCAGGAAATTCCCTTACAAGGACAAAGACGGCAAGGTTGATCCTGCACACATCAAGAATGCTTTATCTCGCATCCCCCAGGCCAAGGGCCTCTCGCAAGCCGAGAAGGATGCACTGATCAAGAAGGCGCAAGGCATCGCCAAGACGGCTGGCATCGACGTCGGAGAAGCCGTCACACCATCGGAGACCACGCTTGAGGCTTCCACCGAAACTCCCGCCGCAGAAGGCAAGGCCAACGCAGAAGGTGCCCAAAAGGAATCGGCAACGACAGAAAAAGTCGTAGAGCTAGGCATCAAGCTGACTGAAGCGGAGGAGAAACTTGCCAGTGCCGAATCCGCATTGGCCGAGAGCCGGAGTCGCGTCGCCACGCTGGAGTCCCATCTCAAGCCTGTGTTGGAAAACGCAGACTCCCTCCTGACCTTCCTTGCCGCCATCAAGACGGCACTCGTCGCTGAGCTTGGCGACAACGATTGGGATGACGCGAGTTTCCTTGCGGCGATGGGCCAAGAGGTTTCGTGGCGTCAGGTCTGCGACGTCATGGATGACGCGGCAGACGACATGGAAGATGCCGGCGACGCTGGAGAGAGCAAGCAGAATCGACTGGCGAAGACGGAGGCTGCGGAAGGGCTGCGAGACATCCTGCACACGTTGGTGCAGTCCTACCACAAGAGCCGACTTGAGTCCCACATCGCCGCGAAGACGGCTGATGAGAGATTCGGCAAGGCGATAGCAAATGTGCTCCGCAAGAGTGCAAACACCATTGCCGACGTCGATGAGCAGTTTGAGAAGGTGAAATCTGGCATCACGCTGCGGAACAGCGGCGACAAGCCTGCTGTCCAGAGCCGTGGTGCTGTTACGAAGGAATCCACCGACACTCCTCGCTACACGAAAGAGGAGATTCATTTCCGTCAGTTGCGGGGGCTCCCCGTCTAAGTCTTTTGTTGCCGCCACTCGCGGCATTTCCAGGTAACTACGTTGGAAGACTCTTACGAATCCTACGAAGGCAACGATGCCCTGCGAGGCAAGTACATCAATCGCCTCGTTGAGAAATACGACTATATGTTCAAGGACAGCGGCATGCCGCGTCGCAGCCAGGAGTTGGTTGCTGTCCTCTGCGAGAACCAGCGCCGACGCGAGGCTGTCCACGAGGACTCCTCGACGGCTAACCTGCCCCTGTCGGTGTTCCCGACGAAGTTTGCGTTTCCCCTGATCAATCAGGTCTTCCCTGAGCTTCTCGCCACGAAGCTTGCCCAGGTCTATCCTATGACTGGCCCCATCGGTAGGGTGTACTACAAGCACTATACCGACAATGCCGCGAATAGCCTGACCCACAGCGGCAGCTATGCGTCAAACGTTGAGCTTGGCACCGTGAAAACCGGCAGGATGGTCCTCGCCTCCACCGATATCACGGCGCAGAAGTGGATTCTCCAGGCTGCGTATAGCACCGAGTTGGCTGAGGATGCCCAGGCGATGGGCAACATCAACGTGGAGCAGGACTTGCTTGCGGCGCTGGCCCAGGAAATCCTCGGTGAAATCGACTGGGTTGTGCTCAGCGACATGCTTGCCAATGCTTCGCAGAATGTCACCTACTCTAGCGCCATCTCCAGCGGCGAGACGAATCTGGATGCGAGGAACCGCCTCTACCAGAGCATCGTGGATGCCGATGTGTTGGTGCAGCTTCGACGTTTCCACCAGACCAACTACATCGTTGGCCATCCTTCCGCCGTCGCGAAGCTCCGCAAGCTTGACTCCTTCGCCTTGACGAATGGCGCAGCCGCCACCGACTTTGCGATGGGTGTCCGGCACTTCGGGGACTTCGCAGGTCAGTGGGAAGTCTACGCGGCTCCACAATTCCCGAATACCACGCAACTTCTGCTTGGCACCAAAGGTGTCGGCTACATCTATGCGCCGTATGTCCCGCTGGAACTGATGCCCCAGTACTACGACCCCACGGTGGATCAGTGGCTGCGGAACATCAGGACCAGAGCAGCCAGGAAGTGCACCATTCCCGACGAGTTTGTTACCGTCACGCTATCCTAAATAGCCACATCTCTATGGTATAATGATCATAGGGATACAAAGGAAGGCGTCTCTTTGTCCTCACCGACAGGGAGACGCCCCTTTTTTATTTGTCCAGTGAGAAGGATTGCCACGCATTGCCCATCCTCAAGAATGTCGGCAACAGGACCGAGTACCTCTCCGATGCCCAAGTCAGGCTGGAGCCGGGTGAGTCCACCAACAAAGTGGACCCCATCCTCTGCATCAAACTCGCCAGGGACACGAAGCACTGGTCCATCGCCTGGGAAGACTGCAAGCACAAAGAAGGGAAGACCCTCTACCTCACCGCAACCATCCCGGTGCATCCCACGGAAGGCTACGGCACCTATTCCATCCACAGCCTCCTGGGCCTGGAGCAACACGGGGTCCGCATTTCCTCAGTGAATGGCGTCCACCCGAGTATGCGGGAATCCCTCACGAAGATGTACCCAGGCATCGTGGAGCTTATCGAGAGGGAGCCGAAGTACCCGACACGCTGGGGTATCGCCTTCGGCTACCCCAACGCCTTAGATGAGCTTCCCACAGAGCATCGTGTCCTCTCCACGATGTACGAGTCCACGCAAGTACCCAGCACCTGGGATGAGCCACTGAAGACGGCTGATATCATCATCGTCCCCGCCGAGTCGCAGATAGAGATATTCAGGAGCAGCGGGTGCACTCAGCCCATGTATGCGGTGCCCATCGGAATTGACGTGTCGGAATATGCCTACAAGGAGAGGGAAGAGAAGGATACCTTCACCTTCGTCTCCTGGTCACGGATGTCCAGCCGCAAGTGCCCCAACGAAACGCTTATCGCATTTTGGAAGGCATTTCCCGTCTCTAAATACCCAGACGTCAGATTGATCATGAAGACACGCAACCACGATTTCGGCGTGGGCAGGGCAGGCATCCCCGCCGTGGCGGATAGCCGCGTCACCATCATTGACGAAGAGTGGGAGACCTGGCAACTGGCGAAACTCGCCCACGAAGCAGACGCTGCTTGCTTCCTCTCACACGGTGAGGGATTTTTCATGCCGCCTCTCCAGGCCATGGCGACGGGATTGCCGGTGATTGCGCCGACACACTCCGGTTGCTCCGCGTGGGCAGACGACAAATATTGCTACACCGTGGGGCTGGACCCGCACAAGCCCTTGGTGGAGTCTCCTCTCGGCATGAGAGACTATAAACCCCTTCTTTGGTGGAACTGCGACATGGAGCAAGTAAGCCACCTCATGCGCCACATCTACGACAACCGAGACGAAGCCAAGGCGAAAGGCAAGAAAGCCGCTTCCTACGTCAGGCGCAAGTTTTCTCGGGAAGTGATGGTCAAAGAGTTGTTGGGTGTCATGAGGAAGCTCTCGTGAAGATATCTGCCTTCACGATATCCCGCAATTTGCTGTCTCTCGGGTACCCTTACATAGAAACGGCGTTGAGTCTCATCGACGTCGTGGATGAATATGTGGTGCTGGAATGCGGCTCCCAAGATAACACCGAATATTGGTGGGAGATGCTTCGCCACAAATATCCCGAGAAGGTCAGGATAGAATATGGTGGGTGGCCCGACACTACCAAGGTGTATGGCTCCGGCGAAGGGAGGGTGTCTGGTATTGCGCAGGATAGGGGCCTTGAATTGTGTACCGGCGACTACGCCTTGTGTGCCCACGCAGACGAAGTGTGGCACCCCGAGAGTGCTGTGCTGATTCCGCATTACTGTTCTCTCGATATGGGTGCTATTTCTATTCCTTACCTACACCTAGCCAATAACTTCCAGACGCTGGATGAATATAATACGCAGTGCTTCACGCAGGCAGAAATGCTCGTCAAGACCAATGCAGGCTGGTCCAGCGACGGCGACGGCTGGCGCTTCTGGAAAGGAAAAGGACCCACGATGGTCAATACGTCGTTTCCGAAGCCACTCTGCCACGTCGGCTATGTATTCCCGGTGAACCTCCACAGAAAGAGGATCAACCACGCAAAGCTCTATCCCGCCAAGCAGATGTACCAAGACCTCGCGGCGGAATCGGAGCAGGCCCTTGCCTCCGGCGAGTTTGGTCCCCTCTTCGACAAGACGACATCACCCTACGACTTGCCTGCCATCCTCAAGCCGTTGGTGGGTGTGAAGGAATATTTTATTCGTCCCGAGTTATTCGGCTAAACAAGAAGCTCCCTTAGTGCCGTTGTAGGTGGTGAGGGAGCTTTCCTTTTTCTACAGGTGCCACATGCTCAAGTCTTCCGTCGTCTTACAACGTGTCCGGGATTTGGTTAGCGACTATTCCCCCACCAATGACCAGACGAAGCTGACCTTCACCGACGCAGAACTGGATAGGCACCTCGCGGAAGCCGTCGAGACCTACAGCACCTACCGCCCCAACAAGAAGAGGACCACCCTCACCTCCGTGGCGGGGCAGGATATCTACGCATTGCCCCCTGACGCCGCGTGGATCGACAACATCACCACACCCGACTCCTTCGACTTGAGCTACTTCTACAATGCCTTCGGCACCTGGACTTTCATTCAGGATATCATCATCGGTGACAGGGACCTGATCATGATGAGGAATGACCTGATTTCCCTGTATGCACAGTTTGGCCAGCCCATCTATGCTCCCTACACCCTCGATGACACAGGTAACCCGCAAGTTATCTTCTATCCGGCACCGGCTGACGCAAATATACTGTGGAACATCGACTACTCTGCCCTCCACGTCGCCAACGCCAACGGCGACTACGCCACCATCCCCACCGCCGATGTCCAGTACATCGTCTCGATGATGGAAGCGAAGTGCCTGGACATCCTCGCCACGATGTTCAGTAAATCGGGTGATTACCGGGAGGGCCAGACACAAGTCAACTTCAACCCGGAGGACTTGCGCCGAAGGAGCATGATCCTCACGGCGCAGACCATCGAGAAGATAGCCGATAGCGTGGTGGCGATGAGGAGCAGCTAATGAGGACCATCTCTACTAGCCGCTTCACTAGCACCGATTTCTCCGACACCATCCAGAGGCTCATCGACGCGAAGCCCTCCACCGCCGTCGTGTACAGGCCACAGAGGAATACGTCGCAGGGCACACCCACGGGACTGACCCAGGTTTCCACCTTCCAGTGTCGCATCGACTCGTATAGGCCCATATTTTCGAGGGGTGCCGACAAGGTATCGGAAGTCGGCATCTCCACGCAGCGATATTATTTGCTCCTGATCAGGGTGGGAACCGATGTCCAGGGCAATACCATCGACATCAAGGACCAGGACACGGTGAGGGTAGACGGCGTTTCCTATCGTTGCATCAACGTCGTCACGTATGGCACCAACAAGATTGAGGCCATTCTCAACATCACAGGCTAATGGCTGGCGGGGCACAGATACAACTCACCATCAATCCCGCATTCCTCTCAAGCCTCTTGAGGGTGCAAACGGAGTTTGGCATCGTCTCGAAAGCCGCCATGAATAACGTCATGCAGGAGATGGCGAGGCTTGCGAAGACGGAAGCAGACTGGAATCCAGACGGCACCGTAGTCGAGACGCCTTGGCTCTTCAAGTATAAGGTCACTGGCACCGCGAGGGAGGCGCTGGTAGGCTTCGCCGTGGGTGCCAACGCAAGCCCCTTCGCGGGTTTCAGCGTGGCGGGAGAGAGGTGGGGGCCTTCCGGCAATCCCATTGCACCCGAGATGCATACCTCCATGGACACGCCGATTCCCCCCGAGATACCCACACTCATCCAGGGTCTCATCACGATGGCAGAGGACCACGCAGCCTATCTGCAAGCCTGGGAATCAGGGAATACGTCGCAATCCGTCAATCCCTCCGCAGCGCCAAGGGGTATCCCCGTCACAGAGTACATCTTGATGGACCACGAAGCAGACGTCATCGCTGGCCTCGAAGCCGAGATTATGGCCCTGCTCAGGACACTCATCTGAGGGTAGCGATGTATTGTCGCAGGATGTCTATAGAAATGACCTTGGTGTGTTATGGATGATGTACTCAACGCCATCGTGGCGATACTCGCCGCAGACACCCAACTGGTCGGTATGCTCAACTCCGGTGCCCAGTCCATCTACGAAGAGAGGGACCTCACCGGGGAGAACTTCGATACCAAGGTGCCTTTGGTGACCATCACCTCGCAAGGCGAGAGGCCACTCCTGGGACCCGACATATCGACGGAAACGGTGACGTTTCGCATCTATGACCAAAACTACGGCTACTACCGCATTGGTCAGATACGTCGGAGGATCAAGCAACTCCTCCACAACCAGATACTGAATGTGACCACACCCGATACGCGAAGCGTCTTGGGGATGCTCTGGACGTGGAACACGCCAGCGTATTACGACGACAACTTCCAAGCCGACAACGCAGGTATCAGGTTCCAGATGACTGTGCAAGACACAGATTTCACCCACTAAGGGTCTTGTGACCCGTTTTTCATAGGCTATACAATGGCAGCCACGAAGGTTATTACCCCTTTTAGTCTCCGCGATTTGTGGATCAAGCTCCCGACGGATGCGCCGGGTGCCTGGACACAGGTGGTGGGCATCAATCAGGCGCAGTATAAGGGTTCCGTCACGGAAGTCGAGTACTACGGCGACGACACGCGACTTGGCGTGTTCTATCACACGCAGAAGGGCACCATCAGCGCAAAGGCGTCGATGCTTTCCCTGAACATCATCGAGAAGGTCACGGGTGTGTCGGCTTCCAGCGGCACCACCACGTATTCGGGGCTGGTAGGCTCCGGTGTTGCGGTTGAAGTGAAGGACATGCAGACCATCGAGGAGCTTCTGCCCCCGCGTGTGGCGGTGAGGGCTTCGATGGTGGGTCGGCACCCCGATGGCACTGGCGGCTTCGTCGTTGCCGTCTGGTATAGCTGCACCGTCATGTCTGCGTGGGAGACGGTTCCCGACGCTGCTTTCGGCAAGGTTGACGAGGTGACCCTCAACTTCGAGGCGTTTGCTTCCACCCTTGACGAGAATGGCGCTGCCCTCACGAAAAAGAGCTTCGGCAGAATCGAAGTCAGCTAACCTAGTCTATTGTTGGGGTGGTGGAATAGCCTCCACCCCAATACTTTTATGCAAGGCCCCGTAAGGAGTTTCTTTTTTGTCCACCACCGAGAAGTCCACCCTCGCCAAGCGTGGCAGGGAAGTCGTCATTGGCTACCGAGACGAGAGTGGGGAGCCAATCAAATACACAGTCACCCCCTTCAAAGTGGGGAAGACCCTCATCGGGTTGGAGCTACTCGCGGAGTTTTTTGAACAAGGTGAAGTCGCGTCGCTGCTCCAAGATGGCAGCCAGCAGACCTTCATCCAGGCCCTCGTGGAGAAGCTTCCCAATCTCATCCACACCGCCAGGCCAAAGCTCTACGAATTGCTTGCCATCATCCTGCTCCCCAATAAGCAGGTGATGGATGCGGAAGACGACGGCACCCTGGATGACCTCATCGCAGTGAAGGTGAAGGAACTCAAGGAACACGCGGAGCCGCAAGCCGTCTTCGACGTCATCGACGTCGGCATCGACATGATGGGCCTTGAGGAGATACAAAAAAACGTGAGTCGTCTCCTGAAGAAGGTCAGCCGCAAGCCGGAGACGACAACCGAGACGGCGTAAGTCTCGATGACCAATTCATCCCCATCTTCGAGATATTCGCGGAAGCATACGGCTGGACACTCGCAGAGTGCAAATGGACACTCACGCTGCCACAACTCTTCCAATACCTCGCAAAGCGCCATCAGCGCATATCCCGCGAGAATAACGGCACTACATCCTCTGGCCACAGAGATATCTCCGACAAGCACTACGAGAGTGCACAGCAGCGCCAAGCCGACATGGAAGCCTATCAAGACTCCCTGAAGGTTGAGAATGCGCCTACGATAGACGAGATACTGCGTGGCCTCGCTTTGTAGGACTTCCCTGGAGTATCGCAATGCCTGGCATCGTTGACGTCATCCAGGGAAGAGCCACCCTCGACATCTCCCCCTTCCTCAACTCCCTGAACCAGCTTCGGGGTCAGGTCCAGGCCACCACCACGTCCATCAATACTGGCCTCGCCGCGACGGGACAGGGTGCCACCACTGCCGCGTCTGGCATCCAGAAACTCACCGACAACATCAACGCCTTGTATAGGGCAGGGCAGCAGATGTCCCGTGTCGGTGAGAGCTTCATGATCCTCGGCGGTGCCATCGATGGCCTCATCATGAAGAGCATCGAGGCGGGGCAGGAATTCGACTTCTGGGCCGTCAAGACCCAAGCCGTCACGGAACAAGTGAACCAGCTTGGACAGGTGGTGCAGTGGACTGCGAATCAAAACGACACCTTCCGCAGGGCCATCGAGGGTGTGACGGAGAGTGTCGGCGCATTGGCACCCGCCGACGTTTCCCACGCTTTCTATTTGTGGACTGCCGCCACCAACACCACGGTGGATAGCCTCGCAAAGCTCAATGAGGTGTCAGGGCAACTCGACGTCATCATGAAGGCGTCGGTGATGTCGGGGGCATCTGCACAAACCGTCATCCGTGGCGTCGCCAACGCGATGTCGGAGTTTGGTCTCGACACGTCGCAGACGGCGTATGTCACCGCAGTCCTGATGAACACCACCCACATGACGGAAGCCGAGATGAATGACCTCATCGCAAGCTTCAAGATGGTGGGTCCCCAAGCGAAAGCGATGGGGGAGAGCATCGGTGACGCGACGGCGACCCTCGGCGTCATGGCGGATATGGGCATCAAGGGCACACAAGCCGGTAGGGGACTGCAACGTGTCCTCGATAGCTTCATCAAACCAGCCAAATCCGCCGACGACATGCTCCAGGGCCTCATCGTCACAAATAGGGGGCTACAAGGCTCTTGGCGTGACTTCATATTCCCTGGTGGGCAGTTTGTGGGACTCCTCGACTCCACCAACGCCAGCGGTGTGAAGGTCAGCGGCGCATTGCACCAACTCTACGATGGGATGCAGAAGTTGACGCCTGAGCAGCAACTCCTTGCGATGCACACCATGGAATCCGAAGTTGGCTTCCGGGAATTGCTGCCACTCCTCGAAGCCTACACGAAATCTGTGCAGAGTGGTGGCGACGTGACCAAAGGCTTTATCCCCGACATCCAGACCTTCTCCAATCTGCTGGGTGACCAGTCTCGGATGTTGCAGCTTTTCAATGACAAATGGGATCAGGTCAGCCAAACCATCAAGGTGCAGTTTGGCTCACAGATAAACCAGGCGAAGTTTGCACTCTACGACTTGGGCACCGCAGCGGAAGGCGCAATCCTCCCCATCATCAAGGTCATCAATCAAGTCCTCGATGGCTTGCGGCTCTGGGCGAGGGAGAATAGCAGCACCTTCCTGGGGATAGTCCAGGGAGTCGCCATACTCGGGACCTTCTTCGTGGCGTTAGGTGCCGGTTTGCTCATCATCGGCAAGGCCACGCAAGCCGTCGCAGCCTTCCGAGAGGTATGGATGGCTGTTGGCACCTTGATGGGTGTGATGGAAAGCGCTTTCCTGCCCATCATCGCGGTGATAGGTGCCGTCATCGTCGTTGTGGTGGCATTCCAGACGGCTATGCGGGACAATGCCAAACTCGCCGCAGACGTCACGACGATGGTCACCGCCATCCACGATGCCTTCGGCTCCCTCCTCACCATCCTCAATGATGTCATACAGTTTCTCGCGGGCATCTTCTCCGGCAACTGGAAACAAGCCTTCACGGCGGCTCAGGATATCGTCGTCACCTTCGTCGCAGGCTTCGGCAATGCCTTTTCGGCAATAGGAAAGGTCATCGCAGACGTCTTGAATGGCGCAATCAAGTGGATTGACACGACATTCAATGGCCTCGCCACCTCGATGATTGGGTGGGGCAGGGCAGTGATGGGTGCCTTTGCTCAGGGCATGGTAGACGCCATCAATGCCTACGTGGTCCCCGCCATCAATGCCGTGATCCAGATGATTGCCAACTTCCTGGAGGGCCACTCCCCGCCGAAGCAAGGTGCCCTGATGAATATTCAGGTCTGGGGTGCCAACATCGCCACGGCGTTTCTCAAGGGCTTCACGCAGGCAGACTTCACCATACTCTCAGACTTCTCCACGATGGTCATGGACCATCTCAAGTCTGAGATTGAAGCCGACAAGATGAATGCTAGCGATGCCTTCCCGATATGGGAGCAGCAGCGCAACACCATGGCGCAGATCATCCAGCTTTCCATCCAGGGGAAGCAGGTTGGTCAGGATATGTGGGATAGCCTCAAGTCTGCCCTTGGCCCCTACTCCGACGACATCGAGACGATGATCCAGAAGACCCTTGCGTTGGGTCAGGCACAGCAAGCCGTCGCTGCCATTCAGGACCAGATTGCCGGTTTGCAGGCAAAACTGGTGGACCCGCAGAAGCAAATCGACGCGAATCAGGCCACGATAGACCAACTCAACTTGCAGAAGGATGGCCTCAATATCCAGAAGCAAGGCATTGAGGATGGCAAGGAGCAATACGAAAACGACAAGGCGAGGCTTGATGCTGAGAAAGATGGCCTCCAGGCCCAGAAGGACCAGGAACAGGACATCCTCGACAACCTGAAACAGCAGACCCAGGCCATCAACGACGCAAAGCAAGCCTTGCAGGATCAGATTGATGTCCTGAACCAGCAGAAGCAGGCGATGCAGGATCAGATAGACATGATCCAGCGCCGCTACGACATAGAGCACCAGCAGCAGCAGGAGACGCTGAACCTCCTCAAGGACCAGCTTGACCTCAATAAGGCCATCGCAGACCAGGCGCTGCTGCCGCTGACCAACTCGGCAGATGCGGCGCAACAGGCGCTGAACAACGCCAAGGACCGGGCCAACCTCGATGAGGAGCCGCTGAACCTCAAGATAGACCAACTGAAGGCGCAGGGCCAGACAACCAGCAGCCCACAGGTCAAGGCACTCCAGGCGCAGCTTGACCAGATGAAGGCTGAGCACAAGGTCACCGAGGACCAACTCCAGATTCAGTATGACGTGGCGGATCACGCCTTGAAGGCGGCGCAGCAAGAGGCTGCCCTCAAGACGAAAGCCGCCACCGACAGCTACAATATGCAGCTTGCCCAGTCCAACATGGAGGCTGCACAGAATAAGCTTGACAACCAGCAGACCATCGACAACCTCAAGAACCAGCAACTTAACATCAATGATCAGGTCAATGTCCTCAAGGGCCAGCAAGACGCCTACAAGGCGCAAGAGCTAGCCATCCGTGACCAGACTGCCGCAGAAGACAAGAAGATGGCTGGCATCGACAAGCAGATGCAAGTCATCGACAGGCAGATCACGGCTGACGACAGGCAAGAGAAGCTCATCGACTTGCAGGCCAAAACCGTCGATGACAGCATCAAGAAACTTGACGAGAGGATTGCTGCCCTCACCCACGCAAATGCTGGCATCAAGATCAACGACATGGACCCCATCGCCAGGGAGATCAAGGCGCTGCAAGATGCCCTGACGTCTGGTGGCACCGCAGGCTCCGCAGTCAAGGCGGCTCAGCAGGCACTGGATGCTGCCAAGGCGAAGCTTGCCATTGATCAAGAAGCCGACAAGATAGCGCAGGAGATCAATCAGCTTTCCCTGGCGCAGCAGCAGAGGCTTGCGGCAGCGGCGAAAGGCCCCAAAGGCCCAGGCCCCACCTCTTTCGACAAGATGATGGGCATTGGGGGTGGTGGCCCCACGGGGCTGCCTGCGCTGGCGGGGATCAATAAGCCTGCGTCTCCCGGTGACCTTTCCCCCGAAGCCCTCCAAGCGCAGATCATGCAGGCCATGGGCCTCGACGCCAATGGCAACATCATCAAGCAACTCAATCCCTTCAATGCCGTGTCGGCTGGCTTCAGCGGCGCAAAACAGGATGCTTCCGACAAGCTCTCTGTCCTTGGCGACAAGCTCACGAGTTTCACCGATGGCATCCTCGGCGCTTTTGGTGTCAATGCTAGCCAGGGTGCCATAGCGAGGCCAAGACTTCGCGGTAGGATGGGAGGCTCCACAGAGGACCAAGACGCCGCCTTGCAGCAGTACTACCACGACTATGCCCTCTACGACACGAGAATGAATGCCAGGACAGAGGGCAGACTTTCGGCGTCTCGCTTCCGTCAGCAGCAAGATTCCGGCGTTGCCAACAACCTTCCGCTGATCACGGCGGCGATGGCTGCGACGGGTGGCATACCGGGACTGGGAGCCCTCACCTCCGCTGCTTCCAATCTCAGCAGCGTTGGTGGCAAGCTCAGCGACGTGTTGGGCCTCTTCGCTGGCAGGGCTCTCGGTGGCCCACAGGTCTCAGGCTTCGTCAGGGGTCTGCGCCTCCCTGGTTCCCTCCTGGGTGAAGGTGGACTTGCCGGAGGTGCCGCTGACCTCCTCGGAACAGGCGCAACGCAAGGGCTGGGAGACATCCTCAAAGACCTCGCCATCAGGGCATCGGTAAGCGGCGGCGGGATTGTGGGGGCACCGGGAAGGCTTGCGGGATTGGCAAGGCCCCTGGCCTATGGATCAAGGGCTGCCGACGCGGTTGGCAGCGCAGCCGGTGCTGTGGGAGGTGTCGGCTCAGACATTCTCGGGGGCATCGGTAAGGTCACTGGTCTCGACAGGCTCCCCATCGCTGCTATCAAAGAGTTTAGTGGCGTCATCAAGGACATGTTGGTGCCACTCCCGATGTTTGCGAGGCTTATCACGGAGGCTGGCGGTGCTTTCGGTGTTTTTGGGACCATATTAGGCGGGGCGAAAGCAGCCATCACACCACTGATAGGGCTTCTCGGTGATTTTCTCGGTGTGTTCCTGAGGTTTCCCATCATCGGCGGCATCTTGAGGGCTGTCCCCATCGTGGGCTGGGCACTCAACATCATCCAGATCATCCAGATGTTGAAAGCCGGTTGGGAGACCAACTGGATGGGGATGACCACCGCCTTGAAAGGATTTTGGTCTGCGGCGCAGCCCATCTTCCAAGACATCATGGGCATCCTCAACAATAAGAACCTGAGCTTCGGAGACAAACTCGGGGCCATCTTCGGGGACATCGGGAAGATAGGCGGTGACCTTGGCACTGCGCTGGGCACCATCATCGGGAACATCGTCGCAACCATCAGGGCAAATGCTCCGAAGTGGGGCAAGACGATAAGCGACAACTTCTCCGTCATCTGGAAGAGTTTTACTGACGCGGTGGGAGACACCCTCAAGACATATGGACCCATCGTCGGCGCAAAGCTGGGTGACCTCATCGGCGCTGCCGTCAACTTCATCGTCACCCAAGCGGTTCCCTTCGCCTTGAAACTCCTCGCCGGTTGGTACCACATCATGGCCGAGTTTCTCAATAACATCGACAAGGCCATCACCTCAGACGGAGGGGTGCAAGGGAGTGGAGGCTCTTCCATGGGCAAGAGTTTCGAGAAGCTGATCACCAACCTCGTCAACTGGGTGAAGGCCAATGCTCCCGCGTGGGGTGCAGCGTTGGGGCCTGTCCTCATCTTGGTGATGGAAGCAGCCTTCGAGTTACTCTACGCTGCGGGGAAACTGCTCCTTGACCTCACGGTGTGGTTCGGTGGCCTCATCGTCAAGCTCATCGGCTACGCCATGAGCCAGCTAGGGACTTGGGCCAATCAGCTTTTCACCTTCTTCCTCACGATGTTCACGCAGGCTGTGGCAAGCCTCGTGGCAGACGGTGGGCCACTTGCCCAGCTACAAGCCTGGCTTGACACGACACTTTTCCCAGCCTTCTGGAAGCACCAGGACTCGGAGCAGCCGAATAGGTCACAGAGCCTCAAAGATAAACTCCTGACCCTGTTCCTCAAGGCACTTGACCTCCTGATAGGAGACGACAATCCCAAGACACGCTTCGAGGGCTGGATTGACAACCTCGTGTCGAAATGGATACAAGACCACGTTGGCAGCATGCTGGGGAAATGGGCCACAGACCTTGAGGCTAAGATTGCCGAGATGTGGAAGGGTGCCATGGATGACATCACGGCAGACTCCAATCCACTCAATCAATTCCAGACGTGGATAGATGGCCTGATGACCCAGTGGTTCAAGTATTGGGTATCCCAAACCTCGACATGGGCCGGTGCCTTGTGGGACAAGGTAAAGGCCATATGGACTGCCCTGCTTGACTTCCTGAATAGGAACAGTATTTCTGATTTCGCGGCGGGTCTCTCGAAATTCATCAGCGATGTCTTCGGGGCCTTATTGAAACTTGTAGGAACCTTCTTGGCAGGGTGGTGGCCTACCTTCAAAGACGCCATAGTTGCCGCGTTTACCAGCGCCATTACCGCCGCAGAAACTGCATTGACTGGTCCTTTCAATGGTCTTATCCAAAACATAAGCGATAAGATCAATGCGGTGAAAGCAAAAATACAAGAGCTAATGGGTCTTGGTGGTGGCGGGAGTGCCCCTTCCGGTGGCGGGGTGGCGGGTGATGGTGTGACCTACGAAGGCGAAGTGGCTGCTGGCAGGACTGCTCTTCCCAAATCACAATGGGAGGCTGCCCACGCCGCCGCCGTGGCAGCGACAACACCCCCTCCTGGCCACAATGCCGCGGGTACCAGCAACTGGATGGGCGGCTTGACGTGGGTCGGTGAGAAGGGGCAAGAACTTCTGAACCTCCCTCGCGGCAGCCAGATCACGCCATTCCAAGACGTCATCCAGCAGGTGGCAAGTGGCGTGAAGGATATGTTGTACTCAGTGGGGGACAACTCGCAGGGCATGACCAGCGACATCGCCAACAGTCTGAACAACGTTGCCGATGCCATCAGGAGCCTCGCGTCAGCCTCCGAGAACCAGCAGCATACCGTCAACAAAACCACCAACATCAACGTGGACAAGATGGACATGAGCAGCCCGCAAAACGTCGATTACTGGGTGCAGCAAACACAGCACATGGGACAATAAATGGCGGCACTATCTTCCCTCTCGTCTATCCAGATCAATGGCCTGGAACTCAATGACGGCGTGAGTTTTTCCGTCCCAAACACGAATCTCGATGACCAGGCACCCGCCGATTTACGCATCCAGAAGGTTGCGTTTGGGCCTCCCGTCTACACTGGGCAGATATCCGCAGAGAAGACCATCACCCTCCACATCAACATCCACTACGTGGCGGGGGACACCAACTATCTCGACTTCGAGTCGAAGCTCAACCTCCTGAAGAGGGCCTTCGACACTCGCAGCCAGTTGCTCTCGACGCTTCGCCTCCAGAGGCCAAGCCAGACTGCGAAGACGGTGCTTGGTACCGCAAAATCCTTCACCATCAATAAGACGGAAAGGTGGGTGCAGGTTGAGTTTGCGGTGCCGGATGCCGTCTGGCTCTCGGAGACGTCTAGCAAGGTTATGGTCCCCATCACCACGTCGGGTCAGCAAGTCAAGATCACGTCGGCTGGCACCACGGATACCTTTCCGACACTCATCATTACCTGGAACACACCCAAGGGTGCCGCAGGCAACACCGGCAACTTCTACACCTATCAGGTGCCGGTGACCATCACGAATAATGCTTTGTCTGCGACGACACGCATCCCCATCGAATTGACAGGATACACGCCACCTCCCCTCTTCACCGCGACGGCGGGGAGTGGCGGCTCCATCCCGGCGCAGACCCTCTCCGTTGCCGTCACCATCCAGAAGACGAGGCTAGATGGCACCCTCGGAGAAAGCGATGCTACTCCGGTGTCGGTGGTGGTGGGGGCCAGCGGCAAGGTCACTTTCACCATCCCAACCACCACGGATGCCTTCGCCTATAACGTCTACGCTGGTGCCCCCGGCAGCCTCACACTCCAATCCACGACATCGCAGCCAAACCCCTACGCGACGACGCTGACGGTGACCCTCGCCGCATTGACGACGACTGGCGCTGCCCTGCCGACGTCGAATACCACGGGGTGGAACACGGCGGCGCTGATCAGCGCAGGGAAGATGAAGGCTGACGGCAGCGACATCCGTGTGCTGGTGGGGAACATCCCAGCGCCGCGAGTGGTGGAGAACCTGAACACACAGCAGACGAAGGTATGGGCTCTCCTGAATCTCGGTGCACAGGCGTCGCAAACCGTCTACATCCAGTATGGGAACACGCTTCCTGATCCGCAGCCTGACTTCGCGTTGGGTGATCCCTTGATACTCGACACGGCACATTCCAACAACTATAGCTGGACGTGGACACAATTCTTCGACTACATCTACAACACGAGACCAGGCTCATGGTCACCTGTGCAGTCCCAAGGTGTCGGCTACGGCTGGAAGCAAGACAATAATATAGTGCATAGGGGACAGGAAACGGCGTATGCGACGTCACCTGCGATTACCTTCACCAACCAGACCTTCTCGTCGGGGAGCCTCACGGGGTGGACGGTATCATCTACAGGCACCGTAGGCGTCGATAACACCAATCCCTCGCCAGGCTCACTCGATACCTACTCCCTCTCTTTTGCCCCCCTTGCGGCAAATGAATACGTCAGGAACACAAACCCTGCGGGTCTCATCTCGGGACTGAGCTACACAATAGATGCCTGGGTCTGGGCCGACACCGACAATGCGTTTGTGGTGCAGGTATTGGACTCCACGACTACGAATATCCTTGCCTTTTATTATGCGGCTGGGAGCAAAGCCTACCAACACATCCAACTCCCCTTCACTGCGACGACTACCGGCGTGTCGGTGCAGATATTGTCGCTGCTGGGTGTGGGCCTCGGCAGGCTTGACGATGCTTTCATCTATCCCACGGTGGACGTCTCAACCCACACTCCACTCAAGGACCCCACCACCAATATTGCTCAGGTCATGGGGATGCTCCATTCCAGCGTCGGCGTGAATAACCGCGAGGTGCCCCTGAATGGTTGGGAAATATCCCATCCCGCAGGGATCACACAAGTCACCCACTATGGCTTGACAAGCTTCGTCGGCAGTGACTACCTGAATAATAACGTCTTGAGGCTCATGGCGGAAGATGCACAATACCCTCCCATTGTCGTGTGGGGGCAGCCTTCCCTGACGACGGGTGGCCCCGTCGCCTACTCAACCTCCGGCAGCCCTCGCGTCGATACCATCGTACCTCCCAGGCAACGTGTCAGGTTTGAGGTCAATACGTCTGTTTTGATCCCGAATAATCAGGATGGCACCTTCGCCTCTATTGAGGGTGTCACCATCGCCTTCAATCCCCAGTATGTGGTGTCGGTTGTGCCCCAGCCTGTGCAGACGTTTTACGACTTGAATGCCACCATCACGCAGGCGACGGCGGGAGACGGGGATGCCATCGTCATCTCCACACCACTTGAGCCGAAAGCAAGCCTTATGATTGACACCCGAAACAAACAAGTCTGGTACCAAGCGCCTGACGGTACTCAGACGCTGAGGACTTCGGCACTCTCCACCGTAGGCATTATTCGCCCATTCTGGCTACAGCTACACCCCGGAGACAACTTCCTCCAATACAAAGAAGACACCGTGGGAGGCGTCAATCTCGAAGTCGATTGGAATGATTCGTGGCTGTAATGTCTGTCATTGATATTATAATATAGGAGTATTGCTATCTTTTACGCGGAGGTAGGAATCTTTGACCTTTCCCACAGAAAGATAGGAGAGCTAAACAAGCTGTATTCGGTACAGCGAAGCTATGTTCTCAACGGGATAGGACAGGCCAGGCTAGTCCTCGACAAGACCAATCCTTTCTACAAACTCAATAGCAACAATCCTGTGTTGGACATCGGCAGGATAGTGATGATCAACTCGACGGCAGGTATCACGCCGTGGGGAGGCTGGATCACACGCATTGACGAGACACGACTGACCTTGACGGTGACGTGTAAGGAGATGGCCTACATATTTGCGAGGCGACGTCTCGGCAAATCCGAGTTTTTCCCCTACAAGTCGGCGTCGGAATTGAATAAGCAGCTTACTGCCCTCACTTCGCCTTTCGTCATCGCGTCGCCAGACAATGCCGACACGTCAGCGCCACTCTCCAAGGAATTCCACTTCACGGGTGGCCTCGCTGCCTTGAGGCGTCTCCCCTACGACACGGGTGTGGACTGGTGGGTGGAGATGCTGCCGAATGGGCAGGGTGTCCTGCACACGGGTAATAGAGGTGTGGACAAGACAGACTCGGTGCTCTTCAGTGAAGGCCAGAACATAGACGACGAAGTTACCTACACACGAGATGGTGAGGAGCTTATCAATGACACTGTATTCATCGGCAGGGGAGACGGAGCATGGGAGGCAGCGCCGCATGCCCAACACAGTGACCACGCAAGCATCACGCAGTATGGCCTCTACCAGGCCACCAACGTGAGATACGACATTGTTCACGCTTCGGCATTGAGTGACATCGCAAGGCGAAACCTTGAGAGGAAATACAGGCCCAGGGAGCTTCTCGACTTCTATGCCTCGAATAACAATGGCGAATGGGGGCAAGCCTCCGAAGGCGACACCATCACGGTGCAGCTTGCGTCGTTTGGACCCAACGGCTTGAGCCTCCCCGCGAGGATTGTGGGCAGGGAAGTCGATGAATACGCGGCGAAACCCGTCAGATACCTCGTGGAGGTACTCTAGTGGCGGCACCGCCGGATAGGTTCAGACCAGACCTCTTGGCTGATGTGAAGGTCCCCTACAACCCCGTCTTGAAAATACGGGACTTGACGGATAGGGTGGACGACTTGGAGAGGTTCTATGGCATCATCGCCTTGCACTCCAGGCTGGATGGCATCAAAGAGGATGACCACACACAGTATGCCCTCGCCATCTCGACATCGAATAGGGCAGCCGCCGAAGCATTGAGGCTCTCTTCCGTCGATAAGAAGAGCATACTCTTCTTCGACAACGGCGTGTTGCAATTCACGGGCCTGAAGACGTCCACCTCCGCGACGGCTGGAGGTGCCACGGCTCTACCCGCCACACCGAAAGGTTATGCCTGGGCCAAGGTGGATGGTGTGATGGTAAGAATCCCTTATTACCTCCCGTAAACCCCCCGTTTCGTTGTAATGGAACGGAGGTACCATTGAAGAAGAAGCTTGGCCTACACGCCAATAACTATTCGCCACTCGCCAGAAACGCCATCAACAAAGGCAACGGCTCCTGGGGCATCCTGAAATTCCTCAATAGCGACGAAGAATCGCTGGTGGAGATACGTAAGGACAACCCGCAGGCCATCATCGTCTGCCGAAGGATGATCAATCAAGACGGCAACGAAGAGGAGATGGCGCAGGCCATCCTGACGGAGAGCCAAACCGTCAAAGGCATCGTGGACTACTGGGAGCTTTACAATGAAGCCCTCGGTGATCCCGTCTTCTACAATAAATTCAACCTCGAAGTGACGAAGCGCCTCCAAGGCGCTGGCCTTAAGGTCTCCGATTTATCCCTGGCTGTCGGCACCCCCGCTGGCAGCGACGACGACATACGACGTGTGTTGGATATCCTGGCACCCTGCGTCTTGCAGGCAGATGCGTGGAGCTACCACGCCTACGGTGCCCCCGGTGTCCTCACGTCGTCTGACTGGCTTGCACTCAGGCCACGCAAGTATGTCCAGCTTGACCCACGCTATGGCACAAAGCCACGCATCTACTCGGAGGCTGGCATCGACTTCGGCGTGATCCCCAATAGTCAAGGGGACACCTCCTACACAAACACTAACGGCTATAGGGCTCACGGCATCCCCGACGAAGTATATGCGTCGCAACTCATCGCCTTGGGTGACGCGATGCTGACGGATGCTATGGAGCTAGGTGCCACCATCTACCAAGTCGGCAACGACACAGACTGGAACAGCTTCCGGCTAACTGATCCTGTGTTGGACACAATAGCCGATTACGTCACAGTAGGAGATACCCCAGTGCCCACGCAGCCACAGTCTACCGATTCTATTATTGCCTACTATGGAATGTATGGATACCCTCCCAGTGCTGATTCGGCACTGTATAAGTATGGCCTGAAGCCCCTCCGCGAGAAGTACTTGGCGCTGGTTGCCGCTGGCGACCCCACGGCGGATATGGAGAACCCCGGACCCTGCCTCACCGGGGAGTACCAGGAGGTTGTGAATGGCGAGATACGGTATCGCGTCAGGCTCACTAATCGTATTATTGAATGTTATAACCGTGGTGATCAGTGGTATGCTGGTGCCGTGGAACTCTACCTGAAGTAACGCAATGCTCATCACTGACATCCCCTTAGTCCAGATAGGCTCTGCCCTCGGCGGCTTCGGGGCCATGGTGACTTCCTATGTGCTGCTGCGACGCAACCACCGGGACATCAAATCCGAGATCATAGGCCAGATGAAGACCCTCAACGACTCCTTGACCAACGACATGAAGACACTCAGGGAAGACGCCGCCACGCAGAAGACGAAGCTTGACCAGATGGATGGCCAGATGACAGCCATGAAAGCCGCTGCCTACACGCAAGACCAGCGTATCAGGGACATGCAAACGTCTCTGGACAGGCAGGAGAGGTTCATCCTCACCGTCAAGAATTCCGCCAAGTCGTTTGGTTTCCTCATCGGCAACGAAGGCGATTTGAGCCTCCCCTCAAGCATCACGGTGCTTGTCGTCGGCAACGAAGGGAGGATACGGGAGGCTACGCAGGAACTCCTCATCAACCACGGCTTCTCCGTCGTCGTCGCAAAGAGTCGCAACGATGCACTGAACCTCATCTCCACGATGACTTCCTCCACGCTGGGTGTGATCATCGTGGATGTCCTGTCCTTCAAATCCGACAGCTACGAATTCGTGAACACCGTCAGGAGGATGCCAGGATACAACAAAATCGCATTCATACTCGCATTAGAGTTTGGTGACCCGTCATCGAGGAGCTATCTGTCCCTGGACAAGGAGCTACCGGAAAAGGTTTTCCTGTTCCCTGTGCCATTCAATAGGCAGCAGTTAGTCAGGCTTGTGCAGGACATCTCCTCCGTCATTGATAGAAGTAGTGAGGAAGGTGCTCACACCTTACCATCTCCAGCAACAACAACCACGACGACAACTACCACAACAACCCCATCATAAAATTCGTAAGGAAATAAGAAAGCTCCTGTGGCTCCAAAGATTTCACCTCTTCGGAAACTGGTCCCTGGTATGTGGCGGCATCATAACATTGTGTGGCATCCTGCTCCATTTCATCTCATGACCTCCCAGCGTTTCTTGACCTTCTGTTCCCTGGGCACACTCGCCATCCTCGTGGCGGCGTATATCTACTCCGTCGTCATCGTCGCCAGGGTCTATTATGTCCTGCAAGATTATCGCAGCGCCAGGCTAGAATACTACAACGTCTACCAAACACTGTTGGACCTGAAGCAGATGGAGAGTGGGCAGCGTGGCTACCTGCTCACCGGGGACCCCCTCTATCTCATGTCCTACAATGACGCGAATAAGGTCATCAACACTGCCATAGACGCGACGCAGGCCACCACACAAGACAGCACCGACGATGCGAGGGACTTCTCGGAGGCGAAGAGGCTCATCACCCAGAAGAGATCAGAGATGCTCAGGACCATTGAGCTTGAGCAATCAGGTTCCCACGATGAAGCCGTTGCCCTCGTCATGACAGATGAAGGTCTCTATCAAGGCGTCGATGCCAGCACCCTCCTGGGCAACATCCTCGACAGGCAGTCCAAGGCCATCCAGCAGAAATACGACGCGGTGCTAGAGGGCACACGCAATAGCCTCCGCATCACCTTCTATGGAAGCATCTTCGGTGTGCTCCTGGTGATAGGCAATTTCCTTGGGATGCGATTCTTCATGGATGCCACGAGGAAGGCAGAGGCGCAGACACTTCAGCAGCGCAAGGAAGTGGAGAAGGTCAAGGAGTGGTACTGGAATGTGACGCAATCCTCCACCGACGCCTTCGTGTCCATCACACCGGATGGCATCGTGACCTTCTGGAACCACGCCGCCGAGAACATCTTTGGCTACACGTCGGAGGAGATGGTGGGCCACACGCTAGAGAAGATCATCCCCCCTGACCTCTATCCGAAGCATGAACACGGCATCCGACGCCTCGCGGAGGGGTGGCCCTCACACGTCATCGGCACCACCATGGAGTTGCAGGGTGTCAAGAAAGATGGCAGCAGGTTCCCACTGGAGCTTCTCATCTCCGTGTGGGCATCCGAGAGTGACGGCAAGATGTACACGGCAACCATACGCGATGTATCGGAGAGGAAGCGATACGAGGAGGCGCTGATCAAGAGCAACGGCGAGATGGAGAGGTTCACCTACATCGCCTCCCACGACTTGCAAGAGCCCCTGCGTATGGTGACGTCATATCTCCAACTCCTCGACAAACAGTATACGGCGCAGCTTGACGACAAGGCGAAGAAGTACATAGGCTACGCAGTGTCCGGTTCCCAGAGGATGCGGAACCTCATCCAAGACTTGCTCCTCTATTCGAGGGTCACGTCGAAGACGAAGGAGATGGTGCAGACCAATCTCAATGCCTGTGTGGATTCGGCACTAGACAGCCTACAAGCAGCCATCAACGAGAGCCACGCGGAGATAGAGAGGGACCAGCTTCCCTCCGTCTCGGGTGATCCCATCTGGCTGACCCAAGTCTTCCAGAACCTCCTCGCCAACTCGATAAAGTTTCGGAAGCCTGGTGTCCCCCCGAATATCCTGATACGCTGTACTGATGAACATTCAATGTGGCGAATTGATATATCGGATAACGGTATTGGCTTCGATATGCAATACTCTGACAAGATATTCGTCGTATTCCAGAAACTCCATCGCAAGGAGGAATACGAAGGCACCGGCATAGGTCTTTCCATCTGCAAGAAAGTCATAGAACAACATGGTGGCACCATCTGGGCAACCTCCGTCCCCGACAAAGGTTCAGTCTTCTCCTTCACCCTCCCGAAATACTCCAAGTAGCGGCAAGGTGGTGGCAGTACCCATTGAAATACTCATCGTAGACGACAGCGAGGCAGACGTTGATCTCACGCAGGAATTGCTGAGGGACTCCAAGGTCATCAACCACATCAACGTCTGCACCGATGGCGTGGAGGCACTCAGGTTCCTGAAACGCGAAGCACCCTACCAGGACTCCCCTCGGCCAGACTTGATCCTCCTTGACCTCAACATGCCACGCAAAGACGGCAGGGAACTCCTGCAAGACATCAAACAAGACGAGTGCCTGATGCGTATTCCCGTGGTGGTGCTCACGACGTCGCAGGAGGACAAGGATGTATTGCAGAGCTATAACCTCCACGCAAACTGCTACGTGACGAAGCCATTTGACCTTGAGCAATTCATGGCGGTGGTATCGGCCATTTCAAACTTCTGGCTTTCCGTTGTGAAACTACCACCCGCCTGATATACTGTAGCAGTGTTTTGGTGTGTTGAAGAGGATTGTGTGTGGTGGAGTTTCCCGAGAGGCTGAAGCAGACCATGCTGAAGCGTGGCTGGACACTTGACAATAAACTTGCGCTGGCCTCCGGCATCAGGGCATCGACACTCTCCCTGATGCTCAGTGGGAAGACGCAGCCGACGACGGAGACGCTGGAGAAAATAGCGAAAGTGTTGGAGGTATCCACCACCTATCTCCTCCACGGAGATGAGCCGCCGCCACTCCCCACGAGAGACGTGATCCCCTTTCGTGAGCCCATCATCCCTCTCCTCGAAGCACTCCAACAAGGTGTGCAGGAGTCGCTAGTCGCAGCGCATAATAATACGCTGATCATCAGCTACGAGTTGCTCAAGAGTGGCGAAGTGGCGAGGGTTTCCCAAGCAACGAGGGTGCCCTACCCCACCTTCGGTGTGTCGAGTGAGAAACGCGGTATTGCTGTACTGGAGGAAGGCCCCTTCCCCTTCCAGTTTTCGCAAGGCGATGTCCTCTGCTGCCTGCCCTACGAGAACCAGGAGCTTGCCGATGGCATCCCCGTCGTGATCAAAGAAGGTAGGGGCCTGGCGCTAGTTGCGAAGAGGGGCCAAGGCGTCATCTCCCATTTCGGGAAGACCACGATAATGACGCCACTTTTCTACGTGGAGAGCATGTACCGAAGCTTCGGCACCGAGAAGGAAACCGTCGCAGCCTTAGCCGAGATGCTCCACAGGAGCTAACCCTTTTCCTTCACACCACAGGACACCTTCGGGTGTCCTTTTTTATTGGTCACTCCCATGTCAGAGCAAGAGCATATTGAGCATGAGCACATCGAAATCCTTGAGCATTACCCTCCACACATTCCAAGAGAGGGTGATCCCTACTACCACATCTTCAATGAGACGCGAGAGAGGATGCGTCGTGAAGGAAAGCTCAAATGCTACATCGACAACAAGGATTGCTCAAAGGAGTCCATTGAGCTTCATCACTACTTCGTGGAGTATGCGCTGATAGGCGACGCAGACTGGCGTAGGTTTGCTGAGTTGTATCCCCAATTCCACATACCCGACGAAGAAGCCTTCTTCATGTGGTGTGAAAGTGAAGAAAATTTGATGCCGCTTTGTAAATTTCACCATACTGGCATAGGGGGTATACACCATCTCCCGGCCCCACTATGGTTGATTCAGAGATTTCTCAAGCCTGGGGTAGAAGCCCCGGCAGTCATCGTCTTACAAAGTCAAGGAGAGACAGTCTACCATGCCCATCGCTGATGCCCTCACGCCATTCATCCTGGCGGTGATGGTTGCCATCGCCACACAGATCATCAAGAACTTCATTGAGCTAAAGATCACACCAGACAATAGCATCCACGACTCCGTGATCCGCCTTGTGAGCATAGCCCTCGGTATCGTCGCGTGGGGAATGTTCTCGGGGATGCCGGAGTCCAGCCAGGCCATCCTCCTGCTCCTCTACAATGGTGGCCTCTTGATTGGAGGCGGCGCAGTACTCGGCTACCACGGTGCCACGCAAGTGATCCCAGCCTTCCTTGGGAAGCAGACGGTGGACAAGACAAGTGGCACCGCAGCCACTGTGGAGGCACCGACGAAGCCTGGAGACTTGGTGCAGTCTGTAGACGTCGCCATGAAGCTTGTCGATATCCCCGTCACGGTGTCCATGAAGGTGCCGGAATCCTACACACCAAAGGTGGACCCCTCGCTTTCCAATCCCCCACTCAATGCGGCAGCGCCGACATTCCCCGCCAACACGACGACGACGGTGACTATCCCCTCGCCGGAGCCTCCCCCGCAAATCCCCATCACGTCATTCCTGAAGCAATAAAATAAGCCCCCTACCTTCATCGGGTAGGGGGCTTATTTTTGTTGTCTAGTCAAGTCCTATGCCCATCGGATCAATGGAAGTCACTCTGTGTGCCACGGGATTGACCCTGACTTGTATACTAAAACGCTGTGATGTCCCTTGCGGGGTCTTCACGGGGACATCCAAATAATACATGACAGTGCCATCTTGGTTGGGGGACGATGGCTTCTGTTCCACCGCAGCACCCACCACCGTGTACATATCGAGGTTGTAGCTCTGCCTATCCGTCTTGACAAATAGTGCCACCGCCTGTGGGTTGGCCTGCATGACCTGTTGCACCGTTTTCTCGTCGCCTTTGATGTCGGCAACGGCGGCGACTTTGGCAAGCTCCAAGTCACTTCCGAGAGGGACAGTAGCCGCCGCAGCCCCAGGTGTGGCACTAGGAGCCGCAGGGGCTACTGCCGTGGGAGATGATACAACCGTCTGTGCCGAATCCGCACAGCCCACCAGCAGGAATGCAACCAAGAAACCAAGCAAGTATCTCAACCGGAACCTCCATTCGCAGCCGCGACGCAGACCAATGCGATGATCAGCCATAGCCACCATAACTTCAAACTGATCCTTATGATAGCGATAGAAAGTACTAGGAGGAATGCCGAGGGCACTCCTACCACCAAGACTACCAAAGCGAAGATCATCAAAGCAAGTAAGATCATCGTGGGCTTCCCTTTCAAGCCGTGAACATACCGACAACATCACGCCACACTCCTGGTGGCATCATCCAAATGGCGACGTTATATGGGGATATGGCGTCGTCAGTGAGATAAGACGTCTGGGGCTCCTCCTCCCCCATCAGGTGCCAGGCTGCTACCCTGACTTGCCGATGCTGCATCGCACCGTAGGCTTCCACCTTCACCCATCGGAACACGTGGGTGAGGAGCCCATGCTGCGTGGCGCTATCCGCGTGTTCCATGACGTCTCGGAACCTGACCACATTCTCGACAACGCTGAGCATCCTGTCCTTATTCTTGGCAAACGTCTCCTTCTGTCGCAAGGTCTCCCTCACACTAGCAATCTCGTCAAGTAGCTCCGCTGCGTTTTCCGTGTAGGTCTGCTCCAGTGCTTCCGACGTCGCAGCCCTCGCCATCTGCTTGAAGCGCATCCTCTTCTCTTCTAGCGTCGCCAACTGGAGGCGCAGGCTCCGTAGCTCCTCTTCAGCGCCGGAGCCGAAGATGTCCTGGTGCTCATTGGCTACCTCCTCCACCAAGGACTTCGAGAGCCTTCCCTGGATGAAGTCGAAGACGGCTGCTTTCACGAGGTGGTCCGATATCGTCTGCCCACGGCAGCTAGTCTTACACGCCATGTGGTTGAAGCAGAAATGGAAGTCGTTGAGTTTACTCCCCGGCTTCCGCTTCGAGAAATACATCTTGCCGCCGCAGTAGAGACACGAGAGGATGCCAAGCAGCGCATTGTCGTTGCGCCTGCCCCGTGTCCCGTGTGCCTTCGTCTTCTCGAATCGCCTCATCAGGGCATCGTGATCCTCAGGGTCCAGGAATGCCCAGTCTTCTATGTAATGAACCTTGTCCCTCAAGCCTTCGGGTATGACGTCGCTTTCCCAGATGGGCTTCGTCGGGTGCTTCAAGACGTGGTGCCTACCCGAATAAATAGGATTGAAGACGATACTCGCCACGTCTGCGTGTGTCCAGAAACGAGGCCCACCCTCCGTGTCTTTCCAGCGTCGTTTCAGTAGGCCTTCGCCGTTGAGTTGTGCCGACACACCCTGCACCGAGAGTGACGTGGAGGCTAACTCGAAGAGCCTCATTACCACCGGAGTAAGCTCAGGGTCTTTCTCAAGATGCCTGATGGCATTGCCTTTCGCGTCTACGCCATCCAGCACACGCATATAGCCCCACGGTGTCCTGCCTCGATGCACCGGGGACTCCATCATCTTGCGTGAAAGCCCCTCATACATCCTCTCGCGTATCGTGGAGACTTCATTCCCCGCGATGGCACTCTGGACCTGGAAGATGAACCTATCGTTTTTCTTCCGAGGGTCATACACCCTGTCCCTCGTGACGATGATGGCACCAGCGTCGGCGCAGGCGGAGAGGATGATGCCAGGGTCCACGAGGTATTCGTCGCGGGTGATCCTGTCGATGTCCAGGGCACCGATGCCCTGCACCTTCTTGTGACGGATGTCATCAAGCAGCCTCTGGAGGTTGGGCCTCTTCTTCATGTCCCTGCCGGAGACTTGCCCCTCATCGTAGTAGGCAAACTCCCATCCCTTCGCGGCGACAACTTTCTCCATCACCTCGAAGTGTGCTTCCTGCCGGAAGTTTCCCGTCTGATTCGGTGTGGACCAGCGCCTGAGTAATCCGATGATCATGACCATGCCTCCCTGTCGTTAGTATAACGCTAGGCGGTTATCTTTTGGCATAAAAAAAGCCGCCACACCCGGAGGCATGGCGGCTGATGTGCTAGCTAGCTTTTTTGTTTGCTGGCTTTCTCTTCTCCCATTGCTGACAGGCTTTATCCCAGGCTTTCAGTGCCTCCCGATTGAGGCGTATCGGCTTCGTCACTTCTCACCTAAAAGCTTCGCTATGTTGCGATAACTTCGCTTGCATATCCTGGCGGCGAGTTTCTGGTCAACGCCAAGGCGAGGTGCGACGCCATTCATCGCATCTCGTATCTCGTAGCCTGACATCATGAGTTTCATTGCCTGCTTTTCTCTCGGGTCCTCAAGCTTCTCGACGGCGCTGACAATATCACAATAGATGCAAAGGTAAAGCTCATTCGACTCGTAATGCGTGGAGAGGAAATGCCAGAAGTACCTGACGAGATGCTCCACGACATCGCGGCTGTACTTCATGTCCTCTGATAATAGCGATGTGATGGTATACTTCTCGCCTTTCGCCAGTAACTCTACGCGGCGAAAGCTAACTCGGCACTCGGGGGCTGACATCATCAATCCATTCTAGTATGGTTGGAGGCAGCCCTGACCTTTTCTCTTCCGATATCGACTTTGCGATGATAAGCTCCAACGTTGCGTTTACGAAATACCAGGCTTCGACATTCTTCTCTGCTTCTCTCACTGCCAAGGCTGCGGTGGGGAGCCGGTTCCTTGCACCCGCTTCCCCTTCCGCCGCTGCCTTCTGCGCCCCGTCGAGGTTTCGCTTCGCTGCTTCAAGTTGACGCTTGATGCCACTTTCCGCCGCGTCACTCTGCGTCTTGAGGCGATGCAGCCAGGTCATATGGGATGTGTAGGCTGCCTTATAGTCGGTGACGGTATTGCTATTTAGTCCTTCCAATTGTCGCCTAGCCCTTCCACGGTGGCATTGCCGACAATCTTCTTGAAGACTTCCAAGGGGATGGTGTCCCCTACCTTGTAAGGAATCTTCTGATGCCAGAAGGTGACATCCGTCATCTTGATCTTGTCGCCGGGGAGCATCGCGGCACCGAAGGAGATGGTGACGGCGTGGTTGTCTTGGCCCAGGATTTCCCTCACCCTCTCTCGGGTGTCCTTCACGCCCCAAGCTACTTCGTCAACGCCTGGATTGTTCCTTGCTTCCCTGACCTTCTCCATGATCTCGTGGGTAAGCTGCTCAAAGCCTGACTTGCCTAGCTTCATGCCACCTGAAAGCTGCGGGACATTCCCCTCAGTAAGCTCCATGGTGGTCCTCTCCCTCGCAGCCACGGGGAGGAGTATCTCGAAGTGTGCCCCCATCTCCAGGAGCACATCCGCGTCGATGCCAAGCTGCTGGTTGTAAATCTCCCAGCGTGTCATCCAGGATTTCAGGGTCCTGGGTGCATCGGAGGCAAACGAAGCCGTGGACTTGCACAAGTCCTTGAGGTAGCTCTCCATGGAGGTGTAGGGCTTGTTGGTGGCACCATTGAGCTTCTGCTCATAGAGGCGCTGGTCCCTGATTCTTGCGAGGACCTGCACCTGCTGGATGCGGAGTGCCTCGCCTTTCGCCATCATGTCATAGAGGGCATCCTCAGCCTCTTCGATGCTGCGGTACGCGGGGATTGTGTCTTCGGAGAGAAACTCGTAGACTGGCTCAGGCGGGAGAGACGTGAGACCTTGCGCCTCCGAGTCGGTGCCTTCGACAATCTCTCCCGTCACCATATCAATGCTCACGAGTTGCATATCCTTTCGTATTCAAGTAGCTGTTTATGCCTCTCGGCGGTGAGGCAGTGTAACTCGGGTATGTCGTATTGCTTGCCATCACACTCAAACTTCTTGTCTTGTGTGTCGGCAATGTGTAAAAACAACACGGGATGCCTTTTTCGCCGCAACCCTATCTGATTGATTTGCACCCACGCCTCGATGATCCAGGCGGGAAGCACCCGACGCTTCACTTCTCCGACGTAATGCTTTGACGATGTGTCGTAGCCTAGGCTTGTTAGGTGGCCTAATCTTCCTGTGGATGTCTGAAGCTGCTGGATGGTGGGGTCCGGGTCTTGACCATCCTCATCTCGTAAGAAAACGGAAGATTCTCTCTCACTCAGTTTCCATTTCTGGCTCCTACTCCGAGGCTTCCTGGCATCCGGCGACTTGCCCTTTTCGCTAGGGACGGGTGCCTTGATGGGCCTAGCCACGCTGTGCCGTTTCAGCACTACGTAGGTCAGTATAACACTTTTCTGGTGTATGTGCAATACTCTTGAGGCTATTGATGGTGCCATTTTCCGCCATGGCGATAAGCTCAGAGAGGGGGTGGAGTTGCCTGGAAGTCAGGACATAGTTATCGGGATAGTGGCGAGGGTTTTTCTGCCACTCCGGCTTGTAGTTTTTGACGGGTGCCTTCTTGATCTCCGCGACGGTGGCCCAGCCGACGACTTCCGCCTTCAGTCCCTGGAGGTCTGCATAGACAAGGATGTAGATGTCGGCGGAGTACTTGGCCTTCACCGGCAGCTTCAAGTGGGGATCATCGCCAGTGCCGAAGGTGGACACCTTGACGTCGAAGGTCACGCCGCCTTGGTAGGTGCCGTCGATGCCCTCATCGGTGTCCTTCTGCTCCCAGTCTGGGGTCACGCCGAGGAGCCCACACACGAATATCTCACCGACAGCGCCCCATAGGTGGCTATTTCTGTTGGGGCCGACACTCCACCCTGCTTTCTTCTTGGTGCGTATCTGCTCCATCTTCCTCGCGGCTGCGAGTACATAGGAATCCGTCAGGTCAATCTGCCCAGGCTTCAAGCCTTGTGTGTCGGCAATGGTAGCCATCAATAATCCTCTTATTAGTAATCAATAGTATCCCTACTATCATTATACCGTATCGGCATTATGACAAAAAAAGGCCCTGCACCCGAAGGCACAGGGCTTGAGGCTAGGGGAAAGGTATCGTGTCGGGTGGAGACGAAGAAAACTGTGGCCCATACTTATAGCCGCATATGCCCTCCCAACGTGTGCCGTCAGGCTCAACGAGATAACAAGACATCCTGATGTCTCGGGGATTGTAGTACCACAAGAGAAACTTATAGCCTTCTATCTCTCCGGCGCAGATATACTTATTGAGGCTCTTCTTCTTGAGGAAGGGTCCCGGCGACTCCTCCCCGTAGTTATAGAAAATACACGCCTCAGTATATTCGAAGCCAACCATCACCTCACCTTCTCCTAAGAGGATGTGCATGTCGGGTGGCTTACCTATTCCTTGCGCCATCTCATAGAAGAAGGAGACATTCTTATTGAAGTGTATGGGATTGACCCAGGTGTGTCTCGGGTGGAATACGCCATTCCTGAAGACGTAGCCTCCGTAATTCTGGAAGTTTCTCTTGACGGTGCCTACACTACCCACTACTACCTCTCCGGCGTATACCTATTCACGGCGTCGGCAATCAACATCAACACATCAATGCGGGAAAGGTCTATCTCATTGCCCTTTGCGTCGCAGAGTATCCAGCCGTCTCCTTCCTCTTTGGCGGTGGGCACCCACCTTCGCAGGTGCCCAGACAATACGTCGTCAAACGACGGGGGTATCAATGGCTTGAGTGGTGTGATGGGCCTGATACGGGAGGTGCCGATGGTCACTTCCCCACCGGCACTCTCTCTTAGGGCCACTCGACTTCCTCGTAGTCCTCTTCGTAGGTCAAGGCATCCTGGAGGCTCTCAGACAAGTCGCCAACCTTATCATAGAAGGCGTCGTATTTCTCGTTGAGCCTGTCAATCTCTTTGAGAAGAGCCGTCACATCCTTGCGTGTCTGCGTCTCATAGCGACGACGACGATTGCGGAGCCTGATCTGGGTGATCTCTTCGTCTTCGAGAACATTGCCTTCACCACCATAGAACAACTCGTCGTCGGAGGACCAATCTTCCGCCTCTTGGGGTGCAGGCTCCTGTTGCTTCGCAAGTTTCTTCAGCTTCTTGCGAAATTTCTTATTCTCCTTCTTCGAGAGGAAGCGATTGTTCTTGACGCTTTCCAAGACCCCATCGAGGAAATCACCGGGACTGCTACTGAAGACAGAAGACTGACCGGGGCCAGCGTCACTCTCAACGTGAATATCGTCAGGTGGGAGGCCAGCGCAAGAACACGTATCCTTGCAACCGGGATCACAGGGCTTCCAGGTATCAGACTTCACTTCCTTCACACCATTATTCGGTGTTGGGAAAAGCTCTTCGACAAACTCATCAAGAACCTTGTCCCAAAACTTATCCCACTCCTCGGCGTCTTCAGTGTTATGGGCAGTATTTTCGGCTTCCAATACTATTCCTTCTCTGCTTCTTTGGCTACAGCTTCGACATACTCTTTGCGGTGTGTGCTCTTCTCCGGCTCAAACCCCTTCGGATACCTACTAGACAATTTATCTACGTTGTGCCTGAGTATCTGCGACAGCGGGATATCCAAAACGGTGGCGAGGAGTGCTAGGTACCAAGCGATATCAGACGCCTCGTCTTCTAGCTTGCTGACATCGAGTGTGTGCCCCTGCTGCGTGTGCTTCTTGACGAGATCACACACCTCACCAGCCTCTCCCGCGAGGCCCAAGCAGGCATTGAAGAGATTTTTGGCGTTGGGGTTTGCCGTCTTCATGGCGAGGCGCTGGTATTCGTCTGCATCCAAATGATCTGCTCCTCTGTATTATTGTTCCTACACTCACTATACCATATGAGTATTATACCGTCAAGAATTGCGAGGCAGCCTCCACCCGCTGCTTGCTCTGCCGGTGGGATGCCAGCCCATCTAGGTCCCTTGTTCCAGTATCTGTATGGTGACTTCTATGTTGTCGTCTTTGCTCTCGGCAACCTTCTGACGGAGGTCCCTCATAACAATGAGGGACTCCTGAATACGGAAAATATCCGCCTTGAAGTGATCATCGAATCTCCATAGTGCCAATAAACTTTTGGAGATTCTTTCGCTGCTCACAAGTTTACATATACGTATATCGAGAAGCTCAAGCATCTCGTCTTTTGGTACAGAGGTAGGAAAGGAAGCGAAAGGCTTAGGCACCCTCCGACTCCACGAGGCGCTGCCACTGACGTGTACCCAGGCCCCTCTCGATTTCCTGGAGATGTGCCAAGTCTTCGACACTCATTTCCATGCCGTTATTGGGCATGCCGCTTGAGAGTACTTTGAGGAGCATCAACACCCTGTCTGACTCGCCGCCATCCTTCCCTAGTTTGTCGTGGTAGCGCCGGAGGATGGACCTGACATACTCGGTGGATACGGTGATGCGCCAGCCTGCACCGAGTGTCACGATACTGCCTTCGGGTCTGGTGCAATGAGCATCATGAAGATCAACCAGCCGAAAACGGCGAGGGTCCAGAAGGCCATGTCAAGCTGGCTGCCCATCATGAGGCGAAGCGCAATCATGATGGCCCAGAAGAAGATGGTGAAGAAGCACATCTTTCTCATAATCCCTAAGGCAGTAGTATCGTCTTGACGGCGAAGCAGGCATCCATGAGATCATCAAACACCATCGTTGAGGTTTCCTCCACCATACAATGGAAGTGTGGGTTATTTTCTTCCATCACAACCACCACGGGATGTCCATAGGCATAGGCCCACGCCTGCTCCATGACTGTGCCGATGCTCACTTTCTTTGCGTCGAGATAGTTGACAAGGAGGAGGTCACACCGCTTGACGTCGTGGTGGTCCAGAAGTGTGATGGACTTCCCTGTGCAGAAGGGGTCCTCGTCGTAGGTGTTGGCAAGCACCTTCTCACCTACGATGTAGCTCTGGCTGCGGAGGGGGCATAGGCAATCTATGTCGGGGGACATCCACTCCTGGACCATCCTCCTCCAAAGCTTCGCCTCATCGAAAGAGATGCCAGTGAGTGGCCCCGCCAAATAAATGGTGGGCTTATTCACCTTCCTTCAGTCTCTGCTCTTCCTCATACATCACCAGGAATATCATGGCGTAGTTGGCGAGGTCAATGGCATCATTGTGGAGACCTTCTGCACTCTCCGTCACATTACCCTTGCGATAGACGTTGATGACCCTGGTCAGCTTTGAGCACATCTCACTCAAGGCGTAGTCGGAGGGTTTCTGGCCCTTCAGCTTGACGGAATGGACATTGGAGAAGGTGTCCTCTCCGTCGCCATAGTCGTTGCCTCGTGTGATGGCTATTTCCTTAGCCGTGTCGATAAGCTCCACGAGACGGCGACGATTGGGGTCCTTGATATCGAGAGAATGGACTAGCTTAGACTTCTCGGTGATGACGCGGAGAACCTTGTTGGTAAGGATACGCCAGAAGTCCTTGGACCAGCGATTTTCCTCATCTTCGGAACTCAACTCATCCCAAGGATAGCCGAAGGCTTCCGCAAGGGTCTTCGCTACATCGTCAGTCCTGAACACAAAATCTGTGGGGGTTGCACCCATATACGTCTTCAAGCCCTCAAACATATATGCACCTAGTGTTTCCATGTCTTCTCTAGACGACATATATGGGTCTTTTTCCGGCATGTCGTCGTAGGTAGCAGACTCGTGTCCTACTATGTTGAGGGCCTCAGCAGCCAGTCTGCCTAACTCTTCGGCAGTGGGAGTGATCAAGTTACGTGTCCTTTACCTAATATCTTCCCGACACAAGGATTGCGACGCCAATCACACAAAGGACAATTACGATAGCCACGGCGACGGCGACATGCAGCACCGTATACAAAACATAGACCAAGATAAGGCCAGCGACAACAAGCAAGAACCACGCGAGTGGAGACAATGAGATTCCTTTCCTAGTAGGGCACCACGTCAGCAAGACGCTGGCGTGAAGGTTCTAATCTAAACGGACCAGATTTATTATTTCCTCAAACACTATAATACTCGTCTCAATATTCTACCATACTAATGTGGGCTAAAACAAGCCTGGGTTGAGGTCTTCCTGTGTCAACTGGAAATAGAGGACATCTCGGATATTCAGGGACAATGACTTCGGACAGTCGAGGGGGTTGTACATCGCGCCAAGGAACATCAGCCAGTTTTTATACTCGCGGATTCGGAAATTGGCTTCGTCGTAACTCTTATAGTGCTGGTACTCTTCTTCCCAGTTTCCAAAGATGCCTGACGTATCTGTATTCAGGCCAAGCAAATCGCCAAGCCAGCCGAGGCGCTTCCTCGCAACCGGCTTTGCTGCTTCCTCCTTGGCATGCTCATTGACGACGGCTTCTGCATCAAAAAGACGCTGCTCTATGATGTCGATAAGCTTCGCAACGGGGAAGTCGATGGTCCAGTTGTCTCGGTTCTCGTCGTAGTAGGCCATATTACCTCGCTAGCAAGAGTGTTTTTTCAGGCGAGGCCACTTCCTCACCCGACGTGTACATCTTCTCAAACTGCGCCTTGGGCATGATCCTCATAATATTCGCGGCACCCACGATGATGTAGTCACCAGGCTGCCCATACTGCTGGAAGGGATGAATGGGTATCTTTATCGCCACGGGTACCAGCGTTTGGAAGGCCCTCACCACCTCTATGCGGCTGTAGATGGGCCATGTGCTTATCGGTGGCAGTGCTCCTGCCGGTGCTTCCTCTTCTTCGTTGTTGTCGTCGTCTCGCATTATTTCTCCATCGGCGGTACTGGTGTGTCGGCGTCAATATTCATGAAGGTCTCAACCGGAAAGCCAGGCCCTGGACAGATTCTGCCTGGCTCAATTTCGTCATGGGTCAAGACAATGAGCCTGCCTCGCCTCGCAAAGATGTCCCTCACAAGATCAGCGCCAGCGTCTACCTGCACTTGCGGCAGCGGCTCAGCGTTATTGATATCCCTGACAAACTCTATGCCGATGGTCCATGAATTGGGATTCGGCTGCCCATAGAAGGGGCTATTGTAGGGAACCTCTCCGGCATGCCAAGCTGTGTCGGCTTCCAATACCATCTGCGTCACGGTGCCGTCTTTATCCACCACATAGTGGGCCGACACATAACTTTGCGGGAGGGAGAACCAAGGGACAGTCCCACCGCCAGCGGTACCGTGAAGGACTAGGGAGTTTATCGTGTGGCCTTCCCTCCCCTGGTCAAAATTGGGTGATGGTACCCAAACAGCCTTCTTGTAATCAGTCATTTGTAGATGAACATAGCTCCTGAATATCTCGGCACCCACCGAGATGTTACTCTGCCGTAAACTGGGTAATGCATTTCGGTGACAGTGAAGCCGTAGGCTCCGACACTCGTCACATATGCGACGTGTCCTTGTCCCCAAGCTCCCCCAGTCCATGGTCTCCAGACGGCGATGGCCCCCACCTTGGGTAGGAAGCCGACACTCCTGCCAGACATCCTAGCGTCTATGGCCCAGCCACCGGCATTGCCCCAGACACTCCCATAGAGGTCTGGCCTCATCTCGTAGGCCCAGGCGGTGCAATCACCGGAGCCTGCGTAGCTTTTGAGTGGAAACGCCAGACTGAAGACAAACCCGAAGATGGCGAGGAGGCGCTTCAACTTGAGAACACTTCGACGTAGACGGGAAACGGCTGATTGGGTCCTATCTGCGTGGAGCCGATGTGGCCCTCGAAGCAGCAGAGGATACCGACACCCAGCTTCGTGAAGTGGCTATTGAGTATGTTCTCCTCATGGGGAGGAGATGCCATGAAATAACCATTCATGTCACTCACGTCGGATGCAGGATAGTCTGCGGCTCCCAGGTTCTCACCTGCCCACTTCCCATCCATCGGGATGTTGCGCCAGGAAAACTGGTCCAACACCTGGAGATGGCACCCTTCCTGTAGGGTGTCTGTGCTGCAATGCGTGACGCTATGGTGCGTCAGGATGTACCAGGCCCTCGCGTGGGCTATGGCATCGAGGGTGGCGTCTTCTTTCAATGGAGCCGCGTGGTAGTTGGCCCTATCGAAGTTGACGTCACTCCTCAGTTGGTTTTCCATGGCCCCCGTCTGTAAGGGGGCAGCCTCTGCATTATTCGGATGCAGGGCCAAACAACATATTCCGATAAGAGCCACCAACAGCAGCCTCACGCCGTGGTTCCTCATCGCCCCTCCCTTAGTAAAAAGGGGACTGAAATACAGTCCTCCTTCTTTTCTTTGTGCCAAAACAGCACAGGCCCCTGTGGCGTAATCCTTCTGCTCTCGGGAGCCTGCGGTGTGTCGGAGACTACTCCGGCAATTCGTCTCCATCGTTATTGCTCACGCGAGGTCCGATAAACTCCACCTGCGAAGCAACAACCTCGTAGACCTTCTTCTCTTCGCCTTGGGAGGTTGTGTATTTGCGCTGCTGCATCCTCCCCGCGACGAAGACCTGGCTCCCCTTGTGGAGATGGGAAGCGATGATCTCAGCCGTCTTGCCGAAGGCGATGACCTTGAACCAGGAAGACTCCTCGACACCCTTGACCTTGCGATTGTCCACGAGATTGAAGGCCACCTTCGTGTCCCCACTCGCAAACGTCGTCGTCTCCGGGTCACCGCCGAGCCTGCCAACCACCTGAAACGTATTCAACCTGAAACCTACTCCTTGAGCCACACTGCCAACACTCGTGATTAGTCACAAAGTCACTATACCATATCCATCACGATATTATTCTAGCTCAGTGCCTCCTTTCCGAAGCAGGTACTCTGGGCTGATGGACTTGAGTATCTTCCTGCCTACCTTCCTGTCTTCCTTCTCCCAATAGGACTTGACGACGACGCCTTCTCGGATGTGTCCCGCCAGCGTGGACTCGCCAGACGTCAACTCCGTCAGCTTCTCCTTGCTGAAGGGACCCTTGTAGAGGACAGGGACCATCGGGATGCCGCTGCCGATGAGCACAGACACCATGATGGGATGGTCCAGAAACTGTGGGCCAGCTTTCTCATAGTTGACGTAGACATCGAAGGCCCTGAAGTCCAACTCGCCAGGCTTGCAGCCATACATCAAGTCCTGCACACCCAAGACTTCACCGAAGAGCAAGACATCGGTGATGCCAATATGTTGAAACTCCTCAAGGAAGCCCTCAAGCTTCTCGTGGAGGCCCATCTGCTTGACGATGCGCCAGTAGACGTTGCCCTCCTCTTCTTGCAGGATCAGGTCACGCTTTGCGATGCCCTTGGAAGAGACGATGCGCTGACCCGACACGATGCCGACGATGCAGCAAGAGCCGTGGAGCTTCTCCGTGATGACAACATCCTCGCCATCTTCAAAAGCATCAGGGTACTTCTTGATGTTCTCGATATCCGTGTAGGTCCTGAAGAAGCCCTCAGCGAAACTCTCCTGACCAGGCCCAGGACCAAGCCTCTGCACCTTCCCCGCCATGCTCTGCGGTATGGGAGGCTCATGCTTATAGATGCCAAACTCTTCACCAAGCTCTTCGCCTTCCCTTAGCTCCCTGCCTTGGGGGACATAGAGGAGACCTTGCGACAACTCGCCGCGAAGGCGTATGGCCTTGACCCTGTTCTTCTTTGAGCCTGCAAGCCTGCCAGTGAGGCCCATCTCCTCGATGATGGCGTCGGGTACCACTGCCTGCTCTGGGATGTAGACGGCTAAATCGTTTGTGTGAAACTGCCCTTTTCCTACCACTACGTGGTAGTCGTCAACCTGTCCTAGCTCCAGGGAATGCACTTCAGGGTCTGGGTGCTCAGAGACGACGACTCGTCTCACCTTGACTTCAAAGGTGCTCAAAAGACCTGCCTTATAATAGCTAATCTACATATCACTCACCTCATCTCTACTATTCGTGTCCACAACAAAAACAGGGTTATCGCGTGTAGTTGATCTCGAAGTAGGCGTAGACGCTGACTACTTCATAGACAACGGTGGGTGTGTACCAGTGATAGGCAACCTCTTTGGCAGCATCGTGGCGAGTATGCCATACTACCTCGACTTCTCTGAGTCTATCCTCCACATCCGACTGGGCTTTCTCAAGGTTGTCGTGGATAGCGACTGCGGAAACTATAGTTGTGTCAGTGTCGGTTGCTTTGAATGTCTTATGCTCCAAGATCACCCAAAGCTTCTCAGGCATACTAGCCATGCGCCACCACTCCCAACTCTCTCAATAGCTCCTGAGAATCATCTGGCCCCAGGATGATGCACTCGCTGAGGTACATCTGCTGACGTGTGAGGATATGAAACGCAGCCTTCAACTTTTGCCAGAGTGTGAGGCCACCCGTAAAAAGTACAACCTCAATCTGGCATTCCACAGGAGGGCCAAGCTCTTCCATTCCCCTCGTATACCGTGTGAAGGCTAGAAAGTGATCATCCCCGGCACAACATCGATAAAGCTTGCTTGAGTACTCTGGATTTTTCGTTGCACATCTCCTTCCTCTACCCGAGGTAGAGAGCCAAGGGAGGGGGCACCCTGCTCTCTACCTCTGAAGTCATTATACCATATAGGTATTGTGCCAGTCTATTATTTTGGTGTCTGCATCACAAAAATATATTCGTGACTGAAGTCGAAGGTGCCATTCTTGAGGTGCCGGTACCGCCAGAGGTTCTTGTTCTTCCCCTTGCCCCTCTCATTCCCATTGATGTCCTTGACAATAATACCCTTCAAAACAGCGTGTCGATGCGAGAAAATCTCTGAGCAGCGGAAGCCAAGCGGAACCACGGCACCCTTCTGGTAGACGTCTCCGACTACTAGGGCCACGATGCCGCCTGGTTTTGTGATGGCGAAAGCATTGTCTGCCACCTTCTCAAATACAGCGAAGAAACTCGACGTGTCCATATTCGAGAGATCATGGGGATCATCACTAAACTTGACGATATCCAAGTATGGCGGGTGGAGGATAGTGAGGTCTGCCTTCACACCAAACATCAAAGCGTCGAAGTCCTTGACAACCTCCGGCGAAGCTGCGTCTCCTCGAAACAAGGAATAATAAAGATAGGGGTCTTTCGGCAAGGCGTGGAGGCGATTCAGCGTCTCCTGCCACGTCTCCCTATTCAACTCCACGCCATAGGCGTGTCTCTTCAGCGTCAGCGCAGCTATCAGAGAAGTGCCCCAGCCTGCGAAAAGGTCCACCACGATATCGCCTGGCTTCGTGTATCGCTTGATAAGTTGCTCAGGTATCTGCGCTATGAAGCCTCCGTGAAACGACGTGGACCCCTGATATGGACCCGATGCGTCGCGTTTCGGGAAGGTCCAGAGGGAGTCGGTGAGGATGTCGTCGTAGTTTTTCCACCGCGAGATGTCGATGCCCCTGCTCACCAGTCACACTCGTCGTCAGGAGTCAGGTCATCTTCATCCTTCAAGACGTAGACGTGTGGTGTGATGGTCCACCAAGTATTCTCATCTTGGGCCACACGTGTCGGATAAGAGTCGTCCCCTTCATCCTGCACAGGCCAAGAAAATGTCTTACCTGCCTGAGACTGTGCATATGTCACGGCTTCATTGACTGACGTATAGCCAGGCTGTGACCACCTCTCATAGTTGGTAATCGCACCACTCTCATTCGTCACGGCAGACACCTTCGACAACGTATAGCGGTACTCATATAGTTGAGGGGCCTGTTGGTTGTCTCGAAGTTTGACCATGATCCGTGTGGAGAGCATGAGCCAAATATCGTCGGATGTATCTATCTTATCTGAAGCCTGCAATGCCTCCTTGAGTAGTGGTATGAGGTCCCACGTTTCACAGTTCTCACCCGGCATAAACTTATTTTTCCGCATATACTTCTCAAGAAGCACAGCGAAGTCCCTGATCTCTCTGCGTATCTTCATTCCTATATCCTCACGTAATCGAGAGCCTTGCCGATGCCGTCTGCGGTGCCGGTGTCTATGTACACGCCATCCTCGAAGACGTGTCCAAAAACTCTATAATAGTTGATGGCTATGTCGAAGATGTCCCCGATATCCAACACACCCAATGCTATCCTGTGATCATACAGTAGCTGAGTGAAGGCACTATCCCAGCAAGCCACTCCCCAGATGGTAGCCGGTCCCGTCAGGTACTGGGGCTTATTCTCGTGGAGGAGCACACGGTTCAAGTCGGCAGGATCAAGATGGACCACGCCATACTGGCTGGGGTCCTGCACACGAAAGACGCCGAGGGACAAGTTGGTGGCAAGCCTCTTGTGATGCTTTAGTAGCTTGATGAAAACGTCATCAGGCTTCACTAGCGTATCAGGCATCCCGTAGAGTACCGCGTCTCCTTTGATCCAAGGATATGCAGTAATGACGGCTTGGGCAGTACCTTGCCTATCCTTCTCTTGATAGAGATAGGCGATGTTCACGCCGAATCGGGTGCCATCTCCGAAGTATTCGAGGAGGGCAGACTTCCTCTCCGACACCACGAAGTAGATAGTCTCGGCCCCAGCATCCACCATCCTCTCGACGGTGTACTCAGCGATGGGCTTGGGTGCAAGCTTCCCGCCAGGCCACTCCGTGAGGCCAATGGGAAGCATCTCCTTGGGTCCTGGGTAGGGATGGAGGCGGCTTCCTTGCCCCGCCGCAGGGATCACACCTACGATAGCCAAGTGAGAATGCTCTTCTCGTCAGGTACAGGGATCACGGGATACTCGGCAGTGAAGACATCATCCAAGTGGGAAGCTACCCACGTCACAGGCCACTTATCCAGTGCTTTCGGATCAGGAGACGAGAATATCTGGCTACCGTCTACATAACTGCGGATACTGCATCCATAGACACACTTGAAGAGTGTCATGCCCTGGTTCATTTTGCCAGAAGGGTGGGCCACAACCACAAGGCCATTACTCAGTGTCCAAGTAAACTCCCGCCTACCATCTTCAATTCTTCGGAAGGTGTGAGAGACAATAGCCTTGATGGGAACCGCATAATGGGTCTGGCCTTCCGTTAGTATATGATACAGGCCCTTCAGACTATCCTTGCCTTGAAAATAATAGACCATATCATAGACGATGTGCTTCTCCTTCTGAGAAGACTTGCTACCCGTCAAAAGAAACGACGCAGCGGCGACTCCAGCCGTTGCTGCCAAACTCTTTCCAAAGAAACGACGCCTATTCACTATACCTCCATGCTTACGTGTTCCCAAACCGATGTGTTGAATATAGGATGGAAAGCATAAGAATATCCCGTGATCTTTCTACCATCCCTTAGCTCCATCGTGTGTTCAAATCCTAGAGGACCACCCGACTGTGATGTGATGGACTGTATGCTGCTATTCCACCCACTGAATACTTTTTTACCATGGCTATAATAAGTAAAGAGGTAGTCTTTCTTACCGAAGTTTATGCACATGTCAGTAGCGTCAAACACAAAAGTCTCTACGGCAGGCTGCGATTTATACAGAGCCAAAGCAGCCAGCCCTGCGAGAGTAGATGCGGCAGCTACGAAGAAACGACGCCTATTCATTATAAACTTTCTGCTTTACTTAGTGCTTCTGCAAGGTCAGGGATGGGCTCATCGGCAATAAGGAGATAAACGTAATCCCCTTCATATGATGCCATCACGTCAAGTAATTTGTGACCTCCAATATTACCATATTCATCATAGTAACCTGGGGTATACTCGCTGTAACCCCTATGGTACTCCGAGTGTCCCTCGAAAATACCCTCAAGCTGGTCTGCTATCTCCAAAAACAACTCATCAGAAATAGGCGTCTTCGCATAGGCAAGCCTCGCATAGACCATCTTGCCTTGGAAGTTTTCTACTAAGGATTCGGCTAGTTGTATGCCATTGATAAAGACGCCACCCTCCTCGACATCCACACCATCGTCATCATAATAATACGGATTGTAGATACTTCCCGATATCTTCTTGATCATACTTCGCCCCACAAGCAATACTTCATGATCTTGGCGATGTTATAGGCATCATCGCCGCCCCGGTGATGTGTGCCTTCCAGTCTCAAGCCTAGGAGGGTCAAGGCTGCCGCCATCCCTATTTCCTTCGTCAGTCCCATCTTCAATGCGAAGAGTGTCTTGACATTGAGGTGTCGGCTACCAAACGGATAGATAAGACCAAGACGACTACATTGCTTCTCAAACATAATCTTGTCGTAGTCTCCGTAACTAACCCACACCCTCTCATCACTCTTGTACTCTTGTTTGAGTATATCGAGTATGGACTGGAAGTCGCAACCATTCTCTACGTCGTGTTGTGTCAGCGTCGTGAGGTCTGTGCAAAACTGAGACACACGCGAAACAAGTGGCCTCACGAAATAGCCAGGATGAGACGCGACAGCGTGAGATTGTATATCAAGTGTCGCCACACCAACCTCAATGATCTCACTCTCTTGACCAGGAGGAGGACCATCCTCCCAGCAGGTGCTTTCAATATCGACAAGGAGCAGGGTATCAAGTAGTCTCTTCACTGCTCCACGTCTTCTTCCGGCACAACAACTGGCGATTGATACCCTCGCAGCTTCTGTCCCAACTGCCAAGCCATCTTACCAAGCTCTAGATACTTGTCTCCGAGATTGGCAATATCATTGGCGATGTCCAGTATCTTATCTTGTAGTTTCAAGTACTCGCTAGTTATGTCTTCCATCAGGGAATACACTTTCCGTTGCATTGGAGCAACCACATCTGGCGTTGTGGATACGAAGCCTTCAGTTGGAGGCCAACAATCATCTGGGTGCCATCTGCGCTGAAGCTAGGGACACCAGCCATCACCACTTGCTGTGCGTATTCCGCATAGCCTGGAGTATTGAAATGGGTTACCTGCTGCTTATCGCTTCCGTCTGGGTTCATGGACCATACTTCCGTCTCATACATCTCGTAGGAGCCGTCACTCGACATATACGTGATGCGGTTTCCCGAAGGTGTATAGTAGGCGTGTTCATACCAGCCGAGTCCAGACGTCAACTTCGTCGCCACTCCCGACGACAGGTCCAACGAAAATATGTTCATGTTCCATTGGAAGGCTGCGCCACTATCCGATGCAAAGAGGAGTTTACTCCCATCCGGCGAGAAGCCGTGTGCCTCGAAGAAATGCCCTGGCATCTTCGGCGTGATATCTCGTGTGTTGGAAATCGAGGGAGGGGACTGCGTGAAGTCTGCCTCCATGATCTTATAGGTGCCCCAAGGATTGTTATTGGTACCGGCAGTCTCCGTCAGCTTTGACCAGACGACGTGTGTGCCGTCTGGAGATAGGTGGACCTGCATGAGCCCATCCGTTGGGGCTGTCGTGTCGATGCCAAGGAGCTTTGTCCACGTCTTGCCCTCTGGTGTGACGGCATACAGATCACACCAGACACCATTTTCCTCCAACTCACTCACCCAACCTTGGCCATTCCAACCTAACCAGCCGAAGAAGGAGCTATCATCCTCACGCCTCACAAGAAGGAGCTTGCCATCTGGTGTCCACACGGAAGAGAAAACGTTGCGGTTTGGTGCCACATCACAGGAGATGCAGACGGGGTTGGAGCCGTCACTACTAGCGACGTAGAGATGGTAGACACCCTTCTCGTCAGCCTTATCGTAGGCGAGATGTGTGCCATCGGGAGACATCGCCTGGTCACCGCCAGTATCGAGGAGATGACCAGACGTGACAACGCTAGGGGGTGACGCCATGAACCAGGGGATGAGCAGCGCCACGAATATGGCGACAACACCAACCACTACTCCGTTTCCTTTTCCCTGTAGTTGTCGGCACCAATATCTTGGAACGTGACCATATAGCGCCTGCCTGGGTTGAGGGCCAGGGGCAGGGTGTGGTGACGGAGCTTTATCGTGATGAAGCCCTTGCTATCCTCGCTGTCCCCCTTCTCGACAAGGACAGTTTCCCCATAAAGGCCATATTGCGCCTGGTATTTCTGCTCTTCAATCTGTAGGGTCAGCACCAAGTCTGGGGGCTCAGGTATAATGGCCATGGCCCCCGCCTTCGATGTATAATAACTGTCCATTATCAAGCTTCCTCTACAAGCAAGTGGATGCCATCAAACGCCTTCTCGAAAGGTACATAGATATTGACGGCATAGTTAGTATAGAAGGCCATGGCGTGGTATGTCTCGACAACGTGAATGAAACCATCCAAGTATGGCTGTCTCATCTGGAAGAAATACTTGCCGCCAGGCGTCTTGAAGAGTAGTGTCCTCACCCAGTTATCGTGTGGAGGGAGAGGGATGCCGATGTCGTCTGCGAGAAGTGTTGACCCAGCCGGTGAGTACTTCTTCCCGTCGAGGATGGCAAACTTATTGATGTACTCTCCAGGCTTGGGGCCAGTCCTCTCCGGCTGGCCTCCTGCTTGTTGCTCTGTGCCTTCCAATAATTCTTCTCCTTAGTTGCTCAGTGATCCAGAGACTTCGTGATTGACAGTGCCGTGGGCAACCTCGACACCATTTGCCGTCACCACAACCTCTGCGCCTTGATCCTTGGGGTCCACCACCAACACACGATACTGCAAGGTGTGTGCAGGACCAGCGTCGATGAGGACATTCTTCTGAGGGAAGGCACCGAGAGGCGATGGCAGCAGAAATGCGCCACCCTCCGTGAAGATGTTGAGGTCAGTGACAATGTGACTAGCTGGCGCATGGACCTTCACGGCAACCTCCGTGTGGACACCGGAAGCCGACACGATATCAGGCTCATCCTCGCACCACTCGCCGTCGGCGAATGCTTGCAGTGGGAGAAGCAGTGCTGATGCGAGGGCCACGACGGAAAGCGACGGGGCTACGAGACGCTTGAACAAGTGTGTACTCCTTCGAGAAATATACGGAAGGTGTGGAGGAAACTCATGTCAAGAAGCAAAGCACCACACCCTCACAATGATTATACCACAACACTATCAGACTTGTCTACTATCTTGGCTATCGCCTTGGGAAATATTTTGAGTAGCTGCCAGCTTGTTTTTCCTCCACTCGCGGCGGTTCCACCCCATCAGGAGGGCATCGTGAGAGGTCCAGCCTTCACGAAAAATTCTGAACCACGCGGTACCGTAGTTGACGCCTAAATCTCGACACCATTCCGCGAGGGGCTTGGTGACCCCACGGAGGGTAACCCTTTTGGTTCTACGTTTATTGTTTGCTTGCTCAACCCAAGTAGACCATCTCACATTGTCAGGCTCATAATTTCCGTCTGGGTCAATCCTATCGAGGGAGTGTGCAGGAGAAGGGGGCAAGCCAACGTCGCCTAAAAATGCCTCAAACGATTCTCTCCAAGGCTGGTGAATACGAATTCCCCTGCCGCCGTAGTCGGCATAGTGTTCCTGTCTCGGGTTGTAACAGCGATTCTTCATGCTGGACCATATCGCATATAACGAGGAGCCTGTCATCCCATGCGTGTATTGAGGATGGTTGGTCCCTGTTATCCTTTCACCATTCTGGCGATAGGAGCATTGCCTACACTGCGTGGTTGTGCTATTGCGAAGACTCTCCAGCCTCGCAAGCACATCGTTGCCGCAGACACAGGTACATAAGGACAAGACACGTTTACGATACCTTCCTGCATCTCCCACCTTTACTGTAAGGTTCCCAAACACTTCGCCTACATCTGGGATATTGCGATGAATGTTCTCTATATTCCTGCACCCACAGGATTTTGTTCTGCCGCTGACTAGACAGGAATTGGAAATCTCTTTGATTGTCCCGCATCTACACTGGCATAGAGACTTACTATGCCTTCCAGCAACCACATACGGCTGCGTTACTGTGAGATCACCAAACACCTGTCCTGATTGGATATCAAGCCTACACCTCGGCATTTATATCTCACAGCTCCCGCCGACACACGACAACTCCCTGTGCCCCACTGTGGTGTCCTCGGTTTCAAACAACGTGAGATGCTTATAAGGAATAGGCGAAAACTCGGCAGACAGTCTATCGTAGGTTTCTTTATCTATTTCTTCATAAGGAGCTTGCTCATACAGTCCACCATCCTTGGGAAGGAAAGAAAAACCCGTGACGTATTCCAGATTATCGTAGACGAGTTTCCCGACGTCGGCCCATTCGTGGTCTTCTACGGTTACAGTGACAGATACCCCATGCTCCGAGTAGAACCTCTGCATGTTCAGGGCATAGAGAACCTGATCCCTGGCGGTCACATCATGCCGTGTCAGGGCACCTTCGGGGCTCTTCACGGGGAAGGACACTACCCACGTCGATACGTTGTCTTCAGTCTCGCCGTTTTCCGGCTTCATAGGGGCTCCGGCTGCTCTCAATAATTTTGCAAGACTGTCGTTTGCCGATATTCTCACCCTTCGGATGTAGTACTGTGACCACCTAGCGTGAATACCACTAGAGCAGTTTGCCAACTGGCTGACAGTACCGCTTGGCTTCACTAATGTGACAGCAACAGAGGGATTGATACCAAGTCTCGATGCAAACTCTTGATTGGCTAGGATGGCAGTTTCTTTGAGGCGACTAAGAAGTTGTGGGTTGCCTTGGAGTAATCGAGAATCCCTGCACCCCGTGAGACTGACCCCGAGAAGCCTCTCCTCTTCCGCATTTCTACTCCACATGTCCCGGACATAAGGGAAATATGTCAGGCTTGACTGGAGTGTGCCAAACATTGCAGCTATCCGAATTTTCTTCGTCAAGGACTCCTCGGTGTCATATTCCCTAACGATAGACTCGGATAGGTTGCAGAGCCCTCCTGCCCGAAGTATGGCCTCGCCGCAGGGGTTGACATAAAATATATCATCCTGCCTACGAGATGGCTTGTTCTTCCTCATCCCATAACGATTTACTAGTCCTCTCTCTCCTGTGCCACTGGCAACTAAGGAATCCCACTCTCTCGAAAATTCCTCCCAAGAAGGTTTGTGGTCCAGGATATAACTATTATTTGACATACTCCGATAAGGAGCCATCTCCCAATAGGTCCCGTCTTTCGCAGACCTCATGGCATCGTCGTCAAGGTCAGAGAGACTGATCATGGCACTGCGCCTCACACCACCAACCACCACCACACTCGCTATCCGGCAAGCAATATCGTGGACTTCCAGGCTTGTGAGTTTCCGATGCTGTTTAGATGCAGAGATTATGGTATCTTGTGTGAAGGAAAACAACTCTAAGAGGGGACCAGGACCACTACTCCTACCTCCTTTGATCACGAGACGTGACCCCGCTGGCCTGACGCCAGTCACATCAATGCCTACACGACATCCCCTATAGGCTGCTCTAATCACTTCCTTGAATGCCGTTGACCACCCTTCCGAGGAGTCTTCTACCACCACAACAGGTAACACAAGTCCCGGCTCTTCCGACGCCACTGGCAGCTTATCAATCGCGTCGTGTTCCACACTGAAGCCTACGCCCACGCCTTGTGCTAAGAGATAGCTTATTTCCCCAAAGGCATCAATGGAATCTACAGGCAGGGCAGAGCAGTTATAACACGTCAGGTTCTGACGCCTCGCTGCGGGTCCGGCGAAGTTTACCAGTCTCATTGAAGGCACTACGGAGAGGCTACGAAAAGCCTCTTCCATTTCCTCGTACTCATCGTCTCGTATATTGGTGCCGCCTATCTCTCGGAAGAAGGACATGACCCTCGCCACGGTTTCCTCCCAATGCTCCCGTCTGCCGAGGTCATCTCGGTAGCGACTATAGGTGCGGTAATAGATAAACCTCTGTAGCTCATCCCCTGGGAATGATGTAGCGTCGTCTGTCGAAAGGAAAGTCAAGCTAAAGTCTCCAACTACGATACCGCTTATCGGTACATCCAATATCCTTCACACCATCCACGGTGAGACAAAGTTTCTCTGCGATGTTCTCTAGTGTCAGGCCCTTGCCGAGGAGACGTTTGATGCGCCTCCTCGCGTTGACCCTGGCAGCCTGCCTATTCGGGAGGCGATACTGCGGGGGACACGATGGCGTCTCCCCGTGGTCCCTGCACACTTCGAGGTATTTCTGATGGAATGCCACCACGATGGCCTCCCTCAGGGTCTTCGCTTTCCCTGTGTTTGCGGCGAGTAAGGCGAGGCGAAGGATGTCTTGCATCCCATCCGTGTTCTTGATGTCGCTTTCGTGTGTCTTCAATGGGTCTGGAAGGACAAAACCATCGCTATATACCACGGCATCGTCGTGTGCCGCCACGATGCTAGCATCCTCGCTACGGAACCTTTCGATGAGGCTAGGGTACTTGAGAAACCTCCCTGATTTTTGGGGTGTTTCAGTACAACGCATTGGTTCCCCCTAAAAGACTGGCATAAACGTAGGCTTGGAAGACTGTAACAATACCTTCTGAGAGACGGGATCAATCAGCGAATACATCTTGCTAATCTTCCCACGCCTCACGGTTTTCAGGTGGTAGCCGACTTCCATGATGTCGCTAGGTGTAGGATTGCCTTGGAATGGTGGGCCACCCGTCATCGAAAGAAAGTGCTTGACGTTGTGCTGCGCCAACTCCTTCAAGATGTCAGGTGTGACCTTGCTGAAGCATTGCTCCTTGTCGAATTTCACCTCGATGCCGACGTGGGTTGCCTGCCCCAAAGAGCCGCTGCCCTTCGTGGCGAGGTGCTGACCAGCGCCATTCTTGATGGCATCGTTGGGCATCTGGCTGAGCACAAGGAGGCAGACCTGATACTCTGCCGCCACCTTCACCAACATCTGCGCCACCTGGGCCAGGTCTTCGTGTTCCTCTGCCCACGCCTGCACATAGTCGATAACCACCACATCAGTATTATACAGTGATTTATCTATGGCTACAAGGGTGGGAAAGGCTTTCCAAGAATGGACTGCGTGTTTCGAGGCATCGTAGACGCGGAATCTGTCCTTCACCGTGACGGAGAGCCAGTCTTCTGCGTCTTGTAGTGCTTGTGTGTAGATGGGTGGAGGCGTGATCTTGTCCACATGCCAATCCTCGATGATTTCGAGGGGCACACCGCTATGCGCCGCCGTCAGGACTTCTGTGAAGGCAATATCATTATCCTCCAAGGCAACGTAGCTGACGCTTCTGTTATCTTGTAAAAGCGTATCCACGATATTGAGGGCAGTGCCTGTCTTGAATCCCTTGTAGGGTGCCACGATGACCCAGACGTGGCCTTGCCTCATACCGTGGGCAGTCAAGGCGGCGTCTACTCCCGAGAGGCCAGACGCGAAGCGAATACCCTGCGTCTGTGCATGAGCCCTCTGGATAATCGCATCTGCCGTGGGGCTGTCTTCCCCGAGTAATCCCCTGCCTGCGTCGGTGAGTACTTCCGACACATCGCTGATCTGCTTCGAGAGGTCCAGGGAGGGGTCCTGGAGGCGCTTCAAGTGCTCCTGGAGCCTCTTGGAGGTGTCCCTTCGGATGTGGTTCTCCCTCAGCTTCGCAGCCCTCGTCTTCAGCGCCTCGATGCTGACGTCATCAGGCACCAAGTCATACAGGCTCTCCACGTAGGGGATGGCTGTGCCGAATCCGCATTGCTCCAACTCGGAATGTACCGTCACAGGTGTGACGTCAACTTTCATGCCACGCAGGAGTTTATAGACGTTTGCGTGGAGTGTGTCGGCAAAATCGTCAGGCTCCACGGAAGCAAGCCTGATCAGCGAAGGCTCATCGAGGAGCATCGCTATGAATTGCGCCTCGAAGCCGTCCCTACTCAATGCGACTCCTCCTCACGAAACAGCATCCCCTCGGTTTCCTGTGCCTTGAGCTTCTTCGCCACCCCCAATGCGTATGCTTGCGGTGTCTTCGTGATGCCCCTCTGCCTCGTGACGACGATGCCCTTCAGTATGTTGTGTGGGCCATACTTCTTCGTCACGCCACGCAGTTGCCCTGGCGTCAGGGACATCGGGTAGGCCCTCTCGAAATAATGCATGGCGCAATGGCTCCGTTGCGTGTCATCAACGCAATTGCCGAAATCTTTATAAGCGTCACCCGTAAATTTCAACGCCGTTAGTCTCCCAGTCCCTGAGCACAGAGACGATATATCCCGGTACTTCCGAAGGCTTTGTGATGCCCCTCTTCGACGTCACTATCATCGCCATAATCAATCTCTTTGTGGTGTAGAGTTTCCTCCACTTCATAAGCAAGGGCCAACTTTCTCTTACGTTGGGAAAGCACCTCTTCCAATACCTTTCGATGATCCCCTTCTCCTCCTGCACACTCTTGCACTGGGATAGTAGCTGCATCAGGCGATACGAAAGGCTGCTCTTCACGTCGTTTGGATAGAGGCTATATCTCTCTGCCACGCCACGCTTCCTCGTGGGCTGCCTCCCGCACCCAGGGAACCAAGGGTCAAGCCACAATGACCTGTGTTCCTCGAAAACATCATCGCCTTCCCTCTCAATCCACGGAACCTTGGTCCCCACGGAAGGGAGCAATGGACCTTCATCCTCATCATCGTGTGGGTACATATATAGCTACGCCTATTCTTCACTTCGTCTATTCCACGAAGTCCTACTACGTAGTAGGACTTGTATTTCTCTATCTCGTAACCCCCTTCGGGGGTTCTATTTAGGGGGCTTCGCCCCTATAGCCGACACCCGACTGAAGCTAGCATCGCGTTTGCTGGGTGGAGGATTTTTCGTCTTTTGCCCCTGGTAACGCTGCTGCTTCGTAACTTTGGGGCTGACGTGGTTGCTATGAAAGTCGGTGTGGGCAAGCCGCTGCTAGCCTCCCAACCTGCCAGAAATGGCGAGGGAGGTCCTAGGTCAGCAGCAGGTTGTGTGATGGCCCCTTCGCAGGGGTTTCACGTATTCAATTGTTCTTCAGTTGTAGCTCTGTCCATGATCACGCCGGAGCCATGCAACTTGTCGCTGGTTTCTGGCGTGGCGTTTTGCACTATTGATCATGGCCTCGAAGTCAGAAGAACCGTAGAGGCGAAAATAATCCGTCAGGTCTGCTTTGTCCTCCTTGACGGGGAGGAACACATCGACAACGCGAGGCAAGCTCAGATGGAGAATACTCCGACCCTTATTACCGGCAGTGTCGTTGTCAAAGATGCTGTAGACCTGCCTGACTGGCGCAAACGCTGGTGCCCACCCTCTCTGGAAATTGAGGGCACCTCCCGTCGAGGCGACGGCAGGGTACCCGTGTTGGGTGGTGACCATCGCATCGAATTCGCCTTCTGTTATTACTACTCTAGGTATTATACCATACTGGCATTGTGCTATCACGCCGCCAGACAAAATCCTATCATTGAAGAGCCTCGGTGTGCCTCTATTCTTGAGGCTGAAATACTTGGTCCCCACGGCAGCCCAGGATGCCCCGCAGGGACACGCGACGGTGCCGTGTTGCTCCTTGGTGTCGAAGCTCCCGCAGTAGGGACACGTATCGTCGCGTCGAAACTTCACATTTACTAAATCATCGCCCCGGTAGATTGGGATGGTGAACCTATTGAAGTCGTGGCCTGGCGGCTTCCCGTAGCCTAGCTGGAACCTGACGATGGTCTCCTTCGAGAGCCCACGGTGTTCATAGTAGGCGAGGGCTTCGCGGGTAAGCTCAAGGTGGTAGTCCAGTGCCACGCCGCAAGGGAGTGGCCTCGGTTCCGTGAAGGCTGGCGTCTCATAGACGGTGGTGCCAGCATTGCGGCAGAGATAGTCGAGGGCTTCCTTGAAGGTGAGGCGCTTCTCAAACTGTATCCAGTCGATGACGTCTCCCCTCTCTCGGCATGCTTTGCAGAAATAGCCATCCTGGAAGACCAGGAGGGAAGGGTCCAACTCTCGATGCCAGAGGCACCGCTGGACCCTGCACCTCTCCGTGTCCCTGTAGTCGATGCCTGCGGGGATCATGGCCCTCAAGTCGTAGCGTCGCCGGATGTCTTGCAAATCCAGCAAGAAGGTCTCCTAGCCCAAAGGCAACTCTGGGAGCTTATCGAGGATAGCCCTCTGCTGCGCTGCTCTCGTCGCGTAGCCGAGATGGAAAGAGATGCGGCACCGATTCTCGATGGCATCCCTGCTCATATCGACGTCTCCTTGGCAGAAATACTTGACCAACTCTTCGATGGACACCTTGCCTTCTTCCGGCACCTTATGGCAAAGGTGGGAAGCATAGGCGAGGAGACTCCCCAAGATGGGGGAATTGCAGAGGAAGTTGCAGGCAAATCTGAAGAGGGGGCTGGACCTATCGACAGGGATGGGTCCAGCTTTCGGGAGACTCGTGAAAAATTCGCCAACCATCTCGGAATGTTTCGCCACACAGCACACAGATTCGTCTCTCATCTATTCTCTACGCTACGGCTTCGCAGGATTGGAATTCTTCGAGTAGCACTTCTTGCAGAGTGGCTTCTGGAACTTATTGGTGCTCCTTTCGATGACCTGTTGCGCCGACACGACATCCCCATTGGCTGCCTTGTAGCCAACGATGGTGTCCCCACACTCGGCACACTTCTTGGCATCTCCTGTGTCGGAAGGAGTGGTAGGCTGGGCCACCTTGGATTCGGCAACCTTGACGACTTTCGCCCCGACGTTGCCAGGTGCATCCGCGATATTCACGTCGCCGTTGGCGTCGGTGCCCTCCTCGAATTCGAGGGACTGGATGGTGCCGAAGCCAGCAGCCGCGAGAGCCCTCGCTATGGCCTTCGTCTCACTTTTTTCTACGTAGTCTCCCCAGTCCTCTGCGGTTTCGGTGCCGTGGGAGACTGCAACGACTTGTCCCTGCTCATTCACGATGGTTGCTTTGAACATGGCGAAGGGCACAGCCTTAGCGGCGGCACCTTTGCCGACAATCCTCTCGGAAAGCTCTACCAACTCCGTGACGATGCCCCAGTCTGGCTTCTCGACACGCATCCAGTGGATTCGGTACTTGCATTCCAGGTAGGGTTTGCCTCGAAACTGGATGATGTGGTCATTCGGGTCAAACTCTTTCGGCAATGGCAATGGGTTACCTTTCGTTATGTCGTGTGGGGTCCTCCTCGTCTATCTCTACAATCTCTACTCGCTTGCTCTGTCCCTTTTGATGCTACTAGTATACCAGAAGGATATTACTCTTGGCAAGGCAGCTTGTCACCGTTTAGGCGACAGTTTGTACCCGAATTTTGGTAACAACTTCGGAGTATACTGTAGGCGGAAGGAGAGGATGACAGTGAAGAAAATAATGACCCCACTTTCTATCATCTTTAGTATACCATATCGAGATGGTATAGGGTATGCCATGTTATGGTGAAAATCTATTACAGCCACGATAGATTCGTGACGTGGCTGGAGCATCGCATCTTCGAGAAGTATGGCAGGAGGGCCAGCGACAGGGCAGTGTGCCGTGACGCTGGGATACCTGTGAATATGCTCCACAAGATCATACGGGGAGGCCAGAAGCCGAGTGATGGTGTGGCGAAGGCCCTCGCCAATTTACTAGGTGTGCCATCCTCGGAGTTTCGCAGGAGGGCTGGCCTTGACCCGATGCTGGAGGCAAACGAAGAGGATATCGTCTCGAAGCTCACGCCTCAGGAAATCGAGGAGTACTTGGAGACGATGAATACCGTTGTGAAGGCCCTCCAGAATCAGCGCAGCCGGCGCCGTCGCAATGACGCCCCGGCTGATGATGAAGTGCCTTAGTCTTCCGTCTGGCAATACGCTTTGTGGGAGGAGATCAGGACAAGGATAGTCTGGAGCAGGACCTTCCTCTTCTCCAGGGGGAGGTCCTGTAGCTCCTTACCTGCAAGCTTCCAGGCGCTATCCTCAGCCATCACACTACTCTGCATATGGGATGCAACGTAGCTAGTGATGTCCTGCTCATCGACGGCACCTGTGTAGGCGAGAAGCTCCAACGTGGAGACATCCAAGGCTTTGGCAAGTCCCATCAAGGTCTCAATGCTTGGTATCTTGACATAACCGCCGACGATGTGGTTCAGTCCATACGTGGACACACCGGACCTGTCGGCCACTTGCTGCCTCGTCAGCCCACGGAGGGTGATCAACTCCCGGATGTGCTCACCCAGCCGGAAGCCTGGGTTGTTATGGTTTTTCCCGAGCCTCCCCCGCCGTGGCGGCGTATACTGGGAGAGGTCACGGAAATCTTGTCCCAGGTTGCCAGTAGGCGGTAATAGATTCGGCACAGGACTCGTGACGGTAATTTCTCTCGACGTCTTTGTACTCACATTTCCCCCTCAATCTGGTCATGTCCTATTCCCTTTTTTATATTACCCCATGCTAATAAGAAGGTCAAGTAGTCTACCCGAGTAGATCAGATTCTGACAAGTCTTTCATCTTTGCCATGCCCAGGCAGTCTGGGCAGCACCCCACCCCTTTCTTCAACTCACCATTCAGGCTCAGGAAGAATCCAGCGAGGAGGGCATTTTTCTCCCCTTCCGGGATGAACATGAAGTTTTCATCCACGTTGAGGTCCCACGTCAGGCGAAACTTTCCAGGGTCAATGGTCTTCTGGCAGTGTGGACACACGAGGAGCAGGCTGATGATCACGCCGACACGCCCACGGCGTCTGCGACGAGGGACTTATTGATGGCCTCTTCGTTGGCGTAGAGCATATGAGGACCACCGCAGGTACACCAGAGGATGCCGTATACTTGTGGTATCCTCGCAACTATCCTGAGGTTAGCTTCGCCGCAGGCTGGGCAGATGACATGCTTGCACTCCGGGCAGAGGACAGCCTCATAACCACCGATGAGCTGGGTCACGGTGCCTTTGTGGCAATGGGTACACGTCACGGTGCTTGTCACTCGAATGCCTTTGCTACTGCTTGATGGAGCCTGCCGACACTCACCGACAGGTATCTCCCCGTTACAGCGACACTTGAGTGTCCGAGAAGCTCCTGGATTATTTTGATGTCTGCGCCGCTGTCAAGTACCGTTGATGCGAAGCTATGGCGCAACTGGTGTGGGCTGACTTCCTCTCCGACACACGCAAACCTCCTCTCGATGGCATACTCTGCGCCCCTTCGCGTCAAGGATGCCCCTTGGAGGGTCAGGAATAATGCCGTCGTGTCTGAGGAGGGTCTGACCCTCAGATAGCCTTCTAGGTGCCTTCTTGCCCCATCTGAGAGCACTAGCACCCTCTCTTTGTTCCCCTTGCCGACGACACGTATCTCATTTTTGTTGAGGTCAAGGTGCGTCGTGTGGAGGCTCAGTGCTTCGCTGATCCTGGCACCTGAGCCGAAGAGAAGGGCAATCAATGCGCCGTCTCGTGTGCTCAGGTAGTCGTCTCCCATCGCATCGAGGCATTCCTTGACCTTCTCGGGAGAGGGGAGCTTGGGAAGCCTCTGCGGCAGTGCCGGTGTCTCGACGCCAAGGAAAGGATTGACGTCAACGATGCCCTGGCGTAGCAAGTAGGTGAAGAAGCTCCGACACGCGGAGAGCTTTCTTTTGATGCTGGCAGCACTGAGCCCTTGCTGTGAGAGCCACGCCACGAATCTGTCTGCGTCTTGGTAGGAGAGGCGACACGACGGAGAAAACTCCATGAGCTGTGCCAAATCGGCACAATAGGAGGCGATGGTGTTTTGCGATTTCTGGAGGTCACGATACCTGTCGAGGAACATTCCGACATACTCGGAGGGGCTGCCTTGAATGCTTGTCGCCGGTATCACGCCTTCGCCTTTCTCGTGGGCCACTCTGCCATCGCTGAGAAACGTGACCTGATGGGCCGCGGTGTCGGCTTCTTCTCGATGGGCTTGGCTGCTTCCCACCCGGAGAAGGCTTCGATGATCTCCTCGGAGAGCATCTTCACGGGGCCAGTCTCATCCGAGACTGACCACGTTTGTAACGCTAGTCTGCCAGGACAGTCGCCGTGTTCCTCTCGAAGTTTACTGAGGAGCCTGTCTGCATACTCTCGCGTGTGGGCACTCCTCGTCACGGCACCCTGCTCCGTCTGGTAGAGGATGTGGAAATAGTCCCTCGTATTTTTCTTGGACATACAACTCCCTTTCAATAGCCACTACACCATACTACCATACTCATTTCTAGGTGTCAAGGGAGCTTGAAAATCTCCCTGGTTTCCTCGTCTGACCAAGGCCAGTGTGGGACTGGACTTTTCGCTGTCGTTGAGCTATACGTGTGTTTAGTATTATAGCCGACGATGAAGAGGTCATCTCGAATGTACTTTGTGTAGGTGTGAAAGCTCACGATGTGGCCAGTGCTCTCATAGAAATTATCTTGGATCAGTGTGTATCGAGGTTCTGTTGAAAGGAACCACCCAGCCCCAGCAGTACACACAGAAATATCCGCCGGATAGATTTCCAGTATCGAAAGTTCATTCTCGATATTGTGATGGAGACTATAGAACCTATCCTTATAATAGACAAACCTGTGGACTTCATCGACACACTGCACAATAAACTTCTTGATCACGGTACCTCGAAAACCCTCTTCGTCTTTTCCTCTGACCAAGGCCACGTCGAGAAGAATTCCACGGGGGGATTATCCTTGACGAGGCTCACATACCACAACTCCCCAAGGTTTGATATGTTGAAAGGTGGCGCAGTCTTTTTCGTCAGCATCCATTCTGGGTAGCCCCGACAGCCGCCTACATATTGAAGGATAAAATAGAGGGCTACCCTTGTGCAGAGGGAGATGTCTGCGCTGCCTTCACTCATTTCCCACAGGAGCAACTCATTCTCGATGTTGTGATGGTTGTCGTAGAACCTCTTGGATTTATAATCATAGACACACCAATGGGTTTCGCCGTCACACCAAACCACACACTTATACATTCGTCATACTGTGATCACCACGGGGATGAAGAGCCAGTTAGTGTCAGCGACCCTGGTGATCTCGAAGCCTTGGTTGTGGTGAGGGGCTCTGCCATTCGGTGCTCCGTAGACTACATAGAGATGCCCTCCTAGCCAGGCTTCCATCTCACTCATAAAACCATCTCGCCTGTTGAGTCGGTAGGTGTAGGCTACTTTCGTGGATATAGATATGTCTGCATTTGGATATAGCTCAAGTAAGGAAAGCTCCTCCTCCACACCACCGACGTAGAGGGACTGGAAGTGACCATCCTCCACCAAGATGACGTCGGCAGGGTCCACGATGTCGCTGACGTAGATGGACTCTTTCATAGCAGCCCCATACTCTCCGCTATCGACATGAGGCCTTTTTGATGTGCTAGCCAGCAATCGTGGTACATGCCGCCAGGCAACTCGATGGCTCTTTGTATTGTGGTGCCCAACACTGGGTCAGAATACCTCACGTCGTGGAACACAATCCTATGACGATCCGTCGTCGACAGTATGTAATACCTAAATCTTTTACTACCCTGGAGCCTATCGCAAGTGCCTCTAGGCTCAAACGGCAAGTTTATCATGTATTCAAGGTAGAATTTTACCACAATAGCGCAGAATGGTGTGTCGGCATCCTCGAAGATGCTCAGCATACTCACGCAGTCTCGCAAGTCGCAGTGATACTCAGAGGTGTAGGCTCCGTCAGTAAGACGAAGCGTATGCTTGGTGCCCCACTCTCCGCAATGCTCCACAATAATCTCTTCAGGGAGTTTCATTGGCCACCGTATAGTTTCCAAACCAGTTGTCCATGACACCCGCTGCCGGTAGAATTACTGGTCTTGTTCTATTATAGTCGTAGACGTGGAGATGATTACCAAGCCTGGCTATGCGTAGGTGCTGCTCAGGCATCAGAAACTCATCCCTGATGTCCCTATAGACCTTGTAGTAGACGTAGGCCCTGCTGCATAAGGAAACGTCGGCGTCGGGGAATAGCTCCAAGGCTTCGACGTCACGCTTGATGTCGTGTTCATCGCAGACAATGGAATGGTCATCCCTCACTCGGAGGTGGTGGACCTTGCCACAACACCCGTGGACATATATCTTCTCTCTTACTATCATTACCAACTCTTCTACTTAGGATGAGGTGTGAAGGTCCAGGTAACGCCGCCTGTCCTCACAACATCATAATGGGTCACCGTGTAGTCGTGATTGCCGTAGCCATACGTAAGTTTAGGACCAATCGGCATCGTATAGGCTGGTTGTGTAGCCCTCGTGAAGAGCATCCACGCCTGGCAGCACACGGATATATCTGCGTCATCAAATATCTCAAGCGCAGACACTTCATGCTCCAGATCATGGTGACTGGAGTGTGCCTTATCTCCATTGACACGGATTAGGTGTGCCTGATCACCACAACCATTCACCCATAGGTAGAAAGTATCCGCCACTAGTAGAGGATGTATTTCTGGGCTAGTCTTAGTACCTCTATGTAGTCATCGAGGCTTGTATCCACATAGTCGGATGGGCCTTCCTTCACACCATTTACGAAGAAGTCGATGCGCCATCTCTCCTCTTCCCGAGTGACGTGTATCTCTACGTCGCCACGCATTGGGAAGTTGTAGCCGTGAACAAACTTCAGATGACCTGTGGAAATGCTGATGTCCCATTTGTGCTTGAGGACCAACTCCTTCCTTGCGAGATACACCTGCCTGCGTATCTCATTGACGTCAAGGTAAGGCAAACTTCACTCTCCTCTCAAATCTCACGGTGAGGTCACCGCCAAGGTGCTGCTCCACGCTGCACTCATACTCACCGACTCCTGTATTCAGGGAGCCGTATTCCATGGTGTTGGGTATTCCTGCATTCTTCAAGTAGAGTTTGTACCTATCTGCCGCGATAGATGCCGCCACGCAGAAGCAGATGTCTGCTTTCGGATACACGGAAAGTACCTCAAGCTCCCTTTTGAATTCTGCGTGTGCTGGGCACTGATAAGCGTTGTCACCATCCTTATAGAGATAATGTGGCTTGTCACCGCAGCCGATAACCGTCACTTTCATTCTTCATCGAGTGGGATGTTGACTATGGTAGCCCACTCAGGGAGACGATAATAGGTTGAGCCCTCACCTATCAAGCCGATAATCGTCTTGATGCCCTTGGGAGCCTTCGCAGGCCAAGGCGTGATGCCATCTGTCAGGCAGATGATCAAGTCGGGTGTTGGTGTATGGTCAGCAGCAGCCTGGATGCCGACACCCATATCGGTGCCGCCACCACCCATAAGATTTACCTGGCTGCGCCTCATCACCTTCTGTGCCGTCGATGCTGCGCTATCCGTGGCAAATACCGTGACCTGTTTCGTGAATTGTAAGACGCCTTCGACTTCCGCGAGGCTCTGCCCCATCTGCTTCTCAGACATGGAACCAGACGTGTCGCAGACGACGGCAACCTTGATGACAGGCTGGCGCTGACCAGGCAAGAGCACCCTGCCGTGAAGCTGCTGCTTGCGGTGTGGCCTCTGGTAGGAGGGGATGCCCCTGCCTGTCACCGTCGTCATGCTATTGCGTATGGTGGCCCTCAACTCAGGCTTCCAGTCGTGTTTCGTCTTGCACATATCGTCGGCCCAACGCTTCATCCATCCGGGGATGTTGCCTCGGGACTTCGATGCTTCGCTGATCTCTCTCGCCGTCGATTTGGCGAGGTCTTCCAACTCCTTCGCAGTCATCCCAGGCGTGTCGGAATTCTCGGGTGAAGGCTCATCGCCTTCTTGCGGCTCACCAGAAGCGCAGGAGCCGCAGTCACCGAAGCCTACGTGTGGCTGGCCCTTGCCCTTGCCCTGCTGGCCTTCACTCTGGCCTTGGCCTCCACCTTCGCCATCCTGCTGCTCCTTGGCCTGCTGGAGCAACTCTTCATAATACTGCTCCATCATTAGCCCCTCATCGAGGCCAAAATGTCTCGGCGTGAATACCTCGAAGGGAAACTTGAGATGCGAAGCTCCGCTATTGATCTCTCCGTGGATGCCTACCTTTTCAGTGCCATTGATCTCCATGTCCATGGCGATGTTGGCGATGGTCTTCTCGAAGGGCACCAACGATTCAGCCCTCTTGTGATGCTGGAAAAGGAGATGCCAAAGCTCATGGTAGATAATCGTGGACATCCCCTCGACGTCCCATTGGCGTTGGGTGCCGACGTATACCCTGCCATACATATCTGTGGACAAGGTATTGCTCTCTGGCCTCTCCACAGGGACCAGGGCAAGCGCCGTCGAGGACACGTAGGGGTGTGTCCTGCACAGCCTCAAAACGCTGGCATCGAAGATGTCTTTCCAGGCGGCTACTCCCATGAAAATTTCCTTGCGCTATACACTTTCGTCGTCGTGTTTTCTTCTCGAAATGTCAAGTCGAATATCCACTTCCTACGGTTCTGTCGATGTTCCCATAGGTGTGTCACGTCACGTAACTCCCAACCCGGTACCCACGGCTCCTTCCCAAAACCACACGCTACGTGGGCCAGTGCATAATCAGCACAGAGGCTGATGTCTGCCAGCGGGTAGACCCTCAGCACCTCCAACTCTCCTAGGATGTCGTGGTGGCCTGATATTAGTCTACCATGTTCCAATGAAATTGTGTGGTCTTGATCACCACAATCACAGACTATTACTCTAGAGATTTGAGTGCTCACCTCATCCGGCTCACTTCTGCTTGAAGATTGCCGTACCTGTCCTGCTCGACATCAATGACCACTCTACCTACAAAAAGGTAATAAGAGAATGGATGCCACAGCGGATAGCCCTCGTCAACATGACTCCATTTTTGTGTGACTGCGTAGGCAACGATGGCGCAGTTTGAAACGTCGGCATCCGGGTAAAGGCCCAGCACTGTAATATCGGTGTGAAGGTTATCGTGCCACTTATTTTTATAAAAGGGATAGCCATTCTGAAGCGCATGGAGGGTGTGGTCCTCGCCGCAGCAGTCTTTCACGATGAGCATGAAGTCACTCATATAATCTTCCCGGTACTCTCCCTCTGCATCACATGAAATCCCTCCGTAGTATCAATCCAAGCAGACAAAAAAATCTCACTACTGAGCCTGTACATGATTAGCGGAGACGATAGCTTTGTCTCGTGGTAGAACCCCCACCACGTCTCCCGCTGCGAAGCAACAGCGTGGAGCTTGGCGCAGAGGCACACATTGGCGTCTGGGAAGAGATCAAAGATTTTTGCGTCTTCAAGTAGACCCGCGTGGTGAGAAGACCAGACGTATGGAGTGCCAATATTATGCAACTCATGGCACTCCGCGTCACAGTTGTCCATGAATATCCTTGTTGGATAGGGAATGACCATTCCTTACTCCAAAACCTTCTAAAAATTTGGAAAATCTAGCTCAGATAATCACGACTATCCTGCGACAGGATTATCTGGATAGAATCGGGGTATCCGCCTCCACAACAGTCGTAGTACTCCGTGGAGATGGTCACCTTCGTGTGATAAATGTCTTTTTCTCCGTCGTAATGGTAGCTTATCGTGTAGATATATCCTAGATAATAGGATGTGTAGGTTCTCATTGGGTACATGTCGTCGGGAGGGTTTTTGAGCACCACCTTCGTGGCGAGGGTGCATCGAGTGGGCATCACCCCGTCGAATATCTCGTAGGCATCGACTTCGGTTTTCAGACCATCGTGGTCACTCGCTGTGATCACGCCATCAACGATTTTTGTGAGGCCCTTGTGTTTGTCGCATATCGGGGGAAGGAAAATGATCATTGAATACCTCGGAAAGTAACGCTAACCGTTTAGAGTCAGTGTGGTACATACTACCTAGTATGTTTCTGTAGTAATCCAGCGGTAGTAGCTCTTGTATCTCCACTTCAGCGAGAAATGCGAGTGTCACCTCTCTGAAGGAGACCTTCACGGCGATGTCTCCTTGAATGAAGGTGAAAACGTTTCTGCTTCGATAATAGTCGCAGGGAGCAGCAAGTGCAGCCTTGACGGCGAGGGCACATTTGCTGATATCGGCGTCTGGGTAGATATCCTCTATCCCTAGCTCTTGCTCCAGTCCTTCGTGACACGTCGAGAGTACCTTACCCTCATACAACACTGTCCCGCCACCCATGTGGGACTCGCATTGCGACGGTATCACGATGGCTTTCTCTGGGTCTCGTTTCATCGGATATTTCCTACACCTACTCCATGCCATGCCATAGAGGTCTCGTGTTCACATCTCGAAACGCCACAAAGACATTCCTTGATTGCACAACATTGTCCTTGTCGAAGTCATCCCAAGGCGTCATGATATCCATGGCTATGCTTTTGAATGCGCCTCCTACCCTGGTCCTCCTCAGACCTGGGTAGTAGCTGCCCCAGCCCTTGAGTATTTCTATCACGGAAACGGCGCAGAGGCTCACATCTGCCTGCGGGTAGATGTCTAGCACTGCCAACTCCTCCAGGAGTGTAGGACAACTCGTATGCGTAACCTTGCCATCAAGGACAACGGTGCTGCCTTCGTGACAGCCGCAGATAGGGGGGATGTAGACGGTTGTCATGGATGATGCTTCCACGTAATCTTCGGGATGTTATTGTTTTTCATGCAGGACTTCGTGTAGACGTAGGAAAGCCTGACGTCGTAGCCTTCGTCGTCTTCAGTCTTGATGAGGATGACCCGATACGGTGTCCTGTCGTCGTATTTCTTCATGTACTTCCCCGCCTGGCAGACTGATCTCCAGCGTTTCATGATGACGGAGATGGCGAGGGTGCAGAGGTCCACGTCTGCCTGTGGGTAGATTTCGAGATAGGCGAGGCTTTCTTTGAGCCCAGGATGGCCCTCCGCGACTATTTTTCGTTTCTCGATGATAGTTGGGGGATGATAGTCTGCTCCTTGGTGTGTGCAGAAGCAAGACACCGTGATGGTATTCATTGTGTATATCTCGCTGGTTGGTAGGTGAGGAGGCGTCGGCCCTCCATGTCGTGTTCCAGTATGTGGTATTTCTGACTGTCTTTGCCTAAATTCGAGACAACCCTTGCAAGCCACACACCATCCTGGAAAAACACAGCAACTGTCAGGTTTCTCATTTCATACATCGTCGCATGCTTTGTGTCCATTATATTGATTGTTATTGCCGTTGCGATAACACATTCGCATACATCTGCGTCGGGGAAGATATCGAGGATGTGTAGGTTCTCTGCCAGTAAGGGCACAGGTGAGGCGGCAACCACACCCGTGTCTAGCGTGATGACACCCTCGTGGCGAGGACAGCAGGCTGGTACATCGGCTTTGTAGGGGATCATGTTGTGTCCTCATACCAGAAGGGGCAGGCCCTTTCGGAACCTGCCCCCTCGATACTAGCTTGCCTTCGCTAGTTGATTGACCTTCCCGAAGATGTCCTCGACATCTGGGTACTTTGCGTCGTTGGTGGGCTTCTTACCTGCCAGGACATTCCCCGCCAGGAGTGCAGGCGGCTTGTGGCCCTCCTTCGCAGCCCTGATGACGATTTCCCAGCCGGATTCCCAGCGAGGCTTCGTATTGTTGCCCCTCACTGCCGTCGCCATGGTGTTGAGGGAAGCGTGGATTTGGTCTCCACGCTTCCCTTTGGCCCACACGGACCACTCTGCGGGATTGGCGAGGAGCACTTCGGGGTCCGGCAGGTCCAGCGCCTTGACGTAGCTCCGAAACTCGTTGCCTGAGGCGTTGCCGACACACCCATCAAGCAGCATCACCGTCAAGTCGTCGCTGTGGTCCCTGCCGATGGACTTGCAAGCCGCCAGCAGCGGGATGGCGAGGTGGTGCCAGCTTCGAGGCGTCGGGTAGGCATTCACTGACGGATCAGTGGGCATCCTGAGAAGTTGGTCACGCTTCTTTTGGATAAAGGAGGCCACCAGCGCCTTCTCGGAGAATGCGTGTTCTTGCCACTTGTCGGGAAGAATAGGAAACTCCACGGCGGGGAAATCCGAGAGGACACCCTGCACCCAGCCCTCGATGTCAAGCCCCCAGTTGATGTGGACAAGGCGGTTCTTGAGGGGCCAGCTAAGGTTGAAGCCATTGGCAGCCTGGTCTGCCGAGTTAGCTGCCGCGATATAGCTCACGGAGCTAGGAAACTGCAAGTCGCCAAGCTTTCCCTCGAAGAGAAGCTGGAGCATCACGGCTTGCACAGCCGGTTCCGTGTTGGAAAACTCATCAAGGAAGACGATGCCATCACCAAACTCGACAATCTCGATGCCCCACTTCGGTGCCACCTTGACAAGCATCTTAGACTCGGCAATGGCCTGCTTCATGCGCCTTGGCCCCGTCTGTGAGACGCGACGTTGCGTGATCTTGCGCTGCTTCCTTGGCCTATCTTCGAGGACAGGCCAGCCGAGGTCTTGCGCTTCGTGGTAGGAGCCCACGAAGACGTGGGTGGGCCTTTGCAGCTTCCTGCCCAGTGCATACACCACGCTGGTCTTGCCGATACCAGGCTCCCCCCAGGCGATAATCGGAATCCTCGCCTGCGCCGCGAGGGCAACGGCTTCGACGTGTGTGGGACTGCTCAACCTAGCTCCTTTTCTTATACCAGACTATTAGATAAGTATACCACCAATATGGTGATACTACAAGATGCTGCTAGTTTCGGGTAGCAGCCACGATACGGAGATCACGGCGAAGTTTCTCCATCCTGACGTCGGATTCGACGTTTCTGATGTGCTTGCAGTGGCCGTGGTAGGTGAAGCCTTCGCAGGTGCAGCGCCACTCGTCGTTGACAAGCCACGTCTGGTGGAAGAGCCCAAGGCGGCTATCACTCTCGAAGGTGTAGGTGGGGACCTTCGGTGGCTGCGGCGTGTCGGCTGCGAGGATCATCCTCTCCATCTCATCGAGGAGGGCAAGTCTGTCTCGGAGGGTCTTCTGCTCTGCTTGGATGGACTCAAGGATAGTATGCAATGTCTCTCCTACCAATGTATCCCAATAATCGGCTTGCCACCCGCCACGAGGTAGGTGTGCCCCGGTGCCATCACGACTTCTGCTTGATACGTCTCTGCCTTATTTACTAACGAATAGCCGTCTCCATCTTGCACTACAGGATGCCGACGAATCCTTGTCCTCTTGTAGATATTATCGCCGTAGGTAAACCGGAGGATATTCTTGCGCCACCTGATGCTATTCCCCATCGCAAATCGGAGATAGTTTGGAAGCTGCTCCTCAGCCGTGTAGGGCACATAGTCTGTATGCGTATGGAGGAAAGCTATCAGACAAGGCGAGAGGTCTTTGAGGATGCGCTGCTGCATCTCCTTCTGCACCCACAACTCCCTATGTGGCTGTGGGTGGTGGCAAAGCCTCATGGCTCCGTTTCCGGCGAGTATTACCTTGTGGTCTTCTCCTTCACACGGCACCAGGAAATCTATGCGCCTCAAGGCTGTGCCAAATCCGCATAATAGCGACGTAGATAGTCTACCATACTGACGTGGCTATTGCATAGCCCCACGGAGGATTTTGAGTGCCGTCAGGTGGCTCATGGGGTTGCGGAGGTTTGCGTCGAGGTCAAGTTTCGCAGCCGTCTCCTCAAGCCACACTAGCGTCTCGTGTGCCTGGTCAAGATTGGGTGCCGTCTTCAGGACTGCGCCCCGGAGGGTCCAGCGACACGCATTCTCAGACGTCGGCTGACACGCCTTGCCAGTGTCAGACAAGGCACCCGTATATTGGATGCCAGGAGTCTCGGTGCCAAACAAGAACAACGAAGGGTCTGCGATTATGTCCTTGACCTTCTCAAGGTGGTCAAGGGGAGGGACACGCTGTTGTGCGGTGTGTAGGCTTTTCATGCTTTATCCTTTATCCAAAACGTCATCACGCAGGTACTTCAATGGGAAGAGCCTCGCATTGATTTTCTTCAAGTCCTCCACCCCCAAGGTGGCGAGACGGAAGATCAAGGCAATGTCTGGGTCATTTTCCGGCAGGTTATTGATGTCATAGTAGAGGCAGTCTGCCGCGAGGCTAGCTGCTTCCATCGCCGCCTCTACTTTCTCTTCCGCATCCTTGGTTCTATACCACCAGTAGCTCCCGCTGGTCTCGGCAGCCGTCTCCAAGATGTGGAGGCCAGACCTGTCGGCTATGAAATAAAATGTTGGTGCATATTCGGCTGCTAGTTTCAGGATTTCTTCAGGTGTTGGCCTCGACGTTTCCATGCTCTTCTCCTTCTCAATTCATGACCTATAATAATACTACCATGAATATTCGGTTCTTGTCAATAGGCTATACTGTCTTGATTTTCTCGACTTGCCATTTCCCTCGTCGGAGCCTCAACGTCAGGCTCCCAAACAAAATGCTGGTCCCCTTGGTGAACATCCCCTCGATTTTCACCGCCGTCTCGCCTCCCAGGGCTGCCTCCATGGCGTGTCGGTAACTCTTCCTCTCGGGATTGAATTTGTCATAGTTAGCGCCGCCGACAGTCCAGGGCTTGTTGGGCCACTGCTCAAGGAATAAATCGAGGGCCTCGGGATATGTCTTTACCATCTTGCTATCTTTCGGATGAGGGTGAAGAGTGCCACTAAGAAGAGATAGAGGCTCTGGTGCTGGTAGGGTATTGCTTGTCTCTGCTCCTCCGTCGCCTCAAGCAGTCCCTGAGCCGTGAGCAGGCAGTCGGTATCGAGGACATTGTGGGGTCTAGCCGACACACTCTCCAGCCACTGCGCCGGAGTTAGCTCCTGTGCCGAATCCGCACCAGTCAACGTTTAGCCCTTTTCCGTGACTGGCAAAAGTTTCTCATTCCAAGCATCGCGGATAGCCGCCACACGACTATGCATCGCGGGTGTGATGGCCTTAGGATCAGTGAAGCTCCAGTCCAAGCCTGGAGACTGCAAAGCCATGACGTGGAGTTTAGCCTCGAAAAGGGAGGAAAATTTGGGGCCAACCTTGAAGCCTGTCGGCAAGTGGGTGATGGTCCAGACGTCTTTGACCTTGCCTCGCGTCGCGGTTCCGGTAATTCCGAAATGTCTAGACACATGTCCTACTACGTCTTCGGAGCCGCCTTCTATGTCCCTGATGGTGTAAGTGCCACGCTTCCACGTCGTCACGTTGACACGATCCTCGACGCCAGCCCAGAATACTCTTCCTTCACTCCTAAGGAGGTCATACTTCTCTTTGTCGTAGCGCCTCTCACTCTCAGGGAGGGTCCAGTTGATGTGATCTACGGCTGCTTCATAGAGGTCAGTGGCGGTAGGATGCGTGTCGTGAGCAAGTCTCTTCGCAAAGCGACGGATGATCAAGCTTTCGTCTTCATCGCTACCAGTACCATTACGATAGGGCTCCCACTCGCCAACATAACATACTCGTGTGTCGGAAGAAGCAATAAAACGCCTCAGATGTATCTGATATTTACCGTCTCCATTGCAACCGATGCCAAACTGATAACCCTCTGCCTCAGCAATAACCCTCAAGTCATTCCTTTCTACGGTACAAACTACGGTGCCCCTGGGTGGAATTGAACCACCTACTTAGGTCTTATAAGGACCTTACTCTAACCGATGAGTTACAGGGGCCATTACTAATCTACGTCTTCCACAAACTCCACGTCATATTCGTAGGTTGTCGTCCCGAATTGCCCACTAGGAGGAATCTCCTCGATATTGCTGCGATGATAGATGAAACGTGTAGTGCCGCCAGCAGCCTTCTTGATTTGTCGTGTGTTGGCAATCCTCCTTGCATCCCTGAGTGATGTGGCGTTGCAGTAGGTCATGAATCGGCTAGGGTCTACGCTATCCTCCACGCCACCAACACGTTTCAATTCTGATTGATAGAGTCCCTGGTGTGCATACTCCACGAAGTAGTCTGTTGGCTTATTCATCACTTCGTCACCACAACCAACATCACAAACAGGACAATGAGCACTCCTACAAGCACTCCAGGGGCGATAGCTGGCATCCAGACAAACGCCAAGCCGACAAGCTGGGCAGTGATTATCGCTAGCCAAAGAGCCCTCGTCTTACTAACTTCCATATGTAGCTCCATAAGCCATTTCAAGATTCTGAGGTGCCGCTGCCGGTATGTGTAGGGTATGTTGGCAATGCTTTGCTAATACTCTCTTAGGTCTGAGGTTCTTAGTATCCCAGACTCTCTTACCTGTCCAATCATCGGTACCGACACCTCCTATTCTTTTGCAGGTATACCCGATTGTGGTGCCTACTTCAACCCAGCCATCACGACGATAGCACTCTCCTGTCCTCGGCAACTCCACAAGGGTTTCAAAGCCGATAATATAGTCCTCATACTTCTCTAGCCAGTCCCTGGATGCTCTCTCTCCAGGTTTTGATCACGAGGGAGGAGAAGTTTCTGGTGGGATACTTCCCACTCTGTGGCTCAATATGAAAGTAAATGTTATTGATGATGTGGTTGAGGTCTTTTATGGTGGTGCCGAAAAACTCATTCCTTCCTGGCAGAAATCTTGTGGCAGAGCCGCTGATGATGTGTCCATAATAAACGTCATCATAGGTGATGGCATAGCAGATGTTCCTGCCGACAAAGCCTTTTGGTTGCGAGTAGTGTTTAGCCATCGTATCGAGGAGACGAGGGTCTGTTCTCTTTGTAACCTCAAGCAGCAACCTTCTTTCCCTCCCCTGTCAAGTAAAACTTGACGATGCGATGACCTACACGACGCCTAAGCTTCTTGCTGATGGTTTTAGCCTCGAAGCGGTTGCCTCGAAAAGCGCCGTCTCTCACAGAGGTCTTCGTCCCCGTGTGCTCCGTCTTCTTCGCCATCCAGGACATTATACTCTCCTGATTATATGTCCACCACACCAAGGCCATTATGGAACAAAACAATGCGGATTTGGCACAATTACGATTTCCGATTCAGTCTTCCAGGAGCCAACCATCGAGGTCTGGGCGGTAGGTGAAACGACTCGACGTTGCCATGAAATCGTCAGTCATCGGTGTCGAAGAGCCTTCGCCTGCGACGCTATCCAAGCTAGCGCAGAGCATGGTGTAGGGAGCATCTACGGGGTCGGCATCCGGTTCTTGCTCAGGCTCTCGCCAGATGCCGCTGCCAGCGTGGTACCATCCCCCTTGATTGAGGGCTTCGAGTAGTTGTTGTCGGCTAGCTCCCCACCTGTATTGACCATCATTGATGACTATAGTCTGTCTCATCTCTCTTCCTTCCATCCTTCACCGGCAGCTATCGTTTCTGCCGCGTATTCCGCATCATAATCACTAGTGGCGCTGAGGTCCGTGTACATTGTCTCATCGGGGAGACGATAGGAGTAGCCTTCGTTTTTGTCATACCTGACGTAGAGTTTCCCTTTTTCTACCCTCCCGCCTTCCTCGCGTCGGTACATCTTGATCATCCTGAAGACACCCATTAGAACATCACCCTTCTCACCCTCTCGCCTTCGCCAGCGTCGATGAGGTACTTGCAAAGCGTATTGACGATTTCAGCAGAGTTGAGGGACCAGCCTTCATCCAGCGCCTTGATGAGCCTCTGGAGGGCCACGTAGTCGCAGTGTGTGAAGGTCAGAGGAGTATCGTGAGCCTGGTGAACCTTGTCCTCAATCCACGTCGTCATGAAGGAGGGGAGACGACGCCACGTCTCAGGATTGTGTACCACATAGTCGCTGATGAAGTCCAGGTCAACGTTTCGGGGGATGAACATTCTTAGCTCCTCTGCCTAATCACTACTACACAGTAATACTACCATGAGTATTGGCTCTTGTCAAGAGGGTGAGGAAACTTCGATGGCATCTCCCTGGAGAATAATCGTGTCACGCTTTGGTGCAGGCATGCTGATAGTGTAGGCAACGATTTTCTTCCTGCCCTCATCGAGGATGCCGACACGGATAACCTGACCCGTCATCTGGGGGGAGAGCTTGCTCTTGATATAGTCGCCAATAACAAAGGTATTCAACTTGCTTATCCTTTCAGGTGTGAAGACAAATGTTCTTGACAGTAAAGGCTTCCGTCACTTCCCATTCCCGTCACGAAATTCTTACAATCCGTGGTTTCTTCTTGACATAGGGGGGTCGTGAAGTCCCGAGGCAGGGACTTTCCGTAGAGTTGCCTCAGCTTCCTACGGAGACTAGTCAGTGGAGCATTCGTGATGAACCAAGTATCTTCGACAACCCACTTTACTCCACTGTCTCCCCAGCTTCTCAGGAGGGCATCAACACTGAGTAGTGTGTCCTCGTCGGCTATATAGAATTCTCTCCAAGTGAGCTTCCTGTCCTTCACGGGAACCTCCTTATTCACAACGCCTGTAAATAATACTACCATGCGATTATAGGTCTGTCAATGGGGTGGCTAGGAATTTCCTACACACCCAAAATATGCGTGATCATCTTCGAGAGTCGCTTACCAATCTGTGGGTGGTGGACATCATAATCGTTGTGGTACATCGCCAGGAGGTAGCCATCGACAATATGGAAAGCCTGTCGAAACGTATCTTCGTCTGTGTGGGAACATTTTTGGGCTCTCTTCAAGACATCATAAAGGGTGCCATCTTTCCCGATAGCTTCCGTTAGGAGTCTCTTGACGTCATCCGACACTCATCATTCCTCTTCTTTCTTCAAGCAGACTTTACACGTATATGTCCTCCGCTTACCTACTACCTCTTTGGTCCAGTGTGACCAGCCCTTGCCGTTTTCTGGCTTGGCACCGCAAAGAGCTGCGATGACGTCATCGCCTCTGTCGCCGTAATCATAGATAATATGCCAGACTACGCCGCTATTTGTGGCGACTAAGAACCTCGCATATTCCATCACGCATCCTTCTGACTTCTCTTCACAATTACCTGCTGAATGGTGTGTAGGCTAGAAGCACCGTGGCGAGGCATCTTATCTTTTAGCCCCTTGCGTCGTTTCTCCCTTTTCTCTTGTCGAGTTTCCATTGTATCTTCCTCGCTTTCCTTCGACACTATAATCCTATCAGTATTATATTAGTCTGTCAAGTGTGTTACCTAAGACCTACACCTTACGCATCTCGAAACCCATAGCCGTCGAGGATGAGGTCTGCTTCGCGGAGTGCCACGGTGTCAGCCTCAGCCCTGACTTCCCACTTCAAGCCGCCAGGCTCAGCGGAAAGCTTATAGGTTCCCGTGTCTTTGTTTTCTGAGATGCTAGCCTCGAAAAACTGCTTGCCACGCCGGAGCTTGGTGGTGTAGGTACCGTCAGACTTTGGTTGCCAATTCACTCTATAGACCTTTCTTTATGCGGAAACAGCACAGCCTATGCTGGCCTGAGATGATTGATGCTGAGCACTACATTCGCGGCACCCTTCGCCTCAGAGAGTGACGCCGCCGGAAGATTCTGGAAGAAGTTGACGGAGCACTTACCATCCGTATTGACAGCCGACACGACATAGCCTTCTCCAGACCAACGAAGGCCAATATTCACGTCGTAGGCCATACCATAAAGCTGCGCCTTCGTCTCACTAGAGAAACGGAGGTCAGCCCACATAAAAGTGTGGAGCTCCAGGCTCTCCTTGACTGTGCTCATGCTTCTCTCCTACTCACTCACGCCACTTCAATAATACTACCATGGGATTTTTAGTCTGTCAAGAGGATGGTAGAAATTCCTTGACACTCAGAATAACATTCGCGGAGCCTATGGCCTCATCCTCAGTGTCAGCCTCGATTTTCTGGAGTAGGGAGTGTCGGCTTGACGTATCAGGGAACACGAGAAGTTTATACAATCCTTCCCGCGTAGGATAAAGGTTAGCCCTAAACGTCTCTGTAGCCCCTGTCTCCGTCACCCTGACCATTTTGCAGAATGGTCTGGAGGTGCCAGGCTTCGATGTGGATTCGCCTTCATACCAAGCGAATCGAGAATACTTGAGTGCCTTCACATCTAGCCCTCCCTAGGAGTAAAACCAAGATATGTGAGAATGACGTTGGCAGCCCCTAGCGCCTCTGTCTGGGACTTAGCAGGTATGGTCTGCACAAACAACGCATCAGTGCTTATCGACGTCTCCATGAGGTTGTACTCATTGTCCCAATAATACTGAAGGCTAGCTTGGAACAGGACACCATCGAGTACCACTTCGCAGGTATCTACAAGGGTGCCACGATTATGGTCCCAAGGAAACCTGATGATATTCTTGGTTTCCAACGATTAGCCCTCCTTCTTGTAGGGTGTGAAACCTTCGAGGGTTAGCCTCTCATTAGCCTTGTGTTTTGCCTCACCTTCATCGGTGGCATTGAAACACCATTGGATATCTGGTCCACTGCCGGAAGGCGTCAAGATGGTAAGAAGCTGCTTTCTTTCCTCACCATACTTGACCCATGGCCCCAGAGTTTCCAGGGTGACGTGTCGGCTTGCCTTACCGTCAGTGACCCAAGTTTCGTGATAGGAGATGTCCCAGGATTCCCAGGTGAACACTGATTAGCCCTCCTTGGGAGTAAAGCCGAGAGACGACAAGATGACGTTAGCTGCACCCATGGCCTCGTCTGGTGAGGCTGCGAGGATAGGATGATCTAAGGAGATGCCTACACGCGGGTTGTCGGGGGTAGCAGTCAAAGTATATTCTTTGGGGCCACCACTGACGTATGATGCCATGCGGAACCTTAGCGTTAGCGTGAAGTTTTCGAGGTCATAGAGAGCCTCGCAGCGGGAGCCTAGCGGCGATACCTGCCAAGGGAACCTGACGAAGTTGGTAGCCTTCAACGATTAGCCCTCCTGTGCTGTTTTGGCACTGATAACAGTAGCCACGTCGAGGATGTCCTGTAGGCATTCCTTGGTCATCGAGTACTTGATGTCAAGTCCCAGAGCATCCGAAGCTTCACGCAAAGCTACTCGTGTACTGTGCCACAAGCCGTCTGGCGTGTGATGGACCCTCATGACTTCAGAGAAGCTTTCCCAATGCACCACGGGGAGAATTACCTTCACGTCACCATACTGTGTGAGCATCCGACGCATGGCCTGGTAGATATCAGCCTCTTCGACAGGGAACAGCGCCGTGGCTTGCATTAGCTTAGCCCTCACCTACTGCTACGTAGTTGTCATCGATGAAAGTAGGAACACCTACCGTGTCGGCATTCTTAGCATCGAGGTCATCATAGTTGACGATAGCCACTTTGACAGGAGTGCTGCCCTTGCGGAAATGGACCATGGCCTGACCCTCGGAAACCGTCACGATGATCTGTGCATCCTCAGATTCCAGGGCCTCAAGCAGCGTAGCGAAGGTTTGCATTGCTGGCCTTTCTCTCTATCGTCTGTGCCGATGAGTAATACTACCATGACCATTCTAGTTTGTCAATAGGCTAATCGTTTAGCTAGCCTCGTCTACTGCCTGCTTTGCCTCATCGAGTGCCACAGCCTCAGCCAGTGGCTTAGGTCCCTTCCACAACTGGTAGGACATGCCGTCGTGGAGGTCCCAAGCTATCCACTCGCCGCCACGATAAAGGTAGGCAAACTCAGCACTGAAGTCCCTTGCACCTTGCAGGAATTCAGCCTCAGTCTGGTAGGTCTTTGCCTTCGTATTCTTCTCGCCCCTGTCTCTGCCATAGGCCAGGCACCAGTTAGCCGTCTTGTCCTGCTCTTCTTGACTTTGCAGCCACCTATGAAAGTCGTGTTTCTCCCCGATTTCCTCAGCGAGTACCGAGAGGTCCCCGAGGCGCATAAGCTGGCCTATCTTGGTTGCAGTTTCGTAGTTGTCACGCAGGAGTCTGCCATTCCAAGAAGGGTAGCCGTCACTGTGGCAATAGATACCCTGGATGGTATTATCCTCACCGTGGATGCCGATAAAACTCCGAGTGCTCATTGATTAGCTCCCGTTACCTACGCTGCTACCTGGGTCTGCATTTCGGCAGACCCTTCCAAAGCCGTCACGATTTGCTTGACAACCTTATTGACTGCGGTAAGGTTGGAAGTTAGCTGCTCCTGATTGACACGGTATGAGAGCAGGTAATCTGCTGCATCCTGGTGGTGGATACCGAAGTGATGTGCTACCACGTAAGCTACTGCTTCGGCTTGAAGCTCTCTGTCCTGTTTGGTGAAGGTGTGGCGCTTGCCGAGGTCAAGGTGGCCACACAACAAGTGTGCTACTTCGTGAATGAGGGTGAGGAAGCTACGTCGCTGACTGACACCCTCTCGGAGTGCTATCTCATTCTCTGAGGTTGCATAGCCCATGGTTTCGCCTGAGTTGACGCCATCACCGAGGCTCTGCTTGTAAGAGACGGTGTAGCCCCATCCTTGCGCCGCCTTCGTCAGTTTAGCCAGGAGGTCAGCGTCACCTTCGCCGTCTGGCGCATCGGATACCCACGTAGGAATGTCTGCACCGTCAGTTTGGGAGATATCGAAAACTGGCACCGCCACAAAGCGGAGTGCAAGCCGAGACTTTGTGACTTCCTCGCCGTCGTCGTTTGTCTTGGTTTTGTTTGCCGTGAAGGTCCTAGGTGCCAGGATAGAAAGCGCCTTCTCACCCTTCCTGACTTGCCTACCAAGTTTTAGCCAGGTCCGATAACCAGACACTCGGGTAGCATCACGCTTCTGCATCCAGATCAGCCATTGGTTGTGTAGGCTATAGCTATGAAACTGAGAGGCGAATTCCAGATATCGAAGGAAGTTACCAGACTTGCCACCAGACATTTCCTGAGCCAGCTTGCTAATGCCAGTCTCAACAGTCGCCAGAAGGTCTTTACTATCCGCAGGCATTTCGTTTCCTCTCATTGAATAACTTACCTATACTTATACTATCATGAGTATCATAGCCTGTCAAGAGGGTTATTGTTACGGATGTGTTTCAGACGAAAAGGTGTGCCAGCCAGAGGAAAGCTTGCAAGCACACGTAGAGGATGAGGAACACGACGCTGAGTACAGCACCGAGGATGGTATAACTAGCAGCCTGGTCTTTCGTATGTTCCGACATTCCTAGCCCTCCACATAACAGTTATCAGTCAGAATCCTCTGAGTCTCTTGTAGAGCTTTCTTCATTCCCCTTGCCTTGAATTCCTCAGAGTGTAGGACTTCATAAGGCGAGAGCTTGAATACCTCCACACGATAAGTGCTTGGTCCTATACGGTATACACAGACACGTCTATCCTCTGGAATATTAGCCAGATAATAGTCGCAAGTGTCTGTATTGCCTATAGTAAAGGGAATAAAAGCCGACACTTCACTGGCTCCTCTTATAGCCGTGTCTAACCAACACCCTATCAGCTTCTTTTATGGCAGCATCCATGCCTTTAGCTCCAAGAGTAGTACTAGTCCCGAGTCTAAACTGTTTGCTTGTATCGTTAGCCATAGTCTGTGTGGAGATGATATTGAGCTTGTAGTACTTTCCGAAG